ATATTCTTAAGTATCAAGACCACTGAATGCATATAGTTTACCATTTATAATCTTAGTTCCTTGATATGTAAAACAATTTTGCACTGTAAAAGAATCAAGAACATCCTTATCTGTAAAAGTACGCTTTTTCAAATTAAATACTGGAAGTCGAAATTTACAAATTTCCATTTCCCCATAATTTCCAGTCATACCAAAAGTATAAATATAATTTTCAAAATGATCAACAATCCAATCAAATGGGCATTGTAAACTTTTATAATGTAATTTAGTATCGAAATAAATCTCTTGAATTAAATCACAAGAAGAAAGATCTTTAGAGACATTTACAACATAACAACGACGTTTATTTCTACACTCACTAATATAAAAAATAGGGAATAAATAATCTTTATTTAATTTAATTCCTAAATTAATATTATTCATATGGCAACCATTAAAAGGCAGTTCATATTCTAATATTATTTTTTTATTTTTAATGTCAATAATAGCTAAACTAGGTAATTTCCCTGTGTTATCACTTCCTTGAATAATATAGCGATTATTATATATATCCATTCCTTGTGATTCCATGCCTAATTTAGGAATATCATAATCTTCTAATCTAAATAATTTACAATAAGCATAGTCATTAAATAATAATTGCAAATTTATCCATAAACGTTGAAATATATTCATCTTACATAATGATTTTGAATTTCTTTATTTTGTTCCATTTTAGTTAAATTACTTCTACCATAATTTTCTCTGTGAAGTCCTTTATAACCATCACAACTTATTAAAAATAAAGAAAGTATTAATATAAAATATTTCATAAACTAATATAAAATTTAGGATGATCACAAGATTTTTGTAAATTCATAAAAGAATCATAATAATACCAATATTCTTCTTGAAAATTATATATTCCTCTTGCAATAAATCCATCTGCAAATAACAGAATAACCTCTCCACAAGGAGGTTCTGTTATATCTAACCATTTATTATTTGAATTATTTAATATTTTTGTAATCATAGTAACGTTTTGGGATTTGAACCCAATTCTTTTATAGGTCAAATAACTATTTTATCCAATATAAACTAAACGCTAAATTTTTTATTTATTCTCATTTCCATGACGAGTAAATTTAAATTATTTCTTTATCATAGGAGATAAGGCAGCTATATTCTCTAAACTTATACTGAATACTTACTATAAATATGGTCATATAAATTAATTATACAAGGATTATATACTTTAATAATAGATATAGGAATTTTAAATAATATTTTATAACCAAGTTTTTCATATTCTAGTTTTAAAATCCCTCTACCACAAATTGTGCCATTATTATATCGTTTTTCAACAATAAAATATTTATAAGGAATTACTCTTTTTTCATAGAAATTGTTAAAATTTTTAAACTGAGTTTCTTTAAAATCAAATTCCTTTTTAACTGCACTTAAATCAATACTAACTTTATCACCTTTTTTAAGTTCTTCAAAATTCATAATCTGATAAATTAATAATATTTTGAAAATAAGAATCTAATACTTCTTTTGGCCATACATATTTATCTGATCTAAGATAAAATGCTTTTGAATATTTACATTTATATATACCCTGACAAAATACTGCATAAGGAGTACAAGAAAGTATAATAAAATATTCATAAATATTTATAACATTCTCATAAAAACTATTACAAGATTCTTTTGTTGTAAAAGCCCATGAGAAATATTCAAAATATTTATTTGGATTTACCAGAACTTTATCTCCTATATTAAATTTCATAATTTCTAAAATTTTGTTGTCCAGGTTGGACTTGAACCAACGACCTCCATCTTATCAGGATGACAATCTAACCAACTGATATACTGGACAGTACTCCTGGAGGAACTTGAATCCCCGACCCTCACATTATGAGTGTGACGCTACTAACCAACTGAGCTACAGGAGTTTAATTTAGTGGAAGTTGAGTGAGTCGAACACCACGAGCTCGAAAGCAGTTGATTTATAATCAACCCCGCTACCACTTACGGAATAAACCATGTCCAAAAATACAGGTCAATTATTTTTATATACTTCTAAATCGAAAATATTATTATAAACAGGCTCAAACATAGAAGAAGACCAATAATGCCTTTGAAGATCTTCTTCTAAAAAATAAAAATGAGGATCACCATTATAATAATAATATTCAGAAGATGCATCCTGTGGGCACATTCGTTCAATTTTACATATTGTGAGTACTTTTCCAATAAAAGGAATCATAGAACGAACAAAACCTCCAGGATATCTCCAGCCATTATAAATATCAATATCTTTTCTTATATGAACTTTATCTCCAATCTTGTACATAATTTAAATCTATAAAATTAGTTCTTTTTACTAATTCAAACATAGAAGAAGACCAATTATACCCTCCAATACCTTTTAAAAGATACCAATGAGTATCGCCATTAAAATATTTATAAGTTGTTTTAAGCAATTTTACAACACGATCATAATGTTCTTTATTTTCAAAGCGTCTTTTGCGAACATATCTTATTGTAAAACATTTACCAGAAAGTGTAGCCATATAACCACATACTGTACAAGGATATGCCCCCCATTCTCTTCTATCAAATTCTTTAATTCTAACAATATCTCCTTCAAAATACATAATATTAAATTTTAGTAGGGTAGACAAGATTCGAACTTGCGATCTCTACATCCCAAATGTAGCGCCTTACCGGACTTGGCCACTACCCTAAAAGCCGGGATTACCCGGCTGTCAAAATGCTTTAATTATTGTTATAAATTACCAATTTACAACAACCTTGTGCTCACGTTGAGCTTTAGGAGTGTGTACAAAACGTACGCTAAATCCCAACTCTTTAAGTGCTTTAACAATTGCACTAGCTTTGGTCTTCATGTCAGTGGTGTACGTATACGTACTCTCACCATTAGAAGCAGCTTTCTTAATGTTCTTGTTAATGTACTCAATGGCTTTCTGATAGCCAGTTAACTCTTGTGCTTGACTTGCTGAAATCATAATGTCAAAAATTAAAAAGTTTAAAATATATCTTAAATAAACACAAAGTGTTTAGCGGGGATAACAAGACTCGAACTTGTAACCCATTGATTAACAGTCAATTGCGCTAACCATTACGCCATATCCCCGTGCAGTAAATGGGATTCCAACTCACGTTATTCCACATTGGAAATGTGGTGTCATAAGCAGACTAGGCGACTACTGCATTATATTAAATTTTTATTTGCCTTTAAAATGATAGAAAGGATCTCCAAGTTAACATAGTTTTATTATCCTGAAATAACATATTTCCTTCTACTTTATAATTATCCATAACAATAATATTTAAGTGGAACGAGCGAGAGTTAAACCATACTACTATATTTTTTAGACCGTCGTACAAATCGTATATATAATTTTTTTATAAAGACGAGCAATGTAAATATTATTAATACTGTAGAATTTCCTATAGGAACTTTCCATGGGGGAGCTTGCCCTCTATCTACAAAGTATTTCTCAGCTTCATTTTCATATTCTGAATATTCTGATAAAAACTGTAACCAATAATCTTCATCTACATAACTAGGCCAATTCTCATCATAACCAAGACCCAGTATTCCATTCATTCTAGTCCAGTCTTCTAAATCATCTAACCAGTTGCCACTAAATGGTCTTTGTGGACTTTTTATTGATCCAACATAATAAATATTAGGTTGTTCAAGATTCTCTATATAATAATCTGAATTATATTTTCCTTGTAAATACTTTGTAGTATATCCAATTTGATAAGGTTTTTGGTCTTTATTGTCGGCGTAAATATTTATTGACAACAATACTAATAAAATAAATAACATTTTCTTTAATTTCTACATAACTAATTAATTTTTTAGAGCGTGCAACGAGGATCAAACTCGCGACCTAATGAGTGGAAGTCATTCGCTCTATCACTGAGCTATACCCACAAATTGTTGACTCTAGAGGAGTTAAACCTCTATCTTCTGGACCAAAACCAGACGTAATAATCGTTATACCAAGAGGCAATAAAGGTAAGAACCAATAAAGAGAGCTTTTTTATTATTTCCACATAACCGAAGTATCTCTTTAACTACTATATCTTGTTTTTCAAAATTCTATTTCTCCAGTTTCTTCAAAAGGATAACAAATAGGAGTTTCAACATGGTCAAATACAAATCCAATTTTCTTATACCATTCTTCAGCAAATTCTTCTGAATGATCATTAGTAGAAATTAGAATTCTTCCATGATCTGCTAACTCTTTGCAATATTCTATTGCAATATTTAATAGATAGGTTCCCATCCCATGTTGACGATACCCATCTGTTACAAATAAATCTGAAAGTTCAAATTCATTATTATATTGAGTAATACGAATCATTCCATGACCATTTATCTCAAAAATATAATGAGATTTATAATCTTTCCAATCTTGTGTGTGGACTAAAGTATGAAAATCATTCATTGTATTAAATTTACAGTACTTCACCAACGATTCGAACGCTGATTAGATGGTCCGTAACCATCTGTTCTATCCATTGAACTAGCGGAGTGATTGCAGAACATTTATAAACTTGTTGCGAATCACAAGAACTTACAGGGACTGTTCTATCAGTCACCTTACTCTGTGTTTTTGAATGACAAAAGAGATTAGAACTCTTAACAAGAACATTTGTAAGATGCAGTTCTAACCGACTGAGCTATCTCGGTCATATATTGCGACACGTACGGGATTCGAACCCGTGACATTAGCGTGACAGGCTAACATTTTAACCTACTGAACTAACGTGTCTTAAGGGTATTTGACAGGAGTCGAACCTGCGTAAACAAGAACCACAATCTTGCGCCTAAACCACTCGGCCACAAACACCATAAACCTTCAAAGGTTTCTAATACAAAGTATCACCGATCATACAGACATGCCATTATAGCACACATTAGAGTGCAAAACTTGAAGGTATAATAAAACAGGCTTTAAGGAGGGCATCGTGTCCACTTTTGGTACCTGTTTGGAGAAACCGCATCTTTCAGGGTGTTATGTATTCCTCTCTCACCACTCCCTTCGTGACATTGGTCTTTGTCCAAGGGCTGTTACTCTCCTAGTGACCAACTCAAGTAACAAGTTGACATTCGTGTGGATTCGAACCACAATCTCCAGACTATTAAATTCTGGTGAACTTCCATTGTTCTACGAACGAATAGTCTTTCCTATTAGTCATATTCAGGCCTAGAATAATGTTGCGAAGAATAAAGGACTCGAACCTTTGCGCCATTTCTAACATAGCACGTTAGCAGTGTGCCACATTCACCAACTTTGGTAATTCTCCGGTGGAAGCTGAATGATTCAAATCTCCGGAACATTTTACAGCCCGCTTGATTTCAAGTCCAGTGCAATAGATCAACTCTGCCAAACTTCCTATATTAATAATCTTCTGATAAAAAATTATCTAATTCATTATTGATGTCTATTTTATTGTGTCTATTTTTAGAACCACAAAAATTTAATTTTTTATCACTTTCTGAAAAAGAAGATTTCTTTTTATTAGTCTTCGACATAATTTAAATTTATTATATTAGGATGATATTCTTTATTAAAAAAATATTTTTTTAAAAATTCTCTAACACGTTTTTCTGATCTTTTAAATTTTATTTCATATATAGCTTGCCAGAAATCAAATCCTTCATCAGTATAACCCCAATAAAAAGTACGTGCATAATATAATTCATAATTATCTTTAAGGTAATCAATTGGTTTTTTTGAAGGATTTGCTTTTAAAAAATAATATATTATACGTCTTGCTAATTGTTCATTACTTTTTATCATACATTATATAATTTAGTGAACCTGACTCGATTCGAACGCGCAACGACTACATTGCAAATATAGGGCTCTACTAATTAGAGCTGCAAGCCCTTTTTGTGGGTCAAGGTGGATTCGAACCACCGAATCTTTTCCTTGTAAGAGAAACGTCCTAAACCACTAGACGATAGACCCAACCATTCTAGGTTAAATAGTTTTTACATATTTATCCAACCAGTTGCTTTCTCGTTCAAAACGATTAACTTTCTTTTGAGCAGTACGCTCGGCAACTGCGAGAAGACGTTTTGCTATTTCAACTTGGAGTTTAGCTTCATTTGCTTCAGCTTTAAAAAACTTCTTACGAGCACGGGCTTCAGCAATACGAGCTCCTACTTCTTGATTATATGTATCAGAAGGATTGCAATGAGCAATACCACGATACGTTACTCCAGATTCATTAGAAGTAAGAACAGCTACAGTAGTACCACGTTTTTCTCCTAGATGAAAAATTACAGTGTAATCTTTTTCCATAACTTAAAAATGTTTAATAAAATATTTCTGTGTATCACTTTTAAATCCAAAAGAATCATATAAGGCATGTGCAGCCATTCTTTCTGGAACATTTCTTGAAGATAAATCCATATATTTACATTTCTTATGCTTACAAAATTCTTCTGCCATTTGCATAAGAATTTTTGCTATTCCTTTTTGCCTGTACGCTTCATCTACAGCAATCCAAGAAATATGAGCCTTAGGAAAATCAGTAAATAATGGTTTAAAAATATTTAGTGTTATTAATCCAACTACTTTTTCATTATCAAGTGCTATAAAACACTTTGTATTTGATTTTTCAAAATCAGCAATAACTTTATTAAAATCCACTTCTTTTGTGGGTTTAAATATACTATATGCTAATTTTGCAGTAGAAGGAACATAACATAATGTTAATTCTTGATATGTGATCATATAACTATTTGATTTTCAATTAATTGTGGACCGTTGGAGATTCGAACTCCAGTCTTCTCCACCGCTTTTTATAAGAACTATACAGCTTGCTTTTTTACGTGTTGCTTATCACGGGGTAACTGGTCTATTCGACTCGCTACCTCCACCACTTTGTTTTACTAAACAAAGAAACCAACTATGAGTATTATGTTCCTTGGTTACTCAACAACCAGAGAAATGGCTTACGCAGCCATTCTATAGGTAGAATAAGATCTGCCATTTATTTTTGTTTTGATGATTAAGTCATCACTCTGCTGTCTTATAATAGCTAACATGTGAATCAATTCCTCTACGGCCCAAATAAAATAAGCCCTCTAAGAGAGCTTATTCTTTAGAAATTTTCTTTTTTGATTATAAGTATATAAACAAGATCTAATATTTTTTTCAACTTGAACATTTTCAATGGACCTATTAAAAACGCCTCTTTTAGACTGTTTTATAATACATCTACAATGTTTCATTTGAAGAGCACCCTTGTCATCATAAAAGAAATGATCGTAGATTATTTCAACAGCGCTTCCTACAGGAAATCTGTCTAAGATATCTTCAGAAGTGTCAATGAAATTCTCTAAAAAAAGATCTTTGGATAATTTGACATTGATGCCATTTGTCGGTATCAACGTTGCTGAAATAACATGTTTCATTAGTTCACAAATTCAAAAGTAACACTTGGATTACCTGGGAACAATTCTTCTGCATCAATCTTAAATTGAGCAGAAAGACGATTATACACACCCATCGTATCCCATTGTTTTTTAGTATAGCCGTAAGGCCTTGCTTCATCAGAACTTAGTGCTTGCAAAGCTTCAGAATGATACACTCTACGCAAAGCACAAGTGTGATATGTGGCCGGATTATAATGTTTTGGACCAACATAAAAATGTTTCGGCAGAGGCTCGCCAGGTTGAAGCTTTCTTCCAGGAGCACCATAAGTAGGACAAATAAAACGCCCTTTCTTGTTTTCATCCAAGATAGGAGACATTTTCATTTTTTTGATTTCCTCTTTAGTGTTTGCATTGGAATTTCTTTTAGCAAAAGCACCAGGAAGCATAAAGTTAACTACACAAAACGTATCTTCATTGATACGAGTTATGGATGCAGAAGGATTACTATTCTTCGTCTCTTCCACAAATTTAATTTGTTTTTTCATTATATATAGAAAGATCTATAATATTTCTATGAAAATAATAGTTTAATAAAAAGTTTTTATAAATAATTGGCCTCTCAAAAATATAGTTTTGTTTATGATCAAGTGTGCTCCAAAAACGAAAGCCTTCAGGTGTATCACCCCAATCAAAACTACGAGCCAACGTACCACAATACACAAAGATATCTTTTGCCCTTGAATAATCTTGTATGCCAAAATAACATAAAAGAAAATTGTCAATTATATGTTCTGCTATTGTATAATAATTCATAAAATTACCACCCTCCACCCTCTAACATAATAAATTCAATTGAGAAAGCATTAAAAAACCTTATGTCAACTATAAGAATTAATTAATGAAATCAGTTACTACTGTGGGGTTCGAACCCACCATACCTTGATAGTCACTAACTATCCTCGGCTAGCTCCCAGCGTTCAGTAGTAAATCCCTTCTTAAAGATGTGGCCTTTTACGGACTCTCTAACACCGATCCGAGGCTATCGGGCTTTCGACTCACCTGCTTTGTCAGGCTATCCGGACTTGGAACCGATTGTTTGTTAACATCCTATTAAGAAGATATATTATCATCGCTCGCCTATCCGGGGTCATCGCGGCAGATAATATATATTTAAACAAAAAAGAAAAGAAAGACTTTAATAAAATAATTTTGACCTATACTAATATTTCGTTGGCTGATTTCCTATCAGTTGGTTGAAATATTTCGTAAATTATTTTAATAAAGTAATGGATTTGAAGCAATTAATTGTACACTTAATCGCTTATTGAGGCATTCTCCCCTCTTACAAAAGTTTGGCTCACAAAAAGATTATTAAACCACCATTAACTTTTAATTTTCTTTAACAAACTTTTGTTTTATTGGCCAGGGAACCTATCTGTCGATTCCCAGCTACAACTATTGCAATTACTAAAATAATTCAATAGCATAACCGTATTTCTTATCATTTCCTTCTGATTATTTCTTACACACGCTTTTTGGTTTCACGATACGTAATAGTTTAATTTTAAAACGATCTCAAATCAAATAATACAGTTACCAAAATAAACTACCAGGCTAGTTACAAGGGGGGCTTTGTCCTGGATTACCCTATGTCTCATTTAAGACATTTCTATGGAAGCATTTTAAATACTCCAGCATTTCCACTAGGCATATAATACCCTGGCATCTTTCCATCCCATTTTTCAAGGAAATCTTCTTGAACAATGCGATCTGAAAGAGAACTAGAGATTTTCATATTATAATAAGCCTCAGCATCAGCACGCACACGCATTGCTTTTGCTTCACCTTCAGCTTTAGCTACTGCAATTTTTGCATCTGCTTCAGCTTTTTTAACTTCATTTTCTGCTTTAAGTGCTGCTTGAACAGCTGCAACTTTAGCATTAATCATGTCAGTTAAACTTTGAGGCGGTTCAATCTGCGAAGTAAATTGTTCTACATGAAATCCTTCTGCGCGCAAAGTTGTATCAAGCATAGCTTTAACATTATCTTCAAACTGTGCTCGATTAGCAACTAATTCATCTGCAGTATATTTATTAGCATTAATTCGATAAGCATCATATATAGCAGTTTGCATATAGTTAGATTCAATATAATCCAAAGATTTACGATACTTTGAAAAAACATCAATAGCTTTCTCTCGAATCAAATGATAATTAAGATTAGGATCCATAGAAAATTTAGAACCATCCTTAGTTTGAACTATAAATGGTTTATAGTTCGCAGATCGTACACGAGTTTCGTACGTATAAATAGAAGTTGTAAAAGGATTATAACTAGTATAACCTGTTACAGTTACAGCATCAAGAGTTCCTTGGTCTGTCAAAGACAGTTTATTAAACTTAATGCCAACTTCTGCAGAATCTACACAAGTAATACAACTTGTAAAAGCCAAAGACACTATACATAGTGCCAAAGAAAATAGAAATTTAAAATTTTTCATCTTTTTTGTTTTTAAAATGAGTAGAATATAAATATTTATTCAATTTTGTTTCTTTAATTTTTATAGTTGGTGTTTGCCACCTATAATCTTCACAGGCTTTAACAGCGCTTACTCCAATAAGAATTGGTAATATTATTATTCCTAATATAGGAACAACAGCACTAAATATTGCTAATACATTCCAAATCTTATTTTCGTACTCAAAGGTCATAAATACAACAGATAATAAAAAAAGTTGTACTAAAATAATTATAAAATAAGTCATATTATTTTTTATTTTGTGTGTTTGTTATATAAAATTCAATATTTTGTATTTTATATTGAATTTCAGTTATTTGTTTCTCAATTTTTGGAAAATTTCCTAATGTAAGAAGCATCCAAAAATATAAACAAGCAATAAAAATGGAATTAATTATATTCCATACTTTACATCCTTTACTCATATTTTATATCTCTTTAAAGAATTATGTTCTTGAACAAAGCTTTTTTCAGCATATTCTACTTTACAAATTTTTAAAAACATAGAAACAAGTTTAACTACACTTATAATTTGATCTACTTCTTTATATTCAGTAACATAATTATAACCGTATTCTCCATGAAGTTTGGTTCCTGTTTCTAAATTTGTACCAAACTTAATGATGTGTTTATCTATAGGATATATAGCAATATAAGCCATATTCTGGTACTTTTCATGGAAAGTATCTAAAGAATCTCCTTTGCTCCAAGTATAACCTAATGCTTTAAGTTTATCAAATAAATTTATTCGTAAAACAGATGCCCAAGATATTGGCACAATTACTCTAATCATTATATAAATTTAAATTTACAATTGTTCTATTACTTAAATTAGAAAGATATTTTAACACCTTTATAACATCTTGTTTAGAACTACAATAAGGCCAAAAACCTAAATGATTTGTATATCCTAAAATTTGTCTAAAAAGATTATCTTTTTTGGGTTGTTCAAACAAATGAAGATCTATTAAAGGCATTGCATAATATTCGTACCCAAAATAATCACCAAAAAATCTTGGATAATATCCGCAATCAGAAGAACATATAATACCTTCATATATTTTTGAGTTAATATTAAATTTAAAATAATTATTTTTTGAAGAATATTTAAACATATTCAATATAATTTAAATCTATACAACAACCATTATTGGATAATTTATCTAAAGCTGATAATATTTTAATTGTATCAGATTTTGTTCTTGTACATGGGCAACATCCATTTTTAGGATAATAATGAAGAATAGAATAATAGAAATCTATTAAATCTTTTTTTTTAATATTAACTAAAGAAAATAAATAATCATTGCCAAAATATACATATCTATTATTTTTTACAGTACGTATACGACAAAGAAAAAAATCATAAGTATCTCCAAAAATTTCTCCATTATATAATTTTCCTTTAATACTTATAACAAAATTTTTACCAATAACTTTTAACATATTATATATTAAATAAAGAACTCATTGAAGAATCAACCTTCATTGTCCGCCAAGGATCATTATAAACAGACAAATCAATAATATAAGAATTTAACTCTGTTCCCCGACGTACAGCCCCAAAAAAATCATAATATTTAATAATATGTCTTTGGGAAGCAGCAATAATTCTATCTTTAGGTAAAGGCCGAACTACTTTAACAATATCTAAATCTCTATTGCCTTTACAATGAAGTTCAGTGTCAAACATAGCAGGTAATAAATAATTTCCATTACTTCTGACAAAACGAATTCCTTCACCACCATCTACATATACTAAAACATATATATAGCCATATTTAGTAATTATAATATCACCAAATTTAAGATCACTTTTTTTCATAATAATAATGTATATCTATTTAAAATCGAACAAGGGATTGGAGATTTGGAGTCACTAGTTTTACCACTAAACTATAAATCTAATATTAAGAGTAATTATTTAAATCAACAATAGTAAACTTTGTACCATTAGTAATATCTACAGAATGATGTATAATATAACTAATAGGAAAATAAAAATTTGTAGTATATTCTATAATTCGTTTTGTATATTTAGAATAAGGTCTATAAATTTTTAAAATATCAAACATATTATTTTGTGATAAATAAGGATCAATATATTGTAAATATTCATTGTAGTTATTTAAACCAGATATTTTATAATATCCTCCATTCCTTATAAATATATTTTTACGCCAAGAACGACAATATACATATAAATAATAATATCCATTACTTAGAAGAAATAAATCACCTAATTGAACATCTTTTTTTTCAATCATAAAAATAGTTGTTAAATAATTAAATCAACAAATTCAGAATAAACAGGATATGAATGTTTTAATAAAAATTTTAGATCTAACCCTATATATAATTAATATTATAATTTTCTCCTAACTATAAATATTTTTTAAAAATCATTTTAAATAAGACAAATCAATTATACATGAATTTTTAATAGAATAAGAATTAGATAACATATACATTATACGATATTTTTCTGTTGTAATATTCCCAATATCAGATTCAGATATATTAATAGTTTTAAATTTAGAGCATGGACGAAAACAATCTATAATATCATGTCTAGAATTGGGATTATAATATATATATTCTAAATTATTATTAAAACTATCTAATCCTTGCCCAAAGTATTTTCCTGTTTGAGGACAATATAGTATTTTTTTACAACTAAAATATCTAATCCTAAAATTACATTTAGCATATATATATAAATATCCTTCTCTAGTTTTAATAATATCTCCTAACTTTATATTTTTTTTAGTCATATTATTTTTGATTAAAAGATTTTAGTAATTTTGGAGTAAAAGGATAAATCATACTATTTTCATCTATATAACCATAAACTCCATTTAAAACCATAAGGGACATTTCATTACTAGCCCACTTAGGAATATATAAAATTACAGGAATTTCTTTACCACAGGCATATCCAATTTCCCAAATACTACCAGAAGAATGAATTCTACCACAATACATAGCAAATACCATTCTAGAAGATAATAAATGTTCAACGTCTGCTTCATATACTTTCTTTGCCCACTCATGATTTGGAAGATTCCAAGTGCCATCTAATTTTTGAAAATCTCCTTCAACTTTAAAATCCATAGGAATATAAAGATCTTCTAAAGGATATCTTTTTCTTACTAATGTAATCATTTTTTCTAATGAAGCTCTTTCTTGCTCCGTAGAAAAAGGTCCAGCTATATAAATCATAATTTTAAAAATTTTAGTAGTCCCCAGAAGATTCGAACTTCTGTCTTAAACCGAGCGATTTAATGTCCTTTGATAACATAGATAAGATGAAGCTTATCATTACATCTCTTACTTGCTGAATATCCTAGTTATCCCACTAGACGAGAGGACCAAAACCATAAAGAAAATTATAAATACTGATATGATGTTATTAACAAATGTTTCAGATTTGCGCGTTTACCTTTCCGCCACTTTCGTAATGTACGAAAAACCAGACTCGAACTGGCATAAACGAAGTAAGTATTTACATGACTATTATGGTATATTGTAGCGCCAACGAGATTCGAACTCGTGAGGATTTACATCCAACTGCCTTGAAAGAGCAGCGACCTAAACCACTAGTCGATAGCGCCATTATTTTTTATTTCAATACTTTTTAAAAAATCTTAAGTACTAACCGTTATACGATAGCCGCTAAATTTATTATTATAAAGAATAAAAATTTAAATCAACAAAATTATTTGTTGTACCATAAATTTGATTTATAGAAGAAATAAATATAAAAAGATCTCTTTTATTATAAAATTCCGGAAATTCACCTGATAACCAACGAACTTTATTTAGTCTTTCTTTAAATATAATATGTAAAATTGGAGACCAATTATGTTCAAAAACATCTACTTTTATATTTAATTTTTTACATATTATATTATAAATATAATACATTGTATCATAATGATGTTGGAACAATAACCAATATCTAGATTCTTCCATTAAAATACCATTACATCCACAAAATTCAATTATCATATGATTTTAATTTAATAGAATTTATTTAGTTCCCCCTCTGGGACTCGAACCCAGGACCCCAAAATTAAAAGTTTCGTACTCTAAAACCAACTGAGCTAAGAGGGAATAATCTGTAAGAACAATAAAAACACTATAATATAATAAAATCCCAAATTTATTTCGAAGTAAGTGTTCTTTTGACTATACAGATATAGTAAATAAACTAAGAAAACTAGATGAGAAAGAGGTCTTTGCCATCTGTCAATACCGTTCTTGTCGTTACGGTATAACAACGTCTGTCCCATTAGTGACAGCTACGTGGAAAAAATTCATAATTTTTTCTTACTAATGCACGAAGTAACTCATCTATGACTATAGTTTATAGTGGCGAGCCCAGGACTCGAACCTGGATATGATTTCTTAGGAGGAAATTGTTATAACCGAAGTAACTCTAAATCATGACTATCTTACGAAGAATATAGACTAGAGTGAAACTTTTTTATTTAACTAGCTCGCCGAATAAGAGTTTTGATAGGCAATCTGCAGAATATCCTACCCTCTGCACAACTCTTAAAGCAGCTTAGTTTTGCCCAAAACTATAGATAAAAGGTTTTAAAGTGTTATCCTCACTAAAATAATTGACATAGAAAACGTAATTCACATAAAACAAAAGGCGCTCTACCAACTGAGCTAATATATTATAATATATACTGGACTCGAACCAGTGACCGCCGGTTTAGCAGACCAAATTCGAAGTAAGTGAATCACTGACTAATGTCAATATAAGTTATAAGAAAGGTAATCAAATGACTACCTTTCTTATTTTCTCAATGTGTTGCATTGGGTTAAACTCGTTACTTGCAATATCGTCAAATAACTTATAGCCATAGCCACAATAATAATTAACTTTATCGCCTGCAAGTGGAGTAGTTCCATAAGCTGCCATATCACAACAATAAACATATGGTGAGCATACGTCGTGCACATACTGCTTATAAGAAGTTGACACTCTTTGCATTGAGTTGCACTCATTATCCGAGAGAATAATTACTCGATCATAATCTTTATGACTTACACGAGCAAGATCCCAAGCATAATTCAAATAAGTGCATCCCATACGAGATGCAGCAAATTGTTGTGCAATATCAAATACAGTATGATTCTTGTTGTAGCTTGTCCATTCTGCTCTTGATCCAAAACGAATAACATCAGCCCCAGTTGCTTTAGCAATAGTAGCAGCAATCAAAGAGGCTTTATCAAGACAACTAGAATACAAACGACGTTTATTTGCAGAATCATAAAGAAATGCAGACATTGAACCAGAACAATCTAAAATAACTAAAGTCTTTCCAGGAAGAGCTTCAGCTAAATTAGGGACAGAAGTTTCATAACCACGAACTAAAGCATCACGAACTTGTGTATACTTATCGTAAGAACGAAATTCAGTATTTAATACTTCATATGCAATATCAATTTGATAAGGCATGATCTTTCCTTGACGAATCTTTTCAGGATTGGAAAGAAGAGCACATAACAAATCTACAGTTTTCTGATCTGAATATTGTAAAATCTGACGAATATTACGCAAAGCAGCAAGAACACCAAGTTTTCCTTCTTTAAGAAGATCTTGGAAATTCTGATCTTTAGCTTGTGCTAAAATCTTTTTACCTTCTTCTGCAGTAATTTTGCCAGCTTTAACAGCTTTAGCAACTTCTTGACCTGCTTCTGAATTTGCTACTTCCCAAGTATCTGCTGAAACAGTAATACCGGACATAATAGCATCAAGCACTTTTACTGTAATTTCAGAAGCACTTTCATCATAACCTTTTCCATCAAGAAATTTATCTCGATCTTTACCAGTTAAAGTTATAACTGCTTTAGATTTCTCAGGATTAGGATGAACAAGATTTGCAATATCACGAGTTGTCTTTGCATACTTAGCTAACTGATATGCATCAAGAGCTTCCAAAGTATTACGAAAACCAACTTTCATTGCGGCTGAAAGCTTAGGAGTATTTAAAGCAGAAAATACTGTTTTAATTGCATTCATATCATCTGCACGGAAAATGCAACCACCAAGCTGTGTTTTCTTATTATACAGACTATAGAAACGTTTTGCCCATTCTTGGCCAGAGGCAAAAGGAGCTAATAAAGCTGCAGCAATATTATTAATATCACGCATGCCTTCGCCCATGCATCGAGAGTATTTAATACACTGAGCTACAAAATAAGGATCTTTAAATCCTATACGTTCAATAAGATCTCTAAGTTCTTGCATTTGCTTATTTTCGGTACGATAAAATTGTTCCTGTACCTTAAGAGTGTTAAGCATGCTAATTAAACGAAGTTCTTCCGGCAAAGAATATGCTGCAAAACCTTGACGGTTCTTAGTATCTTCTTTTGGAATATTTAAAACTTCTTTAACTCTTTCCTTAGGAGCCATAGCACCTAAAGCACTTTTTAATTGTGCATTTCTTGAATTAATTTTTGTCATGACTATAATTTTTTAATTAAGAATTCTTTTTCTTAAATCAGAGTAAAACATTTTACATTCTACCCATTTCATAAATTTAAAACAATCTTCTCTCGTATAAAAATCAGGGGAGTCAACATGCTCTATATTAGCAAAGTTTATAGTATTTAAAATTTTTTCACTATGTCTATTTGAAAATAAAAATATAGAAAGAGGACTATTTAATATTGATATCCAAAAAGATTGAATTTCTCGTATTGTAAAACATGATGTTTTATTTGGATCATGAAAAAACTTAATCCAAAAACATGAAGAACTGTCGTTACTTTTTATATCCCAATAAAGTATCATACTATATCTTATTTTAATACGCGATCATATATTTCTTTATATGAAAATACTCTATTCATTATAATAACAAATTTTACAAGATCTTCAATACTACAGAAATTAGGAGAATCATCAAAAAGAATTTCTGTAAGTTTTATTCCTTTAAAATACTTATTTTTATTTTTAAGGATAAAATCACTCATTGTACACCCACAATACTTTACATAAAATATTCTACATTCTTCATTAGACAATTTATTTGTACAATTAAAATCATGATATAATTGAAAATAATATATTTTTTCATTAATGTCTCTCTGTAAACTTTCTACTCGTAAATATGTATTACCATATTTTATAGGAATTTCTAATGTCATAATTATAAATCAAAAAGAATAGATATATATTCATATACATCCATATGTTCATTTAATGCATCTTGTACAATAGTATGAGGAGTATATCCAAGATCATGCAACATATGAACAATTTCCGAACTGTTTTCTTGAAATTTTTCTTTAGGAGTTTTCATAAAAATAAATATAGTAGTAGTCCCTGAATGATTCGAACATTCATCCAAAACCGAGCGATCTTGTGTCCTAACCAGTATAACTAATACTTTATTAGACGAAAGGACCATAAAGACATAAAGAAAGTAATAAAGAAAATTTTGTTACAATAATGTAGGAATCGAACCTACTACTTCAAAAACCAAATTTTGTACTCTACCAATTGAGCTAATCACTGTCGATGAAATTCTTTATTTGACTATTATGTCTTAATTTTCTAAATTAATAATATTTCTATAAATTTTAGTAAAAAGAAAAGCAGGAACATCTAACCAAAGATGTTTAACTACTGTATTTGCATCCTTGTATACAGGCAACAAATTAATTAAATTCTTATTTTTATTAAATGCTTTAACAATAAAATAAGAATATTCTTTTGCAATTTCATTAAAAGCATCTTCAGCTTCCTTAAAACTACATTCAGATCTAAAGTATGTTATATACTGCCTTTTATCAATAAAAACTATATCATTCTTTTTAAACATACAATAAAAATGTTGGCTGCGAAGACACACCAATTTAAAATAATTATTTATTACAATTATGTTAAAATTTTATGAATACATTTAACTATTTACATTTTGTAGTCCCTGCAAGAATCGAACTTGCATCTATAACCGAGCGATTATATGTCCTATTCCAGTATGATCCAGATCGAACTGCGAAGGTCTCATACTCTTATTAGACGAAAGGACCAAAGGGCTTAAATTAAGCCCGATTCCAAAGAATTTTACCAAGAAATCCAAGATTAGAAATCTTTTTTTGAATAAATGTACGATATTCTTCATAACATTCATTCAAAGAATCAAATGATTTTTTCCAATCAACATCTTTTTTCTTAGCTTTTAAAGCTTCAATTTGAGCAACAAGATCAGCATTATCTTGTATCAAACGCTCTTTTTCTTTTTCCATGTCATTCAACTTTGCACGCAAAATTGCATAACCACTTTTCTTTTTCTTTTCTTCAGACATAATTAATTTTTTTTAATATGAACGAGTTGTCTAACCTGGAATCGAACCAAGATCTTCAGAACCAAAATCTGACGTAATAGCCTTTATACCATTAGACAAATATAGCTATTTAATTATATTAAAGGAGAACGTTATAAGAAACTTTAATGCAAATACAATAGTATGTTTCATTCTTCATTAGATGTATATACTAAACTAATATGATACCAATACTTTGGTAACGCATATCCGCCACAATCAACCACACCAACTCTCTCTGGAACAACATTTAGTGATATGATGTTGATGTTTCCTGCATCCTTAATATAGGAGTTGATTTCTTTTTCTGCATAATCTTGGTCTCCTTTTGTGATGATGATGTGTTTGTAATAAATCTTTTTCATATTATTATTCCCCTTTCTTTAGTGAATTCTCAACTAGTTCTAAACACTTTTTTAGAAGTTTTATTGCCTTTTTGGCATGTACTTCTCTTTCTCGCTGGTGTTTTTCTAATTCTTCTGCTTTCATAATCTTATTCCTCCTCATATTTCAACGCATCTTCCAAAGCGTCTACTGCGTGCTGATAAAGACCACCAATTCGTTGACCAGCCTTATCTAATATAACAAACCCATCTTGACCACTCCAATCATTGTAGTTGGTATTATAATTATCAGTATATGCAATTACATAACCATTTGTTAATACTAATCTTCCGCCTGTCAACATAATTTATTCTCCTTTTTCTAAAATTATTTCAAGCGCTTTCTTAATACCTGCTTCAAGAGTTTCTTCGTACGTCGGAAAATATACTTTATAATCTTCCAAATCTCCTTCTGGATTTCCGCATTCTGTAACATAAGTTTTGTGACCGTCCTCATCAAATCCGTATGCTACCTGTGCTTCCCATCCCTTCATTTCTCTCAACCATTTTTGAGCAACAGCGAGAGTTGGCGCAGCAAAATGTTCTGTACACATTTGTGAATTTGAATATGAAAAAAGCATTTCAATTATTTTACCATCAATAAATTGATGTGAGCATTTCCAATCAAATCCTGCTTGTTTCAGTAATTTCGCTACTTCGAGCGACACATAAGTTTCGTGATTTATTATTTTCATAAATTACAAAAATTCAATTTCATTATTAACAAAAGGAGCCCTTGTGTTTCCGTTTAGATATTCTCCGATTATTGAAAACACATACCACAAAGAATCTTCTATTACATCACCTTCTACATAGTCAGTTTTCAAAAAACTTGTATCAGCTGTAGGAAACTTCATTATAAAGTCATTAATTAATTTTGTATTATGCTTATTTATTGCATGTGCTCCTTCTTTCGTTAATTGAACTCTAATAAGAGCATTAATATTTACTTTTGTCGTTTCCATAATTATGCATTTTTAAGTTTAGCTAATCACCTCAACTGTAATAACAGACAATTTGTAAACCAAGTTTATATACAATGTTTTTTGTTAATATTTTTTCCATATATTAATATTTATTAATATAATTTATTAGTACCACCTCCCGGGATCGAACCGGGATAGCCCCTTCGGGCCAAAGGATTTTCTTACTACTCTATGTTTCCATAGCCAAATAGATTTCGTCTGCAAGTTATTACGAACTTAATCTGTAGGCAACGAACCTACACCTATTTGTTGTAGTCTGGACTCTATCTAAACCATATTAAAATCTTGCAAGCGTATGTTTCGATGCAATGCTTTATGCTCTTATCCCATTCATAAGCAATCCTTCAAAGAATTGGACTTGTGGGTCATAATACTCCATACTAAATTTATTTCAACTTAGGTTCCTCCTGTATAGTCTCTACACACTGTCTATTTTCACGGCACTACAATCTCATTACTATTATTTCAAGTAAGAGCAAGCCCATTCCGCTATCTTAACATTGGCTCGGTATTAGCATATTAGAAAAGGAAAAACTTAGAGAGGATACGGGATTGTCCGGAGACTCGTGAAATCTTCCTCAAAACCTACACTTTCTTTTTTATTCTAACTTAGCTTCCACCGAATTAGGGAGGTTCTACATCTAAGGTTTCCCTCAGTGCACTCAAATTAATAATTAAGTCCTTCGCGTCTGCCAATTCCGCCAAGGTGGCAATCTGCTAATCAGCAGAGATAACATCTATATCTCCAGAAGAAAGACTCTTAAAAATATAAAATGTTTTTCCATTAGGAGCTGTATATTCCTTTACAACAACTTGACCTTGTCCAAAATTAAATCTAATAGTTTCAATATAAGTACCATTAGATTTAACTGTATATTCTTCATAAGAATTACTACATCCACTAATGCAATAAAGTATAATTGCAATAGATATAAAAACAAGCAAATATGTTACTATTTCTCGTATCGTTTTCATTCTTTAAAAAATAATTTATAATACCATTTTTCTTTATATCCACATTGTTTAATAAGATATTCTCTTATTTCACTAAATGGGCAATGCCATAAAAGATATTCATCTTCTTTACAAGAAAAATTAGTAATAGGAAGAGAATAACTTTCAATCCATTGTTTTTTATTTTGTAATGCCTCCCAATCTTCCTTGAAAGCCTTTACTTCTTCTTCCAATTGCTCAATTGGAATACCAGGAAATTTTTTTCCATTAAGCTCATACATTCTTTTATAATCCGCTTCAAGAGTTTGAGCATTCTTGTACTTATGATAGATCTCTTTTAATAAAGAACGTCTTTCATTATAACAATATTCTTTCCAATCATTCCACTCTTTTTCAGATAAATTCCAATGATAAAAAGAATTAAGTAAAGAAGGTTTATGAATAAGACACCAAAGTCTAAACTTATCAAAAGAATAATAATTCTTTAAATATAACTTATCTATAGCAGCCATAATTAAAAAAATTAAAAATAAAAATATTTACTTACTACCTACTTCTGTAATGTGCCATACTCATTCCTCCTTTGGTTTATTGGTTGTACCTACAAGATGTTCATTACCTTCGTATGGGATACAATCCCAATAAGATTTTCCACTAACAAAATATAAATTGAAATAAGTGTTTTTATATTGAAAAATACCTGGTATCCATATGTTTTCAGGCACACATAATTCTGTCTTATAAGGATGTCTCACAAGCACCTTATCAAATGGCTTGAACTGCGGTTCGTTGTCTGGAACTTCGAGAACGAGGTCAAAATTGCTTTTCCATTTAGACTTATAGAAGCAGCCATCTACTGACACCGTCACAACCTCCTCTGAACTCCCGCAGCGGACAACAGCAACTATAGGTTGCTCGCTTTTCAAATCAGTGACAAGCAGTTTTGCAAGGTTTCCATCTTTTGTTTTGATCGCTCCTTCAATCATTCCTGTTTGGATTTTTTTTGCCGTCTCCAAGTCGAATGGAATAATTTTTGTTTTCATATTACCACATATCATTTTCATCTAATTCATTAAACTCAAGAACAGTTTCACCATCTCGTTTAGTCCAAGAAAGCTCATAAAAGCCTTTGCCAAAATCCCAGCTAGACTTACTTAATTTATCAAGTGCCCATTCTTTTGTTTTATAGTTAGCGCCTGCTCCTTTCCAACCCCAACCATAACGATAGATACATTTACCACCATTGTTTACAAAATCAATGGCTGCTTGTTTTGTATTTTCCATACTAATTAATCTAATTCTTCTTCAGATTTAACAATAGTTATTTCAAGACCTTTTGACATTAGAACAAAATCTTGTACAAACCAATCTTTATGTTCCTCTTTATATTCTATATAATCAGATTTCCAGAAACTATTAATTACATCATCTTCTTTATAGTCAATAAGAAGAATTTGCATATCCTCATCTTGATTAAGAGTAAATAGAAACTCTTGTAATGTAATTGGTGTTCTCATATTGTTAGTTCATAATAATTATTTACAGTTTAAATTTGGTATTTGCATCCAATGTGTAGGTTTATCACAAGTAAGACCATCTATGAACCATATATTCTCATCTAATGAACAAAAACAATCAGATATACCTCCGTTTGCAAACATTCCTATTACTTTAACAGAATATCCATTATTGTCTATATCTTCTTCTGGCAGCCTTTCCTCAACACTTATCCACGGATTGCGTAATTTACATTCAGATTCATAATATTTATGGAGTGCTTCCTCATACAGACGTTTTAATTTCTCTATCTCCTCATCGCGGCTATGAGCACCTGCGATGTAGGCTGCTTCTTGTTCTTTGTAATCATATTCTTCTTCCCAACCTCCACCGTCTATGCGTACTGCATGCTCTTCGGCATACGCTTCTGCATTTTGTTTGATTTGTTCTTCTGTCATAATCTTATTTTACTTTCTTATTTATGCTGTCGTTCATTAGCAATTGTCTTATCCCAATCAATAACAGGTTCCCACGCAGTTTCGTTTTTTTGAAATTCATCAGCAACTAAATTCCAAAGACCAACATTACAATCATCATCTATTCCTGTTATACGAAGAAAATGTTTTTCAAATTGTCCTTCTTTATTTTTTACCCACGCTTTAATACAAATTCTATCTTCTGAATTAAACTTTTGAAGATACTCAATCAGTTGTTTTATTTTCATAATATTATTTTTCTTCATCTAAGATCAATTCAAGTGCTTTCTTAATACCAGCTTCTTGGGCTTCTTCGATTGTCTTATAGTTTTCTTTTAACTTACATTTACAAATATTACCTTGTTCACTATCAACAAAAATATAAACACTTATATTTGTAAAATCATATAACTCTTGTCCACAAAAATTAATATTCATGCTAAATTCCCAAGCAACATAATACCTTTTAACCTCTCTCAACCATCTTTGTGCTACATCGAGAGTTGGGGCAGACATACCGCCATATTTACCATCGTTTATATTGTGATAAAATCGCAAATCCTCCATATATCCTGAGCAAGAATTATCTAATGAATCACAACTCGGATAGCAGTGATTGACTTCCCAATCAAAACCTGCTTCTTTCAATAGTCTTGCTACTTCAAGAGATACATAACATTCATGATTTATTATTTTCATAATTGTTATAAATTTTAAAACTAGAAACTATAGATCAAACCAATGATCTATAGCAAATAAAAATTATAAACTATCTATTCGCATCACACCAGTTTGTTTATTGAAACTATCCAGTACGAAAGATATACCTATAGGTAACTTATAATAGCCGACTGATTTGAACAGTATACCAAACCTAATTTAATAGGAAAGTTTCTTAGACTTTTACCGCACTATTATAAATTTATATCTCCTGATTCATCACAATATCCACTGTCTAAGCCTTATCCGATAGTTTATAATTAGGACACTCTTCTTGATTATAAGGACAGATTACAGGATACCAACCAATTGCAGAACAAATAGAATATGAGCATTCTGAAACTTCATATTGGTTTTCACACATTTTAAATTAACAACTTAGCAATTTCTAGCAAATCCTTAAAGCAATTCATAAAATCTTCTGCCATTTCTTCTGTTGGGAAAGATAAAGTATGATTTGCTATATAAAAATCACATATTTTAATAATATTTTTTACGTGAATTAGACAGTATTTAGTTTCATTACCATTCTTCCAATCAGGTTTCCAATCATCAGTCATTCCACTCTCTATTGACCATTTATGAATCCAATCTTGTCTCAGTGACATAAGTTGCATCATAGCGAGGAACGCTTCTGCTAGTTCTTTTGATGGAACATAGTTTTTGTATGCAGAAACCAATCCATTAGGAACAAAGGAAGTGGCAATATTGTCTCTATTATCTTGGATATAATAAAATTGACCTTTAAACTTATCACAATATTCCTCCCAACTTCTTGGTTTAGTGTCTTTCTTTTTAAAGACTATTCTCTCAAAAGAAGAATTCTCTTTATCAATCTCAAATCCTTCAGGGATTGTTATTTTTAATTCTTTTGTTTCCATAATATTTTATACTCCTAGTGGTTCTAATGCAAGTTTAACAGTTTCTTCTCCAAGAATTTCAATTGCTTGTTGTGCAAGTTCTTTGGATTTGAAAAATACATTGCTATCATAAGCAAACCCATTAGCCTTTGAAAATTCAAATTCGTTACAATTGCCATTATAGTAAATAAACCAACCATATTTTTCCTCATTATTATTGGGTCGCCAACCGTTGTTCAGATACTTTGCAACGTTGGCAAGCATATTTTTTGCAAGAATACATTCAAGTTGATGCTTGGTAAAAGCATTATTTGAATTATACGGATTATCTTCATCCAATTTAGAAAATGGTATACTGTTTATATTACCTTTCGCATCTGTATAATACACCATTTTACCATTATACAATGCGATACAAACATCTTCATAAGTCAATCGTTTATCTTTTAAAACAATCTTGTTCTGTTTCTTTGACTCATCCCAATCTACTATTTTTCCATTGGGAATTTCAATTGTTAGTTCATTTTCTTTCGTATTTGTATCTGGTATAAAATCTATAATATCAAGAGGACCGCTGGTAATTTCAACACGGAAAAAACCATTTGGTGAGTAGGACATGCCATTCACACAATAAGGGTGAGTGGTACTCCATCTATCATAATTTCTGCGTAACAAGCTAGAACTATAATGCCGTTTTTCTCTACTTACAAACGTTCCTTTCAATTTACCCGAAAGAACATCTTCAAAAAGTTGTTTATTGATTTTCATAATGTTTCATTTGTGTTTTACACCTAAAATTATAATAATTTAACCTATTTTACTACTAATAATTGGTTGTTTACAATGTTACTATCGATTCAATAGCACCTACAATAATAAAATAGAATTACTATAACAAACTAAGGTGTCCTCAACAACTTGGAAAGTTATTTTAGTTTTAGAGACACAATAAGGTACGAACTTATTGTAAAAAGCAGGACAAGACAGACATAAAGTCTATCTTATCCAAAAATATACTACAATTTACTTTAAATTAATTATTTATTTCCCAAAAATTAATAAGCACAACATAATCAGAATGTTTTGCTTGTAAAACATCAAATAATGTTTTAGGAACATCAAAATTAGTTACATGAACTAAAGTAATAGTATCATTATAAAAATGAATATAAGTTCTGTCTATACAATAACTTACAAAAAATGTTCTTTTCATAATATAAAAATTAGAGATATTGCATAAAACTAATTATGCAATACCATATCCAAAAAATTCTTTAATTGAATTAGTAAATGGAGAAAGATCAAGAGAATCTAAATAATTATACCATTCAACATCCTTTTTATTACAATTTTTATACCAGTCAAATCTTTTTCCAATATCTGCATTTGGATTATATGAAATATAAGTAATTTCTTCACAAAGAATACAAATCCAAACTAATGCCGTAATAGCAAAAGCAATCCAAACAATTACAAACCACCAAAGATGTTCTTTATATAAATATCCAACACATTTGTGATTTTGTATAAAATCCTTTAACTGTTCATTAGTTAGTTTGATATTCCATCTAACATCTGTACCGTGAATAACAACTCGATGAACAGGAATCTTATCAATTAACTCTGAGTTGTAAGTAATCATTCGACCACCAAATGTTAATTCAACTTCTCTGAAGAAAATAAATCTTTCAATACAGAAAAAAAGAATTAACCATAAACTAATCCAAAAAAGATTATATAGAATCGCTCGTTTCATATCCAAAGAAAGATTTAAAATTGTTCTTTAAAGGACTAAGATCTGGATTATACAAAATAAGTTTATCATTAAAACAACAAACATTTTTCCACATACATTCTTTACAATCCCTATATGCCTCTAATCTATTTATTAAAGGATATGTTTTATTTGTATAACAAGGAATAATACCAGCTAAAGCAGAAAGAATTGTAATAGCAAAAAATATAACAGTTATAAAAAACAGTAATAATTTCCACCAATTATTTGGTAGAAAACAATTTTTCTCAGGAAAATATTTTTTTGTTTTAAATAAAACTTGTTTTTGATAATCATCTAAACGAGCATGCCAAATAATTTCTTCAGTTTCAGGATTCACAAAAGAAACATCCCAAAAATCTACAGAAGAAACTTTATCGGCATAAACTTCTGTATTTTCTCCAGGAATTTCACAATTGACTGTTTTTAAAGCATCATATGCAGTAAAAATAATTGTAGAAATTCCTAAAAGAACATACAAAAATGTCAACCATCTAACTCTACTCATTGTAGCATTTGTTTAGAATACTCTAGAATATAATTTAATGCTCCATATTCAGGATTAACTAATCCCATAACAAGAACATCATAATCAACAGCAGTTAATGCAAAAATACCAAAGAGAATTAAAGAAGCAGGGTATAATATACGCCATTCAATTTTATCATGCTCTTTAATATATTTACTTAATTTAATCCATCCTATTATGACCAATACTAATCCTAAAATAAAAGGCAATAGTTGAACAATACCATCAACTACAAACTTCTTAACAAGAACACCATAAACATGCTCTGCTGCTACACCAATAGCCTTTGCAATAGAAACAACGGCACTTTTTACTTCAGGATACAATGCTGCTACGGCATCTTTACTATCTCCGTAAAGAGTAGTTGTAATGTCTTTTACATCATTGTGAATAGTACTAATAGCGTTAGTTACATCATTATGAATTGTTTGTACAGAAGAAGATTTGGCTGTTACATCTTTAGCAGCGCCAAAAGAAAATGTGGCGATCATCAATAAGACGATCAAAGAATAAATTTTTTTCATTGAATTATCTTTTTAAATGTTTTAACTACAATAGTAGAATCATTAAGATATTGATTCTGAAGACTATCTACAGAACTAACAATATACTTAGTATCAGAGACAAGTATTTCTTTAGATTGTTTATAATCTTCAATAAGTTTAATTATTTGATCAAGCAAATCTGCTTGAGTAGTTGTAACTGTTAATAAACATATAACAACTATTAAAAACTTTTTCATGATTAAATATTTAAAATCATTTTATGAGAACAAATCTCTCCATTTTCGTAAGCAAATCGAGTTCCTTCTGGAATATATCCCTTTAATATTACTAAGTCAGGATTATAACTTGCTCTACTTAAAGCATCTCCAAAATTATCAAAAGCAAAGAAATATCCTTTAGCAAATAAAGTACATCCTTGTACACATATAGATTGATAAATAGTAAAATCTGTAGTATTTACTCTCCACAATCTATTATCATTTTGATAAGGACTGTAATATTTATCACCTTTTTTAATAGCTACTTTAAAAATAGGTATATTATGATCTGCATACCTAACTATTCTTTTATCAATCAAACACATTTTTCTTCAAATCTTAACTCTTTTGAAACATAAGATGAATATTCTTCTATTCTTTTTGTACCACGTTGAATAAATATTCCTTCAATATATTGAATTCCTTTCGGAATAATACATTTATAAATTGTATATTGGGAGAACATTGTTTTATTACAGGCTACAGCATCAAGAAGATTTTTAAAAGTATGAAATCCTCCCCCTGTAATCATATCTGTATTAAAATAAAAACAACAAGGCGTAATATGAAATTTATCATCTTCTCTTATACTAAATGGAAGACATTTTACTATTCCATATTTAATCCATTGAAATGGACCATATAAACTTGTAAGACCTGTATTTAAATAACTCTTATGTTCTTCTACAAGTTTATAAACAACCATATTTTCCTTAGCTGTTTGTATTTTTACCGGACGTTTTACAATCAAACACATAATACATTCATATAATGTTCAACAATTTCATCGGAGATATATCCGCGAATAGACAATTCTATAAGAATCCATTCATATCCTTCTTTCCAACCTTCTTCAAAAGGTTCTTCAGTTAAATAAACTGTGGAAGAATTGGAATAATAATCATCCCATCCTTCTTGTATAGCATCTTTAATTATGTTATTCATAATTTCAAAATTTTATGACATCAAGAAAATTACTTGGAGAGATTAATTCTCCCCAAGTAATTGTTTGTACTTTGCGACTTGCTTTTTTTTTGACATACTAGACATTTCGCCCATTTCCCTCATCGTTATCTTTCCATCTTTATAAAGTTGGAATAATTTAGGAAAATAAGGAGAAAGAATTTTAGAGTTATAATACACTTTAAATTTCTTTTCCCATTCTACTTCCGTAATCATTTGAGGAGTAACTTCCCTATGAATCGGTGTGAATGATTTAACAAAAGTCCTAGCAAAATACTCAAAGTTAGTAATATAACTTATTATTTCTTTGATAGAAGTAAACCATCTTACTTCTTTCCAAGTTCCTATATAAGGAATTAAACAATAAGTTGATTTACCGTTACAAAAGACGGCTAGATCACAGTCCATTTCATTTGACATGTGATCAGAAAACCTTACTTTAATGCAACCAATTGTATAATAATCCGACTCAGTTGTAAGAGCAGGAGTGTAATCAGTTGCTAATTTCAGTAAAGCTTTCGAAAGTTCTGATGTCATTGTTAATTAATTTGTTTAGTGGCGGGAGTGAGACTCGAACTCACGAGGCACAAGGGCACTGGATTATGAGACCAGCTAGATGACCAACTTCTAACATCCCGCTAAAAATAATTATAAGTATACTATACTACACAATATAAAATGTAATCCTACACGGTTGCGCAATTCCCAACCTCTTTCCTAATGATACATTGTCCTTTTATTAAAGGATTTTTGTATCCCTAACCATCTTGTATTACTACAATTTCCTATTACAGTAACAATATATTACTTTCTACCTCGGATTACAAAAAATTGATAATCTTTAAATCACTAAAGTAATTTTAATAACAATGTCCAAAACCACCACAATGACCAAAGAATCTTAATTTTTTATTTATCAATGCAATTACAAACTTAGTCCACATATTTAAATCCATCCTTTTTTAGAAAGCATTCCATTTTCATAAATAACACCATATTTTACATCTGGTCTTGAAAATTGTCTATATAATGCTTTTACTCCATCCATGAAACTTGCTTTAAGTGTACTTTCACAAAGAAAACAACTTCTTTTAAGTAGAAGTTTTCCTTTGAAATCCGGAATCCACGGTTTCATATCAACCCATGTTTGACATCCGCTAGAATAAGGTGATTTCATTTTAATATTAAAAATTGATTCAAATGAAACAAAATATTCTGATCCATGCTGAATTTCTGAAAGTTTAATCTCAGGAAAACCAAGATCATCGAAAAATTTTAGACATTCTATTAAATCTTCTTTCTTATAAAGATATGGTTTATTAATATTTAAATTAATTCTGAATTTTTCTTTATAAGGTAAAGATTTATAAAATGCCATTCTATCATATTTAGATTTTGTTGCACGAATTTTATCTGCAATATCTTGATTATAATGCTGTGCTGAAATATTAATACCATCACACATGTTAATTAATTCAAAGAATAATTCTTTTTTGTCATAACATGTTTTTGGCATTGATGTTGTTATATAACATTTCAAATTAGTTTGCCCTTTGATTAATGCAATACATTCAATCAACTCTTCAAGGAACAAACATGGTTCTCCTCCAAGAAAAAGTACATCATCAAAACCTTCACTATTGTCAATAATAGTTTTTGCAATAGCATTAGGATTTGGCTTTTTACAGTTTATGCCTTGATATTTTTTATCAATACAAAATGAACATTTATTATCACATACAGATGTAAAATGAACATCGTAAGAATGATAAATTCCGTCACAACAATTATTTTTAAACATAATATATTATTTATATTAAACATAAAAATTGATAGTCTTTCCTATCAGCCATCACTTTAAGATTAAGTGAGAAATTAAGGCGGAAGCACTGCCTGCCGTGTATAGCTACTACTTCATAACTATAAGAAAGGGTTTTCTTAGTTGTTTTCCATCAACGGTTTTATCAAAGTTGTTTTCCTTCAACTGTAGTAAAATGCAATTTCGGTTCTTTATTCCTCACGGTAAATTACTAAAACACGGACAATTTTTGACTATGAATTTATCTAAACATAGTAAGTTATCTATCGCACACTTACAAAACGGATAAACCCAGTGTTATCTTCCTTCTAACAATTCTGCAGTGTTAGATCGCAGTAAGCATTTTTATGGACAAAAGCTTACGAAAACCCGAGGAGCGGATAAATGTTAGTTTACTTGTCACATCCGCACTGCCAAGGGTTTATTAGAGTTGTTTTCCTTCAACTATAGAATGCTACCTACGAAACGAAATCAATTCTAGAATCTTCATTCGAATCCCCCTTTTATCGTGGACGTCATTGATAATTGGGACCTTCCCCTCTTTTTGCCTCGGTAGCATGTTTTTAAAGTTGTTGCATTCAACTAATTTTAATACCTACATTCACATTATTCCGATTACGGAGCATTACCTCTAATATCATCGTGAACCTCCACCGATTGCATATCTGCAACTCATCCTCGGTATCTTCAAATAAAAATTGAAATCTTGCAAGATGCAAATTAGACGTTCACTGACCTAGCGGTTTACCCAGAATGCATATAGTTCTCTAATTTACAATTTCAATTTGGTTTTTAAAGTTGTTTCCCTTCAACTATAAATTTGAGAGTCTTGTACTACCTGTCAACTCTCTTGGAACCTCTATACCGATCGTTCTTTGTAAAGTTCTCAAAACTAGTATGCTGAACTTTCAACGGGTTTTTTAAGTTGTTTTCCTTCAACTATAGTAAAATGCAATTTTATTTCGGTAAATTGCTAAACCCTAGTCCTATAAGCTTCATGGACATGAATTCTGCTACGATGCAGACTACGGGTTTTAACGTGTTTACCTTCACTGGGTTTATTTAAAGTTGTTTTCCTTCAACTATTGGAGCCAGGCCCGCTGACTAGGCGAGAGTTATCCCGGCATAAAAGATACATAACACAATCCTCCTCTAGTAAGAGTATGTATCTAAATTTAATATGACTAGAATACTAATATCCTCTTCTTTACATTCAAAGTGCGATGAATGCATAGTAATCATCCAGAAGAGCTTCTACCAACCCCGTCTCGTTATTTACTTTTTTAACGACGGCGTAACCTCACACAACTCATCTTTTTATTAAGGCTAATTACAAACCCCTTTTCACCCCTATGATTCGGGACACTTCTTACTTTGTGAAAGGTAAAAAGATTCTAGTTTTACACGCGCTAGGCGACTTACTGTTTTAGAAACTAGCAAACTCAATTACGCAGCTTATATATACTGTCTATCGGTGTAATAAATTTCGTCATTTTGTTTACAGTACAAAATAATAAAAACTGTTACATAAATCAATCTGTGCTTTCGAATAACGCTAAATAGCAGCCCAGTATAAATAAAAAACAACACTTGGTGGTAAAGCTACGAGTTTTTCTAATAGACAATTATTAAATTCCACTTAGGCAATCCCAACTGAATTGTCCGAATTTAATCTCCTATGAGAAATCCATCGTCAATGTAGTCGATTGATTTATGTAAATAAAAATTAAAATAAAATTAAATATATTTTTTCCATTTGGAAGAACTATATTTAAAATCTAGTTCTTTATCAAAAGCTTCTTTTTCAAAAGGAATATTATAATAAGAAAGATTATTATTAAATCTATATTTAAATAATTCTTTTATCCAATACCAAAGATATAAAATATAAAAAGTGAAATAACCTAATATAAAAGAATTCGCTTGCAACATATGGATTCTTTCATGATTAATCATAACATATCCTTTATATGACTCTAAATATTTCTTTAAATTTTCATACTTTAAATTACTCAAAACACAACCAAAAAATGTTATAGCAATAAAATTAGAAGGTAATAGCCAAAAGTTCCAAAAAACTTTTAATCCTCCCACTTCAAAATAATGTTTTGTTTCTTTCATAATACCTAGGTTATCCCCTCCTAGCGGATTCTAGGAGGGGAAGATATAAAATTGATTGGTTATCAAAGTTGTATATGGCAATATTATATTATCTAAAATAAGCAGAATCCACCAAACTGCATTGTGCCATGTCACTTACTTATTCTACGAAAACATGGTATCATAGAATGGATTTTTAAGTATCTCTTAAAACTAAGTCAACAACCAACCCAATAGATATGTTAAACTTATGTACATAGTTTTAAGAAATTTTCTAATTAGAAAGCATAATTACAACCAAGCAATTATGCCCAAGATCTTTTTTGAGTTGACCAGTCCTATTTTACATCTAACTCTTTGATGTCACTTTATGCATTATAGTGATAAACTTGGCTTCTATTACAGCCTGCTACCAATTGTGAGAATTGGATTTAGAAGTAAAAGAGGAATCGAACCTCTACTATTAAGAGCGACTCAATAGCTACCATATTTACTAACAAATAGTTTTCGATTGATGAGATCTTACGTCAGTAAACTATTAAAACTTTGACAAAGTTTCCCCTATTGGCTTACTTTTAAAGTGTCAGATGATTGGTAATCAACCTTAGAGAATCACTCTAGATAGAAGGCATAGTCCTGATCAGACGACTATGCTCAAAATTGTCTTTTTTTGTTCTTGACTAAAACTTTTGTGCCAGTAAAAGAATAACTTTGGGACACCTCACACTCACGGGAGGACGTGTGGCTTCTAATAACAGCCTGTACCTACTCTATTGATAGGAGTCAACCATCGTGTCATTTGATGGATTTTAGAAGATATGGTAGGATTCTAACCTACGCCGCCGCCGAGTAGTCTGGTAGCTTGTACAGCATTTATAACCACTAGCCCAGCAGAGTACTCCTTTATACTACATATCCATGAGAGTTTGCAACCTCTCCATCAGAACTTATTGCAATTCGTTCTGATTTTAAAAAAATACTTTCACAGAGTATTATTCTGAGTACTTTTGTTTTCAAAATACTAAACTTAGATGTCTTTCCATCCGTCAAAAGTGAGAGCCTAGACAATCATCTCTCGTGGTCCTTATGACCGAATTGGACTTTAATTACTCTATTAAGTGGAGTAATAACACTATTAAAAAAATCAGAGCCATTACCTGCACGTAGTATCTCTCTGATTTGTCCTTACGGAACTATTATGCAGTAAAATAAAATCTTTTCTCCGTGTATTTCATTATATACTCCTGTTCATAATTTTAGCGCTACTTATGTTTAGGACCCCCACTTTCGGTTATTGAGAAAAGAGTGACTGGAATAGTTCATCACCAGTCTATGAGACTACTTAACAAATAGCTAAGTCTGTACCGTCGCCTCTTTGAAGTTTTATGTCCGAACTTCCAAACGTTAGGTTATTATACCTATTTTCTTTTTAATACAAACTTAACGTGTGTACATTCATCCAAAACAATACCAAAATCTTCCTGTATGATTTTCTTTAAATAAGGAAGAAGAAATTCCTCTAAATAAATAATATCATACGTATTTGGTATAGTTTCTTTAAATTCTTCTTTACAAATTGGAAAGTAATTTTCTTCAACCTCTCTCTTCCAATTTGCTGTATATCTGTATTTTAAAAAGAAATGATACATGTTCTTATTAAAATTAATAGAACCCCAAATACTTTCAAAATCATTCAGATATGTTATAGCAGAAGGTAAAGGACATGTTGATAAAACATGCTTTACTTTATCTACATATGACGGATTACTCATATGATTAATAGAGTAAGACGGCATCATATCACGAATGCAGATATAGTCAAAAACACCACTGAAAATAAAAGAATAAAATTCTTCTATTTCTTCAGGTGTACAATAAGAATGAATCTCATGTATCACACTGTTAAGTATAAGACACTTTTTACCTGTTTTCCCAAATAGTAATGATATAAGTTCTTCTTTAGTTCCAACAAACACAGCATTATCCTCTTTATCTTGCTTTGCCAGTTCTAACATCTGAACATTAGTATCAAATCCTATGTAAAGATTACCAGGAAAAAGTTGACTAAGAAGACGAATCAATGATCCATCTCCACAACCGTAATCTACAAAGATATTTGCATCTGCCTTATCAACAAAATAACATTTGTCAAATAAAGTTTTACGCATACCTTCTGTATATACGGTCATATTAGAAATGTCTTTCATACTATTGCCATTTTTAATTCATCCAAAGATGAGTTGATTTTACTAGGATTAAATCCATATCTTTTGGCAATAATACGAATTTGTTCATAAAGCTTATTAAGCTCCTGAACATCAGCCTCCTTCTGACTGACTACTACTTTAACTTCCATAATTGTAACAATTTAAAAAAATAGAAGGTATCACACAAACCAATGTGAGATACCCATAAGGTGAGAATAACGTAAAGAGTATTACAAATGTTGATTTCTGTTGGAATTGAACCAACTACCTTAAAGACCAAAACTTTATGCTCTACCTAATGAGCTAAAAAATCGAAGTATCTCTTTACTTGACTACACCTGTTCTTTTATTAATGACGTGTACGTAGACGATGTAAAGCAGAACCAATCATGCCAGTAGCCTCTCCCTGTGCGCGAGTACGCATAGTAGGAACTGCTTGTTCACGTTCGATTCGTTTGTTCTTTACATTAGGATTTGAGTTGGGTAAATGAAATAATGTAGCACCCTTGCCATTATTTAAATGACGATAATAAACACCCCTAATTTGCTGAGGAGTCTTTCCAAAACGTAGAGCCATCTGCTCAAATCCATACGTCAGATTAGCAGCATAATGAGTAGCAATCTCACGCTTCATATGCTCCATCTGATCACGAGTAAGTACTTTTACCATTCAAAAAAAAATTAAATTAAACAATATAGATAATATAGGATATGTTTTTTAATATCATCCTGTATGTATACAGATAAAATGAAAGTTAAAGTTTAGGTTTAATTAAAAAACATCTTCAAATTCTACATTTAAGATCAATATTTAAAATAACTCGCGCAAAATTTGAAGGGAAAGAAAGGAGGAATGTGCTGTAATATATTGATTATGAGGGAGTTAGAGATGAGAAGAGTGTTTTCTCCCTCACTTCACTTACAATCTTTTATAAGATTTCCACATATATCCACAGTCACATTTATATTGGTAAACTATTTTACCAGATTCTTTTTCCACATATGCTCCTTGATACTTTGTAAGTTTTCCGCAACGTGGGCATTGTTGTTTATCTTCTATATTAAGGAAGAAGATTGTGTATATTGCCGAGCCTAGCAGCAATACTAGCACTAGTTCAAATATTATTTCCATAATGAGTTTCTTTAGAAAAAAATAAGGCTACTTTCCCAAGCGGCCTTATTAAGGAATTGTATAAACCAACTTAATCTATTATCATGAACGAAGCGAGCGCTTCCTTTGTAGTCTCAGCTGGATTCGAACCAACGTTTTTTACTTGAGAAGTAATTGTCCTAAGATAACTGTGAGTGTTCCAGGTGCACACCGAACGCGTCTTCGGGACCCAGTATCCCTACTTCTGGCAACCTATATTCTATAATAGAAATATCTCATGCCTTGGTAGTATCAGATTCGCCGCAATTATCACCGCTAGACGATAAGACCAAAAAAGAGAGCACATTTTACAACGCACTCTCTTAAAGAAAGATATAGCACTTTCTTGGGGAAAAAATATACACATTATGAATAACACCACATGCTCACAAGCATGCTTTGTAGTCCCAAGAGGATTCGAACCTCTGTTTCATACTTGAGAAGTATTTATCCTTTGACCACTCCCTCACTGTTTCCTTCTTCCGGCTTATACTTTGCACCATAAAGCTATAACGGCTTAGAGCAAACCTCTTACGGGCTAGTACTAGAGCTATTGGGGTGATCCCGCTAGATGATAGGACCAAAAAGGCAATAATAAATTGCCTAGTTTTGTTTCTTGTTGAGTGAATAGAAAAAAATTATGCTAGAACATAGTTGTCCATTATATAATTCTTTCCTATTACTCTAAAGTTAGCATAGATTTCTCTATTCCAATCTTTAAAGTTAAGTCTTTGAGGGATGAGTACTCGAAAGCTTTGGCTCTCGCTTTCGAATACTCTATCCTCAGTTATGAAACCTTTGAGACAGGAGAACATTACAGGATGAAGCCCTTTGAGCTCAGCTCCGGCATATCCTTTACAGGGTTAATGCTCTCAAGCATCTCTTTGGTAGGAACGACATAGTCGAACTCGTAGTCGTTACGGCTAGTAATAGCAAGGTTTCCGTTTGCATCAACCTGCATATCATAGCGGCCGTCATCACGACGCTCCAGAATAGTGGTGTAGAACTCGCCACGTCCTGTAACCTTCAATGCGAACGGTGCAGTAATGATTGCGGTTTTCTTGCCGTCCTTCTCAAGCTTCTGAATAGGAGCTTGACCGCCCTTAATGTTGCTAACGAATGATGCCTGTCCTGCTTTAGCACGCTTCAGGCCTTCACGCTCTTCTGCTTCAATTACAGGAATCTCAGCATCAGCGGTTACGCGACCAAGATACGCAGCACGAAGAGCAGAATAGCTCAACGTCTTAATACCAGTAATCGAGCCATCATCGGCGATCTCATAACATGCTGCGCGGTTCGAGAAACCCGTTGCAGAGTTCTCAGTTGGCTTAGCGTGGAAAATCTGAGCAGGGAACAGATACGTTGCACCTACTACAAGTCGACTCATACGCGACAAGGCAAGTTCCTGACTCTCGGTTAACTCCATCGGCTTGATGTCGGCTGCATAGCCGTTGCTCAATTCATTTACGATCTGTTTCATAATAATATTTTTAAAATTAAACAATAATATTCTGGGAATAAATTTTTTCTTCAACTCCCGTAATTAAAATAAGAAACCTTGTTGAGTCGCCAAAAAAAATAACCTGAAGTGTATTACACTCCAGGCTATTAGTGTGACTATTCAGGTATCTTAACTCCTTCAGGCACATCGATTCTCTTGATGATTGGGATCAGCTTAATTCTCATGGCAACGAAGCCTTTCTCATCCTGCTTGGTAGTCCATGTAATAGGATCGAAATCTGATACCCAGTGGAACTCGTGCCCAACTACCTCGAAAGCCTGAGGATAGTCGATCACTCCGTCATATAAGGATTTATCGCCCTCCTTCTTGACGAACTGTTTGCGCACGTCCCAGCCGCATGAAACTTCCTCTCCAAACGTAGATGGAACTCTTGTGCCGTTTGTAGAGATAGCAAACTCTATCTGAGGAGCAGGCAGTCTGTTACCTTCTTCATCGTACTTGACTTGGCCGTATGTGTTACGGATCATGTCAGATACGTTGACTGCATCTATGCAAAGTATTTCATTGTCTCTGCCGAGCATAGCAGCACGATACTTAAAGACTGGAATATTCTTAGTCCCAGCCTTGAAATACTCGGCTTTCTGCTTGCCAGGAAGAACGATGAACCGTCTACCGGTTCCAAGTCCACACGTGCCCAGTTTATACTGCTGAGCGTTCTCGAACGATGCTTCTACTAAGTTAGTAGTTTTGTCAATAGATTTCATAACTGTAAGATTTTAAATTGTTAAACATTACACTCTGAGCCAATAGAGTGGGTGTTGGCGTTCACCAGACTTTGATACCAACATGTTTATCCTCCTGGTACAAGAGGAGTACGTAAATTGTTATTTGTTATTAGTATATTGCCAACCATATTCATATTCTTCAGGATCATCTTGATACAGCTGATCCAGATCTTCTTCTTCTGGAAGCCTTGGTTTTGGCTCGTCGAAGATTATTATTAGCTGAATTGCTTTCATTTCATGAGAGATTTAATTTGTTTATACTTCTGCTCATATTCAGAAAGTCTTTGCACTTCTTCTCTTAAGAGTTGGACTTCCGCAAGTAGGTCTCCATTCTGCTTAATGATAGCAAGCAGATAGTTTGTTGCAGTTTGCGCTTCTTCGGAAAGCTTTTCACTAGACACAACCTTAGTGATTTTATTTCCTGTCGCCGTCGTGATCTCATGCACGGCAACTTTCGGGTGTTCAACAAACCACGCGACTGTCTTCTTCGCTGCAGCTCCGACATCGCCATTGCATTTGTTTAAGCTTTCTAAGAGCGAGTTGCTAAACCACTCGGTAAGTTTATACGACGTCTTAGATGCAGCTCCTTGCTTCTGCAACATACTCATCTTGCACATTTTCGCCAAGAAATTCCCAGCAACAGCTTCAGAGCACTTAAGCCATCTTGCTACTTGTCTGCAAGTAACAACTGCATAGTTGCCAGCCTTCATCGTTACGATCAACGTTTCGCAACGATCAATAAAGATTTTGTTATTCATAATTTTATATTTTAGGCCGGTGCTCCTTAACACCATTAATTGTTTGTTAGACTTGCCCAAGGTCTTAGTGAACACCACCTAAACCAATAGGTGATGTCCTGCCGGATTAATTAAATGCAGTCAATCCTCCTGCATTAATTATAAAGTGCACACCTGGAACATGAGATTTAAATGTAGACGGTGCTACCCAATGCTGACGACCTCGAATACTTCTTCTGTTTACAAGGCGTATATATGAACCTCGTTTCCATGCTCTTACAGCATCTAAAGATTTGGACTCTTTATATGCATTAAGATTGGTAGTTCGCCTTCTTTCTCTAATCCAGGCAATTCGGTCAGCCTCTTTTAAGACACTGTAATAACTTACATTATCAGGAATACCTTTAAGTACAGATAGTGCAAGTTCTGTTTCATAAGTAAACATGTTGTTCCTTTCTTTTAATGGTTAATAATGTTAATTGTAATAGTGAACTAGAGGCCGATCAAAGCCTCTAGTCCTGTTGTTATTCATCAAAGTCGGATAACATGTTCTTATCTGCCCTTAGATTATAATATATCCAAGATCTTAAGTAATTGATATCTTCGTCTGTCTCTGCATACAAACAATACTCAAGGGGAGACGCCCAGAAAGCATTAGGGCTTTCCAGGTCTCGTTTTAAGACTTGCAAAATTGCAATTCCATACACATTTTCTGAGGAAAGTCCGTGAGACCTCACTGTAATGTCAATGTTCATTGTCATAATTTTATACACTTATCCGTGTCGTGCGCAACTTTTAAAGGTTAATAATGTTGAGCTATCTCATCAGTACACCTTGCCTAAGAGTGTAGACTCCTGACTGGCAGGAGTTTCGAATTAATAGACATTCCGTCTTTCAATTCTAAAGACATGTTTGTCCCCTTCAGAATTAGTAAACGTAATATAGAAGACTTTTAATGGAGGGTAATCTTCAAGATGATCAATTGGAAACCAAATAGGATCACTCCCATCTTGGTTACGAGAGCATCTGTAATCTGTTCCGACCCATGAGGGTACGGAAGTAACAAAAGTGGATAAACTTGTCACTACTTTGAATACAAGACCTTTTCCTCCAAATTTGTCAAGTCCATCTAAGATAACAAACACCTGTTTCATTTTTTATTGTTTAACGTGCGCTCCTTAACGCACTTTAGTTAATACTACCTGCCCAACCATTTCTGATTGGGCAACGCACCGAGCCTAAAGTCTATTTATACTCGCTCGGTCGAGTTATCAACTTCCCCACAACATATGCGGGCTAAAGTCTCTGACGGAAACTCGATAAGTTTCCATCTGTCGGTGTCCCCACCGACGAGAAGACACCTCTCATATATGAGGGTGCCAAAGATTATTCTTTGCCCCTCTTTTGGGGCCGGCAGTGAGCAGTCTGCCCCTGCTAGATGCTGTAGCCAGGTTGGACTACTTTTAATTACCTTCACTTCTGGAAGGCCAGTAGGAATTTGGTCCGATCCCCTGAACCACAGTTGTGTCTCGGCCCCGCGAAGACGGAGCTTTATCCGATCTCTCAACACTTCTGGCTTCCAAGTCCTAAACACGTCTGCCCATAGGCTAAGACCTTTTGACAGTTTAACAACCTGCCCATCTGGGCCCTCAATTACCCAGCCATGATATTTCCTCGTGGTGAGCATAAAGCCATCAGTAATCAGGCTCACGAGAGCCATCTGTGTTGACAAATTAATACACGATACCACATTATTAAAACGGCACGTCATATCGTAATGCCTATATTACCCCCAGAAGGACTTATCTGGATCGTTTTGCTCCAAGGAATTACCAGTGGTACTCTGGTTACTTGTTGAGGTTATCAAGCTCAACAGTCATCTAGCTACTATCTTCACTAGGAATTCACCATTTCCTCACAAGGAGTTACCGCCTTGTTTTAGTGGAATTGGAGCGATGAGTAGAACCCACGAAGGGAATCGAACCCTTCTACAACCATTGTGGGTGTTACGCAGTTCCCCTGCGTTAGGTACGGAAAAGCGACTCACAACGGGGCAAGGCCCCGCTGGGAGTTCGGTTTCCCATCATAAAAGGTAGGGGGGCATGTTGAGTAGGTGTTCTCTCCCTCCCACCATATATCAATTTTCCATTCTATAACCCCCGGGGCTATATTTTGAATTTGGGAAATTTTATAAAAATTTATTTTAGACTTATTACATTCAATTTATGTACACTTTTATAATGTATATATGTTATAAGTTAAGTTTTATTTGATAATTAAGAAAACTTGCTCTTTAGTTTTTTTATTGTAAATTTTTTTGTATCTTTGCATTAGATTTTAAATGAATAATATTATTAGATATAATAAAAATCAATAAACTATTGGTTTATAATAAGTTACCTATATTTACTATACACATATATATTTATATTGCACACATATATGTGTAAATGATACACAAATAAGTGTACATATAAACTTGTGTATACTGTTGATGAAAAAAATGTACACATATAAATTTGTTTAATACACTAAAAAAATTTATTTTATGGCTAAAAAAATTGTACAAACAATTCAAAGTGAAGTAATTGATAAGGAAACTGGAGAGATATTGAAGTATGATTCATAGAAAATATTTACAGAAAAAATTAATCCAGATCATTTTTATATAACTTTCTTTGATTATTTTGCCCCTGTTAGGCAATTAAAGCAGGGAGTAACTAGAAGAGTTCTGGATTGGATGTGTGAGCATGCAGGATTTAATACTGGTGTTGTAATTCTTTCTACTCAGGAAAGACACCAAATGGGTACTGATTTAGGAATTGCTAATAATCAGATTACTAATAATCTTAAACTTTTAAAAGATTTAAATATTATATCTGGTGAAAAAGGTACTTTTAAAATAAATCCAGAAATATTTTGGAAAGGAGAATTATCTATTAGAAGAAAAGAATTGTTAGAAAATAAAGATTTACAGATATCATTCACATTAGTTGACAAATGAGAGGTATTTATATAGTAGAATTTGATGTTTATCCCGACCTATATAAAATAGGGAAATCAAAAAAAAATTAATAATAAAATATTATGGAAGAAAACGAAAAAGAAATAATTGTATTTACAAGAGAGTTTTTCAAGATCTTTTTAAGAAAGCTTGAAGATAAATTTGTAACAAGAGAAGAGTATGATGCTTTACTTTCTAGAATTGAAGCTTTGGAAAGTTAATCATTAAAGGTTTAAAGTTTAACTTAATCTTCTTTTTTATATTTACTAAATAGTCTTTTTACTATTATATATTTAAATTCTTTTTATATATTGTATTTAAGAATATTTGATTTCTAATTTTTTATTTAAATATTTTTTTGTAATTTTGCATATTAAAATGTAAATTATTATAACATGTCAAAATACATAGAACCTATAGAACATCCTAGAGCCGCTGAAGCTAGACAGAAAAGAATGACTGTAGAACAGCTTCTTGCAATAGAAAAGAAGAACTCTTAGCCAGGTGTTATTATAAAAGACAATGGAGATGCTTACCAAAATCAACAAGCTGCTATAAAAAATAACCTTCAAGAATTACAAAGACAGAAAGAAGGAGAAGCGAAAGCGAAAGAAAATGCAGCAAGAGCTTTTAATGCTATACTTGGTGCAGGTATGCCTTCATATTATTATAATCTTTTTAATCTTGATAATTAGTTATCTGGAGGGAAAGCTTTGGCTTTGGATTTAGTATCGGGATTATTGCTAGGCGGACTGGGTGTCGCTACTGGAAGGCGAGCGTTACAAAAAGGTATATAGCAATCGGCAAAAAGAAATTATCTCGATCTGTTTGCAAACGGTCCTGTTAGAACATATGGCAAAGTAAAATACTATGGCCCAACTATGGGTAAAACAACAGCATCTAATTCTACTTTAATCGACTTTGATGATGTGGTAAGGTCAAAAATAGAACAATTGGCTAAATCTAAAGGAGTTTCTCCGAAGGATTTAAAAATTGTATCAGATCCGGATTATGTATAGCTAATTAACGATGAGGTTATTAATTGGAAATTAAATCCTGCAAACGAAGGTAAAACTTTAATGATTTCTAATAAAGCTTTATCTAATCCGAGTAAAATATAGTTTGTTTACGATAATACTCCTAGTATACCTTCTAGAGACGTATTTATAAGAAGATAGACTGGGAGAGGTGTAGGAACAGAAGCTGAAGCGGCTGATTACTACAATGCTTTATTGAAAGAAAATCCTAATTTACAATTGGACAATAGATTTGTATCTCAAATTGAAAACGGGCCTGTTTAGCCTACAACTTCTAAATTAACAGAAGCAGAAAGATTGGGAATTCCTAAAGGATCTGAGAGATTTATAGAAAATAACAAATCTGAAATCTTATAGAATGCGAAAGAGTTTGCTGAAAAATATGGATATGATATTCCTAAATCAATAGAAGAAGCTGAGAAAATGTACAAATAGCATAATACATGGTTTAGAACTGTTTCGGTAGCTCCAATGATAAATTATCTAAAATTTTTTAAATAATGGAAACAGTAGAACCAAAGTATACAGATTTACACCCAATTGTAGGATGTATACAGGATGATACATTAGCGTTTATTTATGGTGCTATTGCTTAGTACGGATCTGAGAAGGAGAATCTAGAGGATTTAAAAGAGTATATATTAATTGAAGCTAAACATATTGGAGAATGAGCTAGAAAAGTAGTACGTGGATTTCTGTCCCAGAGGGTCTTGCCTCCGGAGACTTTGGTGGCACAGGATATTAGGGATAGTACGGAGATACATCTTTAATATATAGATTATCTGATGAAGAATTATAGAACTGGCAAAACACTGGTAAATTATATAATCCCTGGGCTTCTGGTGCAATGTAGACTAGGGGAAGCATGTTAAATCCATATGTGGTTAAGACAAAATCTGGACAAATACAGTATGGGCTTAGAGGAGTAAATCCAAAAGATATTGCTGGTGTATGGATGGTTGATAATGGATCTAAAGATTTTGTTGAAAAACCACCAGAACCTCCTGTTGTAAAAAAGGAACTTGTTGTTCGGTCAACAACGAAACCTATTGAGTAGACAACTACTGATATTCAGTCTTCTAATTCTTAGACTGTTTAGAAGGCAGCATCTAGACCATATTAGCCAAAACCAAAACCTATTATTAAAACATTAACCCCACAATAGACAATTGGTTTAGCTAAAGTTGTAAACGGAAAAACTTATTATACATTTCCTGAAATAAGTTCAGAAGCTATCTAGAAATATTTAGCGCAGCATTATCAGCCGCAACAAAATAATATTTAGTATCAGCAACCTCCTGTGTCACAATAGAAAAAAGAGCAATAGAGACAGCAATAGCAATCTCAACAGGAATAGACACAAAATACTAATGAAAAATCTCCAATTAAAATAGTAACCAATGGAAATACAAAACCGCTAAATAATGAATATGCTGGTGATAATGCCGGAATTTTTTACAGTTATAAAAAAACTCCTCGTGTAAATATGTATGAAATGCCTCCGGAGTTAGCTGAAGAGATAAGACAAAATGTTACAGAAAAAGAATTGCCATATATACATGATAAGTCTATATATTATTCAGATAAATAGCTGCCTGGATAGCAATATGGAGATACGTTAATTCATTACTATAATAAAGTGACTCCAGAATCGGCAAAAGAATATTTATAGAAATATCCACAAGATTCAAATTAGTTTATAACTACTTCTTCCGGAGATGTTTATTCGATTACTAAACAGTTTAAGTCTGGAGAACAGTCAATGTTAAACGCAGCAAGTAATTCCAATATTGAAGATATTTATATTGGAAAAGCAAATGTTCCTGCGTAGAGGGCAGGACGCGCTGGAGAAGGTGGAGATTATATACCAATTGATAATAATAAAGTTATCATACGTCCGAATGAAAGAGGTATCATAGATGCTGGTCATCATACTTTAGTAAAATCACCATATAGTCAAATCAATTTTTGGGCTAATGATCTGAAGAATCAGACCGTTAAATCAGCAGGAGTGGATGGGGTTTCTTGGAAAGAAGCAATGGATACATATTATCCAAAACCAAGTGTTGGGCAAGAAATTAAAGAAGGATTAAAAACAATAGATAATGGGTTCTTTTCAGATGTAGCATCTTTGTTTAAAAAGAAAAAGAAATACGGCGGAAAATTAAATTATTTAAGTTATTTCAAATGATAAAATTTATTATAATGCTGTTATTATTAGTAATACCTTTACGTAAAACTAGAAAATACAGAGAAGAATATAATCTTAGAAAAAATTTTTAAAATGGGAACAGTAGAACCAAGATATAATGATCTCTATAAAATATAGGGATATGGAATTACAGATGATTCATTGGCATTTATTTATGGGGCTATTAAAAAGTATGGGTCAAATAAAGAAGAATTGCCAGAATTAAAAGCTTATATATTAGAAACTGCTAAACATATTGGAGAATGAATTATATTGAAGAATACAAGAATGGATCTGGCATCCATATAAAGAAAAAGAATAGAGGTAAGTTTACTGATTTCTGTGGTGGCAAAGTTACAGAAGAATGTATTCAAAGAGGAAAACATTCTTCTAATCCAGTAACTCGCAAGAGGGCTACGTTTGCTGCTAATGCAAGACGCTGGAAACATTTATTTGGTGGAGAAATTAATTATTTAGACATATATGGCGATATTTGATAATAACAATATACTAAGAGCAAAGCAAATATTTTACGATAGAGCAGTTAGAAACAAAGATAAAAAAGAAGAGAAGAAGGAAGAGCCTTTATATGTTTCCTCTGAAGAAGTCGAATCTCCCGACAAACAAGATTCTAAAGAGGAGACTTCTAACTTTGATCTTTGGCGTCAAATGTTTGAAGGATATCAGGAAACTCCTGCAGCACAAGAAGTGGGAGATATTAACTAGGATTTGAAAACTCTTCTTGACATGTTTGCTTCTGCAGGAATTAAAGTTAGAATGACGTCAGGTTATAGAGAAGGAGCAACAACAAAGCAAGGAAAGCCTTCTTATCACGCTTCTGGAGAGGCTATGGATATTGTTCCAGAGGATGGAAACTTTGATATGCTGGCAAAAATGATTAAATCAAATCTTGCTATTAGCTCATATATGAAAGCTAAAGGATATGGTATTATAGATGAATCAACACAAGAGATGTTAAATAAAACAGGTGGTACTGGAGCTCATTTTCATATAGGGAAAGACGCTTTAGCACAACAATTTTGGATGTAAAAATTATAGTAATATGACAATTGAACAAATGAAAGAAGGGCTCAAGACAATTGAGTTATTAGAAAAGGATCTTATGAGAGATCTTACAAAAGAGGAAAAAGACGTAGTTATGAATGAGGGCTGGGAGAAGTTCTTGTTTGGAGAAGATCATCTGAATTTTACGGAAGAAGATTACAAAGAGTTAAAAGCTTTGAAAGAGATTATCAGTGCTTTCTATACTCAAGATGAGGCTGTATTAGAAGAGTGTATTGAAAAAGCTCCAGAAGGAATTGCTTTTGTGTTAAAAGATATTCTTGATCGACTTGATGCTAATACATTATGCAGTGATCCCTATAAAGATAAAGAAGAGTGCCATCAAACTGAAACTCCCGTTAAAAAATCTAATCCTATAGATGATTTTGTAATCTTCTTGGAAGACCTTTATGATGCCGTTCCTAAAAGAGAAAAGGACTGGTTTAATAAATTAACTGAAGACATTCGTAAAGATTTATTCAAAGTTTTTAGAGAGAATCGTAATGAGCACCAAGACTGTAGTGATGATATTCTTGGCGGTATTATTACTGATGCTGTAAAAGACGGTGTTGTAAAAGATATGGTTGAGAAGCTTAAGAAAGGAGAAGCTGTTGAGATGACTAATGATGAGTATATGGAAGTTGCTGATTATTTGTGTCAGCATGAAGATCATATTTTTCTCTCTAATGAGAATGGTACTGTAAGATTAACTTTACTTTAATTATATAGCCTCTTAAATGAGGCTAGTACTGCCCTCTCGTATATTTGCAATTGATTATACCTGACTCTAAATCAGGGGAGCAAGGTTGGAATCCTTGGAGGGCAACCAATAATATATTTTTAATATGGTTACAGAATATAAAAATGTGCCTTGTGTAATAAAATTTAATGGGGAATTCTTTAAAGTAGAACGTCCAAAAAAATTTTTTAATAGACACAGGGAAATGGAAAATGATAATGTTGAGTTTCATTATATAGATGAAACAATAAGCGGAATGCAAGAAATTGCTATAGCTCTTAGAGATTTAGAGGACTCTTTAAAAGGAATAAAAAGAGAACCAAAACAATTAGATTCTTTAAGAGAGTGTCCTTATAAATATAGAGTTAGCTTCAATACTGTATTAGAAGCATATACAGAAGAAGATTTAAACAAATTAAAAAAATCTTGGTGAATATGTTAAAAACTAACATTTAGGAAATTATTCCTTTAGATAATAATGATATAAAAACGAATTATTAGAAGGAAATAAAAATAAAATATCTTTTATCCCCTCAAGCAAAAGAAATTTTATATAAAGGAAGATTACATTATGTCAAATGAAGAAATTGTAATTATGGAATTGTCTAACGCAATAAAATGCGTAGAGAAATGTATACCTCTATTAGAAAAAATGGAAGGAAAGATTTCAACCAAAGTGTTGAATTTGTTAGATGAATTAAATAGATTAAGTGTAATGTATTGAATATTAAGTAATTATGGAATATTTTACAAAAGAAGAATTTGAAAAATCAGAAACAGCCGAGCGATTAAAAATAGATAACTCCATCCCAGACAACTTAATGCCTGGGTTGGAGGAATTCGTAGAACAGATTTTGGATCCTTTAAGAAGCGCGTGGGGAACACCTATTAAAGTTAACTCTGGATATAGAGGTCCAAAATTAAATAAGGCAGTTCACGGAAGTGCCACTTCTAGCCATTGCACGGCACAAGCGGTTGACTTATGGCCTGTTGACAGAGATTTCGAAAGATTTAAAGAGTTTGCAAGAGACTTTTTATATTCAAGAGATTTTGATCAATGTATAGTTGAATATAGTGGTGTAAAAAAGTGGTTACATATAGGATTTAAAAATAGAGAAGGAAAACAGAGGAAGCAATTTCTTATATACAAGAATAGTACATACTCTGTTTGGGAATAATAGTATTAGGAGTTTTATTGTCACTTTAATACTTTAATTTTTAAAATATTAATGTTTTTTCATACGTAATATTAATAAAAGAAGCATAGAATCTTTGTTTAGGATTCTGTGCTTTTTTGTTTTTATTTTCATTTATTTTTTGTAATTTTGTATGTTAAAATGTATAATGTGTATGCACAGAATTGGAGTGACTGGATTACTAAATTAGTATAAGACGTTTTCTAAAGATTTTTGGTTATCTTATAAAGCTTTAGAAAAAGTTTTGCCAGAAGTTTATTTTGCTGATATTAAAATGAAGCTTCTGAAGAGTAAGAAGATTATTCTTGATTAGATTAATAATTTAGATATTGATAAATTTAATTTAGAAAGAGCTTTATTAGAAAAAGAGTGGTCAGAAAAGAATGAGGAAGCAAAATAGACAGGCACATTAGTTCATGAGCAGATTCATAATCTTTTTTGCACTAATTTACATTCTGTAAAAACAGATTTTGGAATTGATACAGAAAAATATTCTGTGCAGAGAACTGAAGAATTTTTAAAATCAAATAAAGGTATATTTAATGAGTTTAAAGTAGAAATACCACTAGACGATGACTTTTTGTTAGTTGGTGTTGTGGATTGTATTATCAGAGATGGTAATCACCTTACCATTATAGATTTTAAGAGCGACGAGAAGATAGCTTTTAAAAGCATATATGACGTGGGTAAGAAAAAGACGAAAAGGTTAAAATATCCTTTAGTAGACTGGGAAGATTGCCCTGGTATACACTACTAGTTTTAGCTTTCTTTATATGCTTGGATGTTATAGTAGTTAAATCCTGAATTTATTATTGATAGGCTTTTAATCATTCAAGTAGAAAATTTAAGAAAGAAAAAAGAATTTGAAGTTGAATATATTAAAACAGATATTGAAAAGCTTTTGAAATGGCATGTTAAAGCAGTAAAGCTTAAAGAAGAGATGGATAAATGTAACTCATTAAATTTTGAGTAATATGATTAAATGGTTTAAGAAACTTATTGTTAGTTTAATGTTAATGTGGAATTTAAAATTCGGCTATAAGCCTAATTCAAAAGAAAATGGAACAAGAAAAGAAATCAAGTTGGATAAAGACCCGCTGGAGTCTTCTAGTGAGTTTGTTGATAAATGCGATACTAGCACTGTTACTACTACAAAAGTGCGGAGGAAGTCAACCAGGCGTAAAAATTGAATATGTTCCAGTACATGATACTGTTACTATAACAACAGAACGCCTTGTAGAAAAAACAAAGACAGTGTTTGTTAAAGACACACTTTTGAAAGTAGACTCAGTATATGTTACCAACGATGGAGAGACATTTGTAGAACTTCCAATGAAATGGAGCCAATATAAAGACACCATAAAGAATGACAGTTCTGAAGTGAAGATAGAAATAGACTATCATGGTATTGAGGCTGGTATTGACAAGGTCCATCTTGATTATAAATATGACAAAGAAATTAAAACAATAACTTTACCTCCAAAGAAAGTTGGTCTTGTATGGTCAGTGGGAGTTGGTGTTGGATTTGGCGGTCATGCTAATATCAATACTGTCACATTCGGGTATGGTCCTGAAATTGGTATATATGGAACAATAGGAATTGGTGGGTTTATAAAATAAATATAAATAAAATGGGTAGTTTGTTAAATACATATTAGAGAATGAAATCTCCTACAGGAAAAGAAGTTACTTTATTTACAGATAATGCTCCTTGGAGAGAAAATCCGTGGAAAGAAATTAAAGAAGCTGGAAGAAGATATAGAAATCTTCCAAATGGCGGATATGAAATCTAGCAATGGGAGTCGAGCGGCGGAGACTGGATTCCTGTTAATGATATAGATGCAGATTATTGGAATAATTATATTAAACAAATAGAATCCAAGGCTACAACAACTCCGAAACGCTCTTTAATACCTTATATTACAGATCTTATACGTCAAAGGCCTGTTGAAAAAAATGGCGGAACTGTAAACTACTATAAATTCTTTAAATAATGTTCGGAATTAATAGTTTTGAATAGTTAGGCTAGATTGCAGAAGGTTGGAGTAACTATGCTCTTGGAAGAGAAAAAGAACTTTCTGAATCTAGGATGAAAATATGTATATAGTGTCCTTTATATAATAAGGAAAAGGACACTTGTGATAGTAAAAAATGTTGGGATAAAGAAAACGAAAAATTAGTAGATTATCCTGGAAGGAATATTGTGTGTGGTTGTGGGTGTTACATGCAGAAGAAAACTTCAAGCCCAAGTTCACATTGCGTTTTAGGCAAATGGTAATTTAAAAATAAAATATGGTTATGGAATATGATAATGTAAAATTTGGATCTGAAGCTAGATCTAAAATTATTGAGGGAGCTAATTTGGCAACGAAAGCTGTTGAAACAACTTTTGGACCAAATGCTTCATGTGTTATGATAAGAAAAGGTGGACTATTAAAATCCACAAAAGACGGTGCTACAGTAATGGATTCTGTAAATGATCCAGATCCTTATATACAAATGGGTATTGATGTTATTAAAGAAGCGTCTATTAAACAGGCTAAGACTGTTGGTGATGGTTCTACAACTGTAGCAATATTAGCAAATGAAATTATAAATCAGTATAAAGATAATCCAGACCCTATTAAAGTATCTAGATATTTAAAAAAAGCGGGTGAAGAGATTATTGGGTATTTAAAACAACATAAAAAAGACATATCTTCTTTAGAGGATATTAAAAAAGTAGCCACACTTGCAGCAAATAATGATCCAACTATTGGAGGTCTTATTGCTGAGGCTTTTTATAAAGTAGGGAAAGATGGTTTAGTAACATATCAAGAATCTGAGGACGTGAAGGATAGGGTGGAATATACGGAAGGATTTAAGATAGATAATGGTTACGAATCTCCTTACTTTATAAACACAAGTAAAAACGAATGTGTATTAGAGAATTGTATTATTTACATATCTGATACAAAGCTAGATGAGGGAAAAGAAATGGAAGCTATAGCAGGAAAAGCTTATAGAGAACACAAAAGCCTTCTGCTCATTGCTCCTGAATTTGAATCTGGATTAACATTATTCCTTGCAAAGAATATGTTTAATCCTGATGGTTCTAAAAAGCTTATGTCTTGTGAAGTAGTAAGCCCTAACTTTGGTGTTATGAGGGAAACTATGTTAGAAGATATGAGAATTTTATTTGGAGAATCTTCTGAATGCGAAAAAGTAGTTATTACAAAAGATTCTACCACATTTATAGGGTATCATCCTTCTGATAAATTAGAAGCAAGAATTCAATCTATAAGAGATGTTCTTAAAGACTCTATTTTATCAGAAATCGAAGAAGTATTTCATCAGAAGCGTTTAGCAAACTTTACATCTGGAATGGCAACTATTTATGTTGGTGGTTTTTCTAAAATAGAAATGAAGGAAAGATGTGATAGATTTGAAGACGCCATTATGGCTACTAAATGTGCTATGGATGGTGGAGTGCTGCCAGGAGGTGGTGTGGCGTTGTCAAAAGTAATTGGAGAATTCCCATTAGAAATGAAACTAGAAAATGTTTTAAGGGCTCCATATAAAATGATAACTGGTAAAGATCCTGTGTGCAACACTATTGTGTATGGCCTCGACCATACAGAAAAAGATTGTTTTCAAACTTTTGATTTTTGGAGTTGTCCTTTTGGAAATTATTACGAAGAAGGAATTATAGATCCTTATCTAGTTGTAAAAGCAACAATTGAAAATGCTATTTCGGTAGCATCAACTATATTAACAACAAATTGTACAATATTAAATGTTTAATGATTATGAATAATGCTTTAGAATTAAAACCGATCTACAAAAATATTATTGTAGATGTTTATGATGAAAATCCGTATCTTAACAAACAAACTGAAGACGGTCTTGATTTAAACTCTGATTTTATTAATTCAGATAGTGGTCAAGTAGAAGAAAAGAAACTTACTATTGAATGTGCAAAAGTAATTGAAGTTGCTCCTGATTGTCAATATGTACATGCTGGAGATGATGTATTAGTAAATATTCTTCAACTTACTCCAGTACCTTTTATGGGTAATTGCTATTGGATGGTAAATGAACAGGCCGTGAAGGCGGTTATTGCAGAAGGATTAACTGAAAGATTTAAATAATAATAAATTATGGCAAAAGTAAAATTAGACGATTAGTATAATTCAAATAAATATCAAGAAAATTTAAATAAAGCAGAATCTTTAGGATTCAAAGGGACTAGCGCGTCTAATTTTGCTATAGAACGAACTGCACAAGATCTGCAATATGATGCCGGAGAACTTCCTGAGATAGTAGTAACTTCTGGAGTTAAGAGAAAATATATTAATGATGAAGGAACAAAAAATATACATTTTGCCCCTCATACAGAAGCATCTAAAGAATCTGATTTAAGTAAAATAACCGCTGGAGCAATAGGAATTCCGCTGGCTGCAGTAAGTTTAGGGACATTAGCTCCTATGGCTGCAGAAGCTGGAGTTGGAACTGCAGCCACTAATGGACTTAAAACCGGACTTGATTGGATGGGAAGATTTTATACTCCATCTAAATGGGTAGAGGGGGCAGCAAGTTATATTCCAAAAGTTGGAAATGCTTTAAATTTTACAAAAACTTTTGTTGATCCAGCAGTATAGTCAGGTTTTTTGGCTAGCGCAACTACTAGACTTGGTCAAAAAGCTTATAATGGCACGCTTGGAAAGGAGCTAGTTTCAGACGCTTTAGATGCTAGTATGTTAGTAGGGCCGAGGCTTGGAGGGCCGAGGATTGGAAAGACTACAAAGTTTTCTAAATTATTTAGTCCTAAAGTATATAAATCAACACAAATACAGCCACAATCTAATTATCCAATAATAACTTATAACAATGCAGAGCTTCCTGGGTATTAGTTGAAAGGATTTATGGAAGGTTCTCCACTAGAAAAACAGTTATCAAAAGATGGAACAATATCTATAAAATAGTTAAACTCCTATTTGGCAAAATAGGATAAAATGACTCAAGATATTGTTGGAAAAGTTATAAAAAATTTTGAAGGTCAGGACAAAATTAATTATAAAGATCTTCGTAAAGTAATTCAAGAAAATCTTGTAAAATATGAACAATCCCCGACTGACATGTGGGACGATTATGGTATAAACGGCCTAATGTTTTAGACTAAAGGAAGAGGAAAAGGAGGGGATGCTTCAGATAAATTTTTAAATGCTCACCCGGAATTAATGTGGAAGTAGAATTTTAGAAATTTTAATGGAATTTCCGGTAAATATTCTCCATTTACTAATGTTGTCGGAGAACAAGTTACAATGAAAGAACTAAGAAAAAAATTTGGTACAGAATTTGAAGACTTGTATAATTCTTATACTGAAACACCGGATTTACATACATTCACACTTTCTTCCAGACAAATTCCTGTTGGTAATAATACACATTTTAATTCAAATACATTGGGGCATGTAAGAACTTATACTACAAAAGAAGATCCTGATATTCTGCATATATTAGAAAACCAAAGTGATTGGGCACAAAGAAAAACATGGAAACCTTTTGAAAAGTTTACAGACAGGAGAGCACAATTTCTTAATACACGCATTTAGGATATAAAAGAAAACTTATCTGCTTGGAAAAAATCGATAGCCGAAGGAAAAGCCTAGGATGGAAGAACGTTGCAAGAACATGAAGTAAAAAGATTAAATGAGTTAATGTCAGATGAGGCTGAACTACTTAAATCTTTCGAGAATGAACTGACTGTTGGACAAAGGCCTTTTTCTGAATTAAAGCATTTGGGAGAAAACTATCAACAACGACAGATATATGAGATTTTAAAATATGCTTCTGAAAATGGATTAAAACGAGTTAGATTTCCAATGTCAGAAACAGCAGCAAAAATAGAGGGCTATAAAAAAGCAAATATATCTAATCCAAATTATGATTCTCAAATGTCTATTATAGACAATCATTATAATAAACTTCGTAATGAGTGGATTGATAATAATCGAGCTAGACTGTCGTCTCCTTCTTTGAATTCAGATTAGAAATATAAAATATATAATACTGAATTTTAGTTACGACCAGATATAGTTGAACTTAATAAAAAAAGGACTTCTATTCCTCAACAAATATATGACTATCCAGAAGCACATAAAACTATTCTTAAAAAGTATGCTGACTTCCCAAAAATATATGAAAAGTTATTTGGAACTGGAACAGTGAGGCAAAACGTTTTAGATAGAAAAGGAAACTTATGGTATGAAATTAACGTTCCTGAAAATTTTTTAAATATGGAATGGCAATATAAATCGGGAGGAAAATTAAATTACACAAAATATTTTAAATAAAATGAACATGTTTGAAGATAAATGTTACTTTGTTCCTGGCGATAAAGTTCGGAACAACAAATTAGCAGATGCTCCAGAGATGTATGTTCTTCGCAAGAAAGAACTTACTCTGAAAGATGGAGATAATAAGTAGAAAACCCTACAAGGAATTGTTTGTAGGTATTTGGACAAATAGGGAATATTTAGGGAAGAGATATTTTCGACGAAAGACTTAAGTAAAATAGAAGATTAATTATGACAAATACAGAACAAGAAAAACTTTCTAAGCAGTTGTTTAATAGCATTTATTTCCCAAATCTAGGCAATAGAATGATGTATAATGAGTCTATGGAATTAGTGCCGGATACTACATAGGAATAGAATGTAGATCTTTCTAAATATAAAGAGAAGAAAATGTTAGATAAGTTTTTATCTTTTAGGTGGTCACCGTTAGATCCAAGATTAGGAGAGACTGTTATGGTAAAACAGCCGACAGTTAAACAAGTGTTGTTATCTCCAATTTATAAAACAAGAGATGAAGTCAAATCTGTTATTGATTATTTAAAAATTTTTGGCGGTGACTCTTTACTTAATATTCCAACAGTTAAAGAATTAGAAACTAATAAAAGTAAATAACTATGAACGATCAAGAACAATTTATTAAACAAGTTGAAGAACTCATAAAACAAGCTCCAGCTAATCCAGAAATAATGCAACAATTGGTTCAGTATGTTGCTTTGGGAGTGCAAGTTGCACAATAGCAAAAACAATCACAAGGCGCTCAAATGGCTAAGTGTGGAGCTAAACTCAAACGCAAAGAAGACGGTGGAGTTGTGGAAGATAAATGCGGTGCCAAGATGAAAAAGAAAGAAATTGGTGGTGCAATGAAACCATGTAATTGTAAGAAGAGGCTTGCTAAATTTGGAGGCAAGATTGTAAATGTTGATTGTAACGGTAATATAATTAAGTAATTATGGGAGAACTTTCTAGTGAACGTAGTAGAAAAATGGGCTATTTAACGCCTGTAGCTCTTGATCCTCTTGACAACAGACGAGCGTATCTAGTAAAAGAAGCTGCGGAGGCGCTTCCTATGTATAAAAGATGGGGAGTAGAAGCAGACCAAGTAGCATGGGATGGATATGGAAGAGGTAGTGTTAATTTTACTTCTGGGGCTATAAGAGATGCTGAAAAATCAGCACAAGAAAGAGCAAGAAGAGAATCTGTTGCCGGGGCTCGCCAGCTCATGGACGAGATGCTTTCAAATACAGTTAAAAGTAGAACAGTCCCGCCAGTTGTTTCGGGTACTTTTGATCCCAGCTCTCCTGAAGTTGCTCCTGACTTGGCTACTAGAATTCAGCAAAAAAATGAGTAGGAATTTCAAGATAATGTTGCTAAAGCAAAAATGACTCTTGGTCTTGGTAAGGCTGGACTTGATATGTATTTTGGTGGAAGTGGTCAGTATGAAGGACCATTAGATTGGTATAAGAGACAGGGGTTTAAAGATACTGATATTCAACAGATTCAATAGCGATTAATTGATTTAGGATATAATGTTGGCAGAACTGGCGCTGATGGAAAGATGGGAGCAAATACTATTGCCGCCATTAAACAATTCCAAAAGGACAATGGCCTTGCTGTAGATGGTAAATTTGGAGGGCAAACTAGACTTGCGATGCAAAGACGTATTGATGATGCTGCTATAGAAGCAGAACGCAAAGCACCGAGAGAACTTTTATCTAGATCTGTCGTTCCTGGTAGTTTTGCACAAGCATTACCTAAATAGCAATTACTTCAAATGACGTAGAGAAACGAAGCTAAAGAAAGAGGGCAAATTAAACAAGACAGTTTTGATGATGCAACAGAAGCCCCTTATTAGAGTAACGCACTTATTGGATCTAGACAACATAGAGTTGGCGCACTTGTTGGTGATCCTGATTGGGTAGCTAAAACAGAAGATAAAGAATATTATCCTTCTAATGTTGCTTTGGCATATCAAAGTGTTGGATTAAGAAAACTTGGTGGAAGAATAAACTATCAAAAAATATTTAAATAATGATTAAATTTTTCGCATATGATAGTGCCGAAAATAAAATAATCATTAATGAACCGGAAATTCTTTTGGTAAAAGAATTTGCGGACTTGTGGACTAATGAAAGAAATATCTGTAAGGAAGATCCTACAGGAAAAAAGAAATTAAGAGGTTTTAGAGAACTTATATATATTTATATGGCTATTGACTGGGGCGCTCCTGGGAGTAAGGACACTCCGGCCAATCGCCATAAATATGCTTTAGAAGCATCTAGACTTACTGATGAGGAGTATAATGATCCGATCTTTAAAGCAGCATGCAAAAAGTATCAAGACCTATAGAAAAGTTCTTCTGTAATAGGCCAAATGGTAGAAACCTATACTAATAATATTCATAAGATGCAAATCTTTATTGATAGTATAGATTACAACGAAAGAACAGATACAGGAATGCCTGTATTTAGAATTAAAGATACTTTAACAGAGATGCAAAATCTTTCAAAAGCCTTACAAGCATTAAAAGAATTAGAGGCACAATATAAAGAGGAGCAAGATGAAGCTTCTGGATTAAGAGGAGATACAACACCTGGTCTATTTGACTAATAATCAATAAGTTATGACAAGAGAAGAGCTAGAAAAGCTAGCAAAACAATCTGCTAAAGAACGCAAGATAAGGCAACAAATGACTACTGAAGAGGCTATAGAAAGAGCTAAACAGCTTGACAAAGAGAGAGCGATTAGGCTTCGTGAGAGAAAAACTCCAACAAAAGAAGAAAAAACCCAGGAACTTGTCAAGAAAATGCTTGAGTATAAAGAACAGCCTCAGCAAGAAGAATTGCCAAAAAAAGTTAAAAAAGATCCCAATTCTTGGGATGTAAAAAAGGGGGATCCTATTTTATATTTTGATCCGACTTTATCTTATGAATTAACTGGGTATCGGCCTATAACAAAAACTGAAGGATTAGATTTTGACCCTAAAGTATTTACAGTAGCTGCTGACACTTACAGATAGACTGGAAAATATACTAGTTTGCTTCCTGGAACATTTGCTCATAGAGTACACTGGATGGAAGAATTTAGAAGATGTAGAGACGGTGTCACAATTGGAAGATATACTTTAACGGGAGAAAATTATTTCTTCTTAAATTATTTTAGACTTCCTTCTGTATTAGATAAAAGCGGTGCAGAGTTACAAGAGGAAAACTTCCCCACATTCTTAGCAAAATAGTATGAGTATTTTCATTACCTTGCTTTATGTCGAGCTCTTGGAATGGATGGTGTAGCTTTTAAATCTCGTGGTGTTGGAGCTTCTTAGATTGCTGCAAGTAATCTTGCTGATGCATATACTTTTCATAAAAACACAAGAAATATAGTTGCGGCCTATGCTGACAGATATGTTGATGATACTTTGAGTAAAGTGTGGAATGAATTCGACTTCCTTAATACTCAAACTCAAGGTGGCTTTAGAAGGGTAAGAATGAAAACGGATACTTCTAGAGTCAAGGTTGCTTCTAAGGTAGATAAAGATAAAAACGAGGTTGGATGGAAGTCTAGAGTAGAAGGCGTTACAATAGATGATCCTCGTAAATTACGTGGAGGTCGTACATATAGTCTTTATTTTGAAGAGGCTGGTAGTAATGAGAAATTAACACAGTCTTATATTCAATCTCGCGCTTTAGTTGAAATCAATGGATTTAGAGTCGGTTCTAGATTTGTATTTGGAACGTCTGGAGATACTGGACCAAAACTGGCTGCACTCAAAGACATGTTTTATAATCCAGAGGAGTATTTTATGCTTCCTTATAAACATAATTATACTAGAAATGGTGAATTTGTTTTAACTGGATATTTTATTCCTTCTTATACTATGTGGTTTGGAAGCCCTGGTAATCCTGGGTTTGATTCAAGAGGAGTAGTAGACGAAGAAAGAGCTAAGGCATATTATGAAAATACTTGGAGTAAAATAAAAGACCCTAAAAAATTATTATAGGATAAGGCAGAGTACTGTTTTACTCCAGAAGATGCATTTATCCTTGAAGGAGATAATGTATTTAATACTGAAAAACTTACAGAACAGCAAGTAAATATAGAACAACTAAAAGCAGTTGAGCCTCCTAAGAGAATTAGACTTTCTTGGGATTACAATAAGGATATAGGAGGAATTGACAGAAATTCTATGCCTAAAGCAGAATTTACTGATCAAGGAAAGATTCTTATTACAGAGTTGCCAATGACAGATGATAAAGGTATTCCATTTAATAATTTATATTGTATAGGAATAGACGCTGTTGACTAGGGCAAAGACACTTCTACTGGGCAAGACGATGTTTCTAAGTTCTGTATCGTCGTAATGCGAAGATAGGTTGGATTGAAGGCGCCTAAAATAGTTGCTTTATATTTAGAAAGACCTAATGATGTAAGAGAAGCTTTTGATACAGCATTAAAATTATGTTAGTTCTATAATGCAAAAGCTTTGGTGGAGGCGACTAGAGTGGGGGTAATAAATCATTTTATTTAGTATCAGAAACAATACTATTTAATGAGAAGACCTTCTGTAACATTGACCACCTCAAAATAGAATAAAAGACAATACGGTGTTCCTGCAGTAACATCAATTATAGAACACCAAATTGAATTAATATAGGAATATGTTGAAGACTTTTATGATCAAATTGATTATTTAGAAGTAATTGATCAGTTAATAAGTTACTCATTTGAAAACAAACGAAAGTTTGATATTGTGGCTGCTTTTGGAATTTGCCTTTTGGCAAATGAAGATATGTAGGGTAAAGTTCCTAAATTAGATAATTCTGGTGACAGAAAATTAGAAAATGTTGGGTATTATACAAATGAATACGGTCAGAAAGTTTTTGGCATAATAAAAAATGTTCCTCAACAATCTACAATGAAATATGGATGGTTTAGAGAAAAAAGTTAAAGAGTTAATTGAAACTCTTTATTGCTGCATTTATACTAGACCTTTAAAAGTCACAAAAAATGATGGTTTGTATAAATGTACTTTATATTTACATGATGAGCATTTTGGCGGTTTAGTAATGGCTAACCAATGTGAGTCAGATGAAGAATTTTTAGATTTTGTAAAGACTGAATTAAAGAAAAGAAGACTTGACAGATCACAACATGCTGTCTTAAAAATATACGGAAATATAGAAACATTTCCTGAAAATTAGGTATAAAAATGGAAATTTCTAAAAGTAAAAAAGGTTCTGACGATTATCTTGTAGAGATGGCTGATTATGTTATAGGCGATTTAGTTCATGAAAAAGAAGGGCTGTTTAAAGCTTATAATTATTATAATGCCATCAGAGATAAATATCAATACGAACATATTGAAAAAAATTATGGAATAGGAAATCCTACTTCAATTTCCTTTACTCCATTGATTAGAAAACACATAGACGCAATTGTTGGTGAATTCTTAACAACAGAGATCAGACCAAAGATTTCATGTAAAGATGAAAAAACTCTAACCAACATTTTTAGGGATATCTAGCTTGAAAAAGCTTCTAAGATTAGAGAGTGGGTGTCTAGATATCTCACAAATGCCGTCTATGATGCTCTTGCTGGGAAAAAGCCTGGCGAAGAGAAAACAATTGATCCTGTTATAGATTAGGAGATTAAAGATTTAATGGAGTCCGTTGATATTAACTTCCTATCTAATTACGAGATTGCTGGATAGAACATAGTTTAGTATATTTTGCAATCAAGAAAAATTGACTTTAAAAATAAATTAAAATAGATTTTACTAGATCTATTAATCGCTGGAGAAGCTTATTATAAAGTTATACCAACATCTGCTGGAACGAATTTTCAAATTGAAATTGAAGATCCTTTAAATACATGGGTAGATAAAGACCCTAAAAGCTAGTATCTTAAAAACGGATATAAAGCTGTTGTAAGAAAATGGATGACTAAAGAAGAAATTATCATGAAATATGGAGATGATCTTACTCAAAAAGATATTGATGAGTTAGACGACCTTAAAGTATATGATGAAGATAATAGAAATTATGTTCTTATAACTTCATGTGGAGCTAGATATGGAGATTATAGCAATCCTGGTATTGTTGATGGTGTTGGAGTTACGTTTGACAGCGACAATCGCTATGGTAAATGGGATTTAATTCCTGTTTACGAAGTAGAATGGATTGATTGGATCAAAGACGGAAAGAAAAGAAAAGGTCAAAGATATAAGGTAACTAGAATTGGATCTGATATTTACATATTAGATGGCGAAGACGATAATGTTGTTAGAGACATGGATTCTCCTAATGAAGTTACTTTGTCTATTAATGGAATGTATTATACCGATGGACATGGCGCTCCTTATTCATTAATGCTAAAAACAGCTTCATTATAGGACGACTTTGATCTTTTAAATTACTTTAAAAGTAATATGATTGCTCTTTCCGGTACAAAAGGTGCTATTGTTGATTTAGCGCATCTTCCAGAAATGTTGGGAGATAAAATGGAAGAGCGTCTTATGAAATATCTTGCTTATAGAAAATCTGGCTTGGCTTTATTTGATTCTTCTCAAGAAGGAGATGTTATTAATCAAGTATTTAATGGTTATAACGACATGATTGAGCCCGGTGCTTTATAGGCGGTACAAATAGCTCTTGAAATGGTTGAAACTACAGCAAGCTCTATTACTGGTGTATTTAGAGAAAGACTCGGCGGTATTCAGCAGAGAGATGCTGTGGCAAATGTTGAAGCAGGAATGCAATAGTCTTATATCATTACTAAACAATATTATCAAGTAATGGATACTCTTGTTGCAGAAATGCTTACTGATGCATTAAATTTGGCAAGAAAAGTTTATAAGAAAGGTCTTACAGGGCAAATAATTTTAGGCAACAGAAAAGAAATCTTTACAGCTTTGCCTGAATACTATTCATAGACTGATTATGATGTACATCTTGCTGATTCTACAGAGATAATGAAAGAGCAGGAATTACTTAAACAAATGGCTCTTGAATTAGCTAAGAACAATCAAGTTGATCCTGAAATTCTTATTGATGTTACTACAAGCAAGAGCTTGACAGAAATGAAAGAAGCTCTTAGAAAGACTATTAAGCAGAAGAAGCTTGAGAATAATCAAATTGCTCAACTTACTCAACAATTAGAGCAGGCTCAAGATCAGGCCAAGAAAATGCAACAACAGCTTGAAGCTAATACTAAGAAACTTCAGCAACTTAATGAGAAGAAACTTGCTATCGAGCAACAGAATAATACTGCAGAGCAATCTATTAAGTGGTATGATGTTAAGTCTAAGGCTGAGGCTAAAGAGAAAGAACTTGAGTTGGTTAAAGAGCGTAATCAAATTGAGCTGGCATAGCTTTTTGATAATAATAAGTAGAATGATGAAGTTCAAGATAGAAAAACATGAAAACTTCAAAGGAATTTTTTAGAGAGATGTTAAGTGAGAATGGCATAGGCTCAAGCAAGAGACTGGTTGGGTCTATTGCCATGCTCGTAGCACTTGGATGTATAATATATCTAACAATAACAGAAGGAGGTTCCAAATGTGTTGAAGGATTATTATAGGTTTTAATTATTACAGCATGTTCTTTATTAGGACTGAGTTCAATTACCTCTGTTTTTAAAGGAGGCAGCATTTCTATATTACCAAAACAAAAGAAAAAGAAAGATGAATAAAAATATTAGTATAAGTTTATTTAGAATATCTGGTGATAGCAAATATCTTGATTTGGTATTTAGTTGCCCGGAAGAATTTCATTTCACCTCTTTGCAATTAGAGGTTCGATTTGTAGAGGGAAATGATTTTAAATCATCGTTTTATGATTTATCACAAGCCTTGTTTCCAGTAGACGATTCTACTGATTCTGATGAAGATTCTTATCAAACAAGATTTGTTGTAAGACTTCCAATTGATAAGTTGGGAATTTCAACTGCTGCTATATATATAGGAACATTTAAGGCTATAAATAATGAAGATTACTTAGATGAATTAACAAGTACAGCAATTTGTTCTGATGTTAATTATGCTTATAGATGTATGATGGATGATCTTTTTATGAAAGAAAAATCTGATACTTCTTGTGAGGATCTTATACCTGATGAAGTAATTAGAAAATATTTACTTCTTTATGGGCATACAGCAGCAATGGCTGTAGAAGATCTTGATACAGCACAGGCCTACTTCAAGCTTATTGGAAATTGTTTTGGTAATTGTCCCTCTAATGGCAGAGGTAAAGGATCTTGCTGTGGTAATAATTCTAAATGTGAGGAAGGTTTAATGTATAGACGTCCTCCTATTCACTCTTGTAATTGTGGACGATAATGATTGACGTAAAAGCAACTATTTTAGAAACAATTAAAGACAAATTTAATAGACTTAGATTTCTTGGAGATAATGATCCTAAAGGACTTAAAAAAATATTGGCTTTAATTGTTCTAGATGATTTATATGAATGGAGTGATTATCTTGATGCTCCTTAGGCGGTATAGAAAAAAATACAAGAAATGAGAACTAATTATATTTTATGCCAACGAGATTTTAAAATCGAGCACACCCCACAAGAAGGATATTACATTAATGTAAATACTCCTCAAACGAACTATACGTGGAAACGCGTTTGGGACGCCCCTGATTTATTCCCAGCAGATTGGGATGAAATTTCTGTTGTTGTAGGCAGTGATTTACACCCGAGACCGTTTACTCCAGATCCTACTTGCCCAGTATCACTTACTTATTTTGGGGAAGGGGAACGTATTCCTGCAGATATTTTAGGCAAACCTCTTGTTGATTTTGATACACTAACTATTTGTGAAAAAATGAATATTTATATTAATAGAAAAACAGGTCAAATGTTCTTTTTAGACCCCGATACTTGCACATGGAAAGCACTTAAAGGCGAATTAGCCGCAGCGGTTAATTGGGAAGATATTCAAGGAGCTCCTGATATCTATTCATCGATTGAACATACTGTAGTTGGAGACGATGAGGAAAAAACATTTGATGTTACATTAGATAAAGCAACAAGAGATGAGATGGGTAATTGGAATTACGGTCATTAGACCAGTTCTCACCCTGTAACTGTTGAATCTGATTTAAGTGATGTATTATGATTAGAGAAGTATTAAACCCAAAGAAATTAGTAACAAAAGAATTTCTTGCTGCCTTTGGTGATAAATGCAAGGAATTATTTGCTCCTAATCCCACGCACACAATATCTGAGGACAATGTAAAGTGGATTGACATAAAAACGACTCTTTCTTATGGAAGTGCTGAGGGAGGATTTGATGAGTTATTCTTAAATCTTAAGTGTGTTGACGAAGCAGATGTTGTTAAGAAGGCTGTTGAATCTAATATATATGCACAATCTGCAGAGTCTGGAATTATTACATTTGCTTCTGGATTGAATATAGGATTAAGTGGAATTAACGCAGTTGTATTCTACAATGATCATGATAAACTTAATATTGCACTTCAGTTAGCAGGAGAAACAAAAGATTGTTTTGTTAGTATTGTTGCTTGCAAAGGAGAAAAACTAGTTCCGTCATTAAATATAATTACTTCTGTTGAATTAGTTGATGATGTAGAAGAACCTGATTTTGGATATAAATAGATTTGCGTTTCTCCTGATTCTAAACCTTTTGAAGATTCTCCTATTGGACTTATTTATAATTAGGTTACCGCTTCTACAGAATTTTAGATTGCTACTGATATTGATGAAAATGAAGAATATGTGACTACTCCTTATTCTAGAAATACTCTATTTACTAGAATTTTAGATGCTACTAGAGCAGATAAACTTTCTCACGGATTAAGTGTTACATATGATTATCAAAACGATCCGGTAGAAGAGGGATATGATAGACCTGTTGGAAATTTAAGTGAAAATCTTCTTACACTTCCTCTGCCTGATGTCTTACCTTATATTAGTGCTGCTGACGGTACGTATAGCGGTGTTGTGGTATCTAATCATAAAATAACTGGAGTTAATAATAGCGGAGGAATATCTAAAGCAACTACTGTCTCATTAGGCGGTATTAAATTAGGATCTGATAAAACATTTGCTGACGGAGATTATATTTATCTCAAATTAAAAGAAGACGGTACTGCGTTTATTGATAAGAACGAGACTCGTAATACAGATGGAGGAGATTTTGCATATATTACAAATGATGAAATTGATTACTTATTTGAGACTCATGTAAGTAATATTACACTTTATTATGACGAGATTGCCCCAGCATCTATAATTAGAAAATATGGAGATATCGGCGATGTATTTGTATTAATCGCTTCTATATATCCTTTAAATGCTACTCATCAAACTGTAACTTGGGAAACTAGCGATGATAGTATTGCAACTATAGCAGTAGATCCTAATTATGCTAAAGCAACTATTATGTTTAGATCTAATGGAGAATGTACCATAACTTGTAGATCTACATCTGAGCCAGATATAACAGCGGTATGCCATTGTTATGTTGGAATAGATGAATCTTCTTCTGATGAAAGTGAATAATTATGATAAGAGACGATAATAGATTTTTGAATTATAGGGGATTAGAGCATTTAATAGGGAAGATCAAAACAATGTTCCCTAGAATGCTTACCTATAAAGGAACTGTTGCTACTTATGAAGCTCTTCAGTTGATTGAAAATCCTGAGATTGGCGATGTATATCACGTTGAGGATACTGGAGCAGAATACTATTGGAACGGAGAGCATTGGGAATATGCTGGAGAAGTAGTTTAGGTAAATTATATTTCCGAAGAAGCTCCTGGAACGAAATCTGTAGCAGTGGGAGGTATTTAGGCTAATACCGATGTAAGTGCTATTTCAGGAAAACCTGTTTCTGAAGTATTTGATATGATTTTATTTCCTGATGCTGAACCTACTATTAACGGATCTGAATCTGTTTCTATTGACGGAGATATAATTAAATTTGGGGAAACTTGCCCAACTAAAATAGGTTCTCATTCTGATAGATCTGTTACGTACTCTAAACTAAACAATGAAGGATCCGTTTTGTCAAATCAAACATACAGTGGAGTATTTACTGGGCAAGATGTATTATATGACGGGTCTTCTACGAAACCAAATAAAGTACTTGCGAATATAACTGTTTCTTATTCTGGTTCGTGGGCGACCGGAGATAAATATCCTTGTACTAAAAAAGGGGCGGTACCAGCAGACCAATCAAAAAGAAATCCTGCGCCTGCTGTTGCAACAAAAACAGCAACAAATACAATTGAATGCTGGTTTCCATATTTTTACGGAAATAATAAAAGTGCTATAACTTCCGGAACAGAAGTTTTTGTTACTTCAAAGCCTTCTACACTTTAGTTAAGCTTTGATAGTCAAGGAGAATTAGTATAGCATTTTATTGCATTACCTCAAGGCTGGTCAGTATCTAAAATTGAAGTTGGGGCAACAGATGTTACTAATACTTTCACAAGTATTAATACAACAATAAATTATACAAATAATGGGGAAACAGCATAGAATGTTCCTATGAAATTAGTTTATTTAACAAATCCTTCAGCTTCAACAATAACATATAAATTTACATTAAGTTGATATGGCAAAGACAAATTATTATGGCAGTGGTGCTATCATGTCTGCTGGTTTTGATCTTAACTCTCCTGCCCCACTTGATTATAAAACATCTGTAATTAGCTGGGATCCACATACAGAAACAGTAATAAACGATGGAGTAACAGAAGAAGTTTAGGTTTACGATATTGATAAAATTCCTCTTACTGCAGTACGAGTAGGAATGATAGTTTCCGATCAAACAGAAGGAATTGCTAAAATATTAAAATCTATTCCTGATGGAATAACCTTAGCGCACGAATGTATATGGGAAGAAGTAGGAGGTACTCAAACTTAGTCAGACTGGACACAAAGTGATAATACACGACCTGATTATATTAAGAATAAACCAACTTTATCAACTGTTGCAACTTCTGGATCTTATGCTGATCTTTCCAATAAACCAACTATTCCAGCAGCACAAGTTAATTCAGACTGGAATGCTTCAAGTGGAGTTGCATAGATATTAAATAAACCTAATTTAGCTACTGTGGCTACTAGTGGATCTTATTCCGATTTGGATGATACGCCCGAGGTTACTGTTGCTTAGGTATTAGAAGTATTAAATGATGAGGAAGAATCCGAATGAGAGAATATATAAAAAAATTTGACACTCCGTCTCTAGCTGATGGATATTCTATAAACGATATTCCTTTTATAGCTACAATTGCCAGTACTGGGTAGAATTTGTATTGTAATGAAGAAGACAAAATGATTGTTATCGATGAACAAGGAAATGCAAGTATTGAAGATGTAGGTCCATCTACAATAACTATTCACTATGAATGGGGATATTTACATGGAAGATGGGATAGACCATTTGGCCCGGAGGATATCACCCCTTCATTGCAAGAAGATAAAATTGTCACAGCTCCATATATATTAACTTATTCTGACTTTGTAAACTATGTTGCCAATGACGGAGAATCTTGCAATCAACAAGACATTCCGTATATAATATCTCCAACCAATGATGAACAAACGGTAATTGCTGAGGTATATTGGGACGATTACTCTGTAGACAATATACATTTTTATTCTAAATCCCAGGATGATGATTACGGAAGCAGTTTTGAAGTAAATCAAGATATAACAATATTTGTTAACCTGACAGAGTGGTGTTTGACCAAAGATACATTAATTACTTTATCTAATGGATCAAACAAACTAATTTAGGATATAACATACGATGATGTATTACAAGTATGGAACTTTGATGAAGGATACATTTCTGAATCTACTCCTTTATGGATAATGATTCCAAGAAAAACAAAAGGTTATTGGAAATGTAAGTTTGAAAACGGATTAGAATTAAATTTAATAGGATCTAACGGTAAATCTCATAGAGTATTTAATTACACTGATCAAATATTTGAATATCCGCAAGATTGTATAGGAAAGGAAGTTTATACTGAAAAAGGAATAACTAAACTTATTAGTTGTGAATACGTTAATGAAGAAACAGAATATTATAATATTATTACAAATCAGCATATTAATTTATTCGCAAATGATATTTTAACTTCTTGTAGATATAATAATATTTACCCTATTAAGAATATGAAATTTGTTAAGGATGATCGAAACATAATTCCTTATGAAGAATATAAGAATTCTATTCCATATGATTATTACATAGGAATGAGATTAGGTGAATAGCCAATAGGAATTGATAATAATATAAGATACGTTAAGAAATTATTATTAACTTAGAATAATGTTCATTGACTCAACAGGAAATATTAAAGATATAACGTGTGGATTTATTTATCCAGATGGATCTTTTTATGGTACAGATGATTATCGTCAAGGGCGCCTTACGCACGAAAAAGTTCTTTAGAATTATAATATAAAAGAAATACCTGGTATTATTAGATTTTGTTTGTCTTTTATAATGCTAGAAAGTGTAAGACGATTAAGAAGAAAACATCAAATAGAAATTTCTGATGAATATGATGTAGAATGTATAACAGAATCACAATCTAAATTACTTAGAGAATGGTTAAGTGCATAGAAAGGAAATATTACATGCCCTACTATATTTAGTAAATCTTATCAGATTAAGTATTTAGAATCTCTTGATGATAAATTATTAACAAATATTATTACATTATAATATGCCTGAATTTATAGAAAATATATTAATTGGTATTCGCCTTTGGGTGAATAGAAAATTAAATGATATCACTTATGTTATTTCAAGTCATGTTACTGAATTACATGAAGATGTTGCGGATCTTTAGGAAGATATTAGCAATCTTGCTGATGTTGCCACTAGTGGGTCTTATAATGACTTGACAGATAAACCTACTATTCCATCGCCTTATACTCTTCCCACAGCTTCTGCTAATGACTTGGGAGGAGTTAAGGTTGGAACAAATTTATCAATCGATGCTAATGGAGTTTTATCAGCAGATGCTACAGAGTTTAAATATACTAATGCAACGGCAATGCCAAGAGATGTTGGCGGTTGGACTGCTGGAAGTACATTTAGTAATAAAAGTTTAAAAGATATGTTTGATGGTTTGTTATATCCTTATGTTGCTCCTACTGCTAGTATTTCTGCTAGTCCTAGTAAGTTTGAATACGATAGTACAAGTGGTGGAGGAACAGAACTTACATTTACTTTAACTCCGACTGCAGGATCAAAAGCAATAACTTCTTATAGTATTGACGGCAATACTGGAGAAACAACAGCTACAAAAACAGGAACAACTACTGATATTACAGTTTCTGGATCTGTTACAGACGGGACTACAACATTATCTCCTAATGCTACCGCAAAGGTTTCTTATAGATGTTATTTAGGATTTGCGGCTGATGACGCTACGGCTAAAACTAATTTTGCAAGCAGCCCTTTGTATACATCAGTAGGTAGTATAGGCACAAAATCCGCTACTGGCTCTGGAAATTTATATTTTATCATTAAAAGCTCGTGGTGGACAAATGGATATACATTAAAGAGTTCTGTTGGTCCAATGTCTATAGATAGTGCTAACATAAGTACTTTTACACACAAGGGTTTAGAAAACGGATACACAATAGTTCTTGTTGGAACTTATTCTCAAGGTACTCAATAGTTTACAATTCAATAATAATATATTATGGCATATGCAAAAGTATTAACTCCTGGTATGTTTGATCCAGGAACAGGAAATACATATCCAACTCATGAAGACATTAATGGTAAAGGTGGATTTGTGGTCACATCAGATAAAGCAAATATCCCCACTGATAGATTAAAAGTCGGAATGTTTGTACATGATCCTAATACTAGTAAATTATATAAATTAACTGCTACTAGTCCTGTAACTTGGGCAGAAGTTTCTGTTGCTGGCCAAGACGGTATAACCCCACATATAGATTCGTCTAGTAAACATTGGATGATTGGATCAACAGATACTGGCGTGAAAGCAGAAGGTGAAGACGGCCAAGACGGCACTGGAGTTGCAGTAAAACCAGATGCGGCTTCTTGTACACAAATTGGAGATGCTTATATTGATCAAAACAGCTCTAGTGATACTTATGGTCACCTCATGATTTTAACGACTCTTCCTTCTACATTTACAGATGGTGGAGAAATTAAAGGACCTAAAGGCGATAATGGAGTTTCTTCTTATCTATTCATAAGATATTATAGTAGTTCGTTAGCAAGCGATGATTCAACTCAAGCTCATACTACTCCGCAATCAGGAGATAAATATATAGGTATTGGAACATCATCTTCCTCAACTTATCCAGGAAATAGTAATTTAAGTTGGGTAAAGTTTGTAGGAGAAAACGGTACTAATGGAACTAATGGTACAAACGGAACATCTTGTACTCACAGCTGGTCAGGAACTACTCTTACTATTACAAGTGCTAGCGGAACAAGTAGTGCTGATTTAAAAGGAGCCCATGGAACTGATGGTACAAATGGTACAAATGGGACAGATGGTAAAAGTCTTGAATTTACATGGGGTACAGGAGACAACGCTAATAAATTAGGAGTAAGATAGGAAGGACAATCTTCTTATACTTACAGCAATAGTTTAAAAGGCGCAGATGGCACTAACGGAACCGATGGAAATGATGGGGCAGATGGGAAAGATTTGGAATTCATATGGGGAACCGGTGCTAATGCATATAAATTAGGAGTACGAAAAGAAGGAGATCAAAATTATACTTATAGTGATAGTCTTAGAGGCGCTTCTGGATCAAATGGAAACGATGGCGCCGCAGCAACTATTTCAGTAGGAACTGTAACTTCTGGATCTACTGCTTCTGTAACTAATTCTGGAACAACTTCTGCAGCTGTATTTGATTTTGTATTACCTAAAGGTGATACAGGAACTGCTGGAGAAGACGGAACTAGAATATTCATTGGATCTACAGAAGCAGATGAACTAATGTCGTAGTATGATCCAGATATGCGCGTTGGAGACTTTATTATTGATGATGGATAGGAGAAAGAAGGAAGAAGAGGAAATATATATCAAATAGACGCTATTTCATCTGGAGAATATCCGGTGGTAAATGTAACAGATACTGGAAGTAATATTTTAGGACCAGTTGGAGCGGCAGGCTCTTCGGCATATTGGTTTAGTGGAACAGCTATCACTGGAACAGGAACAAGTATCGTTGTTTCTGTGCCAGGATCTAAAGCGGGGGATATGTATTTGAATACAAGTACATACAACGTTTATAAAGCGATAGCTGCTAATACTTGGAATTATACTTGTAATATTCAAGGAATATAGGGAAATGCCGGAAGTCTAATTTGTTATGGAAATACTTTTAGTAATAATACAATTGATACTGTTGATGCCCCTAGAAGTTTATAGGTAGGAGATTTAGTAATAGATGGAGGTGTAGATGTTCCTGAGAGAAAAGGAAATATATACTCAATATCTTCCATAAGCGGCGGTACTTATTACGTTACTTTTACTGGTATGAATATTATGGGCCCGTCTCAAGGAGGAACTGATACTAAGAATACAGCGGGAGCTACTAATAGTACTTCTAAATTATATTTTGTTGGAGCTCTTTCATAGGATACTTACCCACAAACATATTCTAATAGTTCTGTATATGCAACCAATGGGACTTTGCATGCTAATAAATTAGAAATTGGAGGGGGCACTGCTTCTGGAATTAATGCTGTAGTAGAAGGAGGAAATAATTTAGCTTCTGGCGGTTATTCGCATGTTGAGGGAAATGGGAATAGAGCTACTGGATATGCATCTCATGTAGAAGGAGAATATAATAGTAATTTTTATTCTCATCAAGGACATATAGAAGGATATTTAAATGTTGCTCATAATGAGAGAAGCCATGTTGAAGGATCTAGAAATGCAGCTTCTGGCCAGGACGCTCATGCAGAAGGATATCAAGACCATGCGATTTCATTTGAATGTGAAGTAACTAATGTTAGTGAAGGAGATATTATAGCAATCCCTGTAATACCACTAGTTGAAATTTCACAAAGTACTGGATTTTATGATAAATATCATTTATCTAATGGAACCTCTGTTTCCATTAATAGCTTAGTAGTAAGAACTTCTGATATAACATTTTCAGTTCCAGATTCATCATCAACACTTCCTTCTGTAGGAGATTATATTGTAATATATAATTCTCTAAAGGGGGCCAGAGGGCTAGCATCTCACTGCGAGGGATATAATTGTGGATCATTGGAAACATATTCTCATGCAGAGGGTTCTAATACGCAAGCATCAGGAGTATGTTCACATGCAGAAGGAACGGCAACAACCGCATCTGGAACAAATTCTCACGCTAGCGGTTGGTATACAGTAGCAGATTAGGACAATATGACCGCTGCTGGTAAATATAACAAGTCTGGCACTTCAGGTGCATTGTTTGCAATTGGAGACGGAACAGATGGAAATAGAAGTAACGCTTTCACTGTGATAGATGGATCTTCTAGTAATAAAGATTCTGCTTTAGCAACAGTAAATGGTATCCAGGATGTTTATCTCGGATGCCCAATTGGGACAATAGTTATGTGGCCTGGAGCAAATTGCCCAAGAAATTGGACATGGTGTAGCGGAGACTCGGTTGCAATTTGCGCGGCAACTTAGTATTATACTGGAAGAACAATAAAGAAATATTGCTGGATTCAAGCTTCTGGCGGCACAAAATATTGCACAAACGTTAAACTTAGTTTGCAAACTTATGCTGATAATTTTGAATCATATATATATTTAATTGATGTAATTGGGGATGCGTATACTTATTCCAATACATTTACATATCATGGTACAACATATTCGTATGGAATATCAGATACGACAGTAGGAACAACTGTTGCTAGCGGATCCACTTGGTATTAGTTGATATTAAATATTTTTAGTAATGATAATGTAAAAATATATCTGCCTAATTTACAACAAAGATTCCCATTGGGTGCAGGAGTAGAAGCAGGGTACTATCAAATGACTGCTGGAGGTGTTACTTATAATACTACATTAGGAAGCAAGGCAGGTAGTAAAGAAGTGACGTTAACAAAAAGTCAAATACCTGCACATAATCATAGTATGAATTTCTTAGAACCTGAGTTAAAAACAACTTCTCCTAGTAGAGTTGCCGAAGGAACTGGGGATGTTACTAATCCTGGAAATTATCCAACCAGATCTGCTTGGGAAAGAAATGGTAATACCGGTAGATTAGACAATGTAAATAAATTATATACCAATAATGCTTGTTCTGAATCTCTTCCAATAATTAATAATAATACAGGTGGAGATGGGGCCCATACTAATATGCCTCCTTATATAGCTATAAATTTCATAATAAAATATCAATAATTTAACTTTAAAACCTCAAGCAATATATTTTGCCTGAGGTTTTACTGTTTATACACTTAAACATAACTTCTTTTGCTTAATTAAAATTGTTCAACAAATTTTGAGTAACGTTTGGAAAATTGCAATATTTATATTAATTTTGCAGTGTAATTACAAATTGAGATCTCGAAATATTGTTGAACAATTTTTATTTTTTATTATTATTATGGCAGAAGAAGCAAAAACTTATGTTTTCGGAAATGATGGTGCCAGCTCTATGTGGCCTCTTGCATTTGCAGGAAATAATGGCTTTGGCGGAAACGGCTGGGGCGGCGGTATCCTTGGTTTCTTAGCAGGTATTCTCTTTGGTGGCCTTTGGGGCGGTAATGGCTTTGGAGGTTGGGGAGGCAATGGTGCAGGTGCAGTAGGAATGTATGCAAACGACAGCGCTACTCGTGATTTAATTATTCAAGGTATTAATGGTAATCATGAAGCCATCTCTACTCTTTCTAGTACTTTACACACTGATCTTGGCGATGTTCAGCAAGCTCTGAGCACTCTGAGTGTTGGTTTGGCTAATGTAGGTGCTCAAGTTGGTATGTCTAGCTTACAGGTAGTAAATGCTATTCAGGCTGGTGACGCTTCGTTAAGTCGTCAGCTATGTGAATGCTGCTGCGAAAATCGTCTCTTAACCACTCAATCTGGTTACGAGAATAGAATCCAGACGATCGAACAGACAAATCAATTAGGAAGTCAAGCGGATCGTAACACACGTTCTATAACTGATGCTATTGCAGCTCAAACTACTATGATCACTAAAGAATTCTGTGATCTGAAAGAGCGTGACATGCAAGAAAAGATTGATTTACTTACTGCGTCTAATACTGCTTTACGTAATCAGATTGATAATGCAAATCAAACTGCAGCTATTGAAGCCTATGTATCTGGTTTAGTAAATCCTGTAATCAGCGATGTTAAAGCAATTAAAGCTGCTCAACCAGCAACTGTTTCCGTACAATGGCCTCAATTAACAGCTGTACCAGCATATTCTTTATATGGAAACGGAAGCTTTTATGGTGGTTATGGAGCATTCCCTTATGGTAATGGATACTGGAGTTAATAAAGAAAGGAGTAGAATATGAATTATAGATCACCTTTTGTAAATCAAAACGGTATTGCTATATTGGATTCTACTAGTGTATCTGTTGGTGCAGATGCAGTTACAATTACTTTAAATGAACCTTTAAGTAGATTTGTACCTGCTAGAGGATTAGTATTAGTTAATTTAACTAATGAGATTCCTGCCGGCACCACAGGTACTCTACCTGTAAGATTAACTATGAGCGGATTTACCTCAACAGTAACTACTTACGGTGGAACTCCACTTACAGTAGCAGATATTGCCGGAATAGGCATGTACCTATTTTATTATGATAGAGTTAGAGACATTTTACAAATAATGTCTGGAACCGTTTAAAAATTTAATTAATTATGTTTCAATCACTTAGACAAAATAGTCCAATTTACATATTCCATAAAGGAGCAAATCCTTCATTGGAAGTAGGTACTGTAACAAATGTACCTATGCCAAGAGCTAAATACCCATCTATTCCTAATTTTGGTCAACCACAAGAAATGATTATAGACCTTACCATAAAAGTTGGGGACAGAGTAGTTAATTATAGTGGACTTCCAGCCACAGCAGAAATTGCCGACAGTTCTTCTAATGGAGATTCTGTAGTAGTTTCTGATAGTAGAGGTGCAATGAATGCTGAAATATTCTCTTATAAGTAGAGAAGTCTCGATATTATAAATAGTATTGATTAGCATAAAGGAATTATTGCTAGCTGTGATGCGATCTTAAACGATTTAAATCCAGAATATGCTTAGAAGCAGCAATAGCAAGAAGAACTAACCAACTTAAAGGAGTAGATGAATATAATGGCTCAAAATATGTAGAGTCTAATGGAGACTAATAAAAAGTTGGTTGAGCAATTAAATAGAAAGGAAAACTAATATGAATAGAATGTGGGAAATAAGAGAACGCGACGGCTCTAGATATGGCCGCAGAATGGGCATGAGAGATTATGATAAAAGTCCTGAAGAAGCCTACGAATGCGGATATGAAGATGGTTATGAAGCTGCTATGGAGGAAACAAAATACGGTGAGCGTAGCTCTTATAGAATGGGTAGACGTCGTTATTAATTAAAGAGTATGAAGACAAGATTGGACTCAAGAAGTGCTTTTCCAGAAGCTATGGAAAATTATTTAGAATTTAATGGATGGCACTTTAATAAGAAAATGTGTCAATGGGCAGTTTCAAAGATGTATAAGAAGGATGGAGAGAAGAAGGAGTATATAGAACCATATACATTAGAATCTCTAAAAGCATTGTAGGATAAGTTGAATGTGAAGTTTGAAATAGATTATGATGCTGTTTACATAGCAAATATGTGCAAAGCAGACTTCTTGGGTTCATCTATTCAAAATGAAACACAATTGGCAAAGTATGTGAAAGACGTTGTTGAAGATCCAGATGGATATGATGGAATGCCTTTTACAAGATTTTATGCGGATTGCATTGGTTCTGGTACAAGCATTCCGTGGGACGATCTACTGTGAAAACTTAGATTGTCTATTTAGATACTTACGATTGGTTAATAAAAGTTTTTTATCTAATTGAAGATCCTTTTATAGAGGGGATATTAGATGAACTCGATTCTATAGATTGCGAACCAGACTCTTTCTATAGAGCAGCTGAAATGTTAGAGAATGATGAATTAAACACAGGATTTACTTATACTGATGAATAGAAACATGTTACTTTTATGGTAATAGGTAAAACTACTTCAGCTAAAGAATTCTTTAATACATTTATTCATGAAATAGGTCATGCTGCGGCACATATAGCAGAATATTATAAAATTCCGCCATATTCCGAAGAACTTCAATATTTATAGGGAGAAATTGCTTTATAGATGTTTGAAGATGCTAAAGAGTTAATGTGTGATCATTGTAGAGTGAACTTTTATAACTACGGAAAAATGAAGATAAAAATAAAGGAGGACTAATTTCTTAGCCCTCCTTTTTTGCGTCTATAAGATTAGTTCTTTTTGACTTCGGTATTTCTATACCCATAACTGACGCTCTTTTATATTTTACTTCTCAAGTATTTTCAATTTATTAAGAATGTGTGTAATAAGAGGATGTCTAACAACATCTTCTTCTGTAAATTCAAATGTTCCTATTTCAGGATCGTCTTTAAAGAGATCAAGAATTTTTTTCAAAGCTGATTCTGATTTCTTTCTAAAATCAATTTGTCCAATATCTCCCATTAAATTATAAACAGAACCTTCTCCAATACGAGTAATTATAGTTTTAAATGCATCATAATTACAATTCTATATTTCATCTATAATTACATAAGAATGATCAAATGTTCTACCCCTTAAAAGAGCAATAGGAATGATTTTTATTTTTCCTTCTTTTATAAGCTAAATTCTAAATTTTTCTCCTATTATTTTATCAATCTAATCATAATAGCTGTAGCAATATGGGTCCAATTTATCTTGATAATCTCCTGGAAGAAAACCTAGTTCATATCCAGGAATATCAATATTAGGTTTTATAAGAATTATTTGTTCCACTTGCTTTTTTTCTAATGCTTTTAGTGCATTATAAACAGCTGTATAAGTTTTAGATGTTCCTGCAGGCCCTATACAAATAGTTATTGTATTGCTTTCTAATACTTTTAAAAACTGCTTTTGTTTTTGGCTTCTGCACTTAATTTGTTTGACATGGAATTTTTCCTCTTTTTCAATAAACTCCAATGTTTGTTTTGTTCCTGATTTCTTTTTTGTTTTTCCCATTTTAATTAAAAAATTTGATAATACAAAGATAATAAAAATATTTTAGATAAAAAATTATATTCCCACTTTATCTTAAAAAAGATATATAATATTGTTTTCTCGCTGTTTTATTCTATTATATTACAAATTTAATAATATTATTAAATTTAAATGATGTTTAATGGTGTATTTAAAATTTATCGATATTTAGTTTTTTATTTGGATATTTTTTATTAAATTTGCACATTAAATTAAAATGGAATAATAGGTTTATAAGAATTGTTTAACACAAATCTTTTTTTAAAGATGGCTAAAGATATAAAGCAATATTGGAGTAATAGCCCAAAATGGGCACGGATTTTATTTTGGGTATTTCTAGGCGTTAGTGCAGCACTAATTATTGCCTCCTGGTTTGTTCCTCCTATTGGAGAGATTAATTCTTCAGTTTTAGCAGCTGTTGGAGAAGTAATGGGATTTGCTTCATTAGGAGTAGGATTTGAATGTGTGTTTGCTGGAATGGAAGTTACTCTATCAAAAGGAGATGTATCAATTAATGTTTCTCACGATACAAATTGTGAGTGTAAAGTAAAGTAAGATGAATCGATAGATTGAAATGCCTATAAATAATAACATTTCCGCAACATCTAGGTCATTAAAGAAACAACATCCTAATAACTAGAACTTATATTAGGATGATAGGGAATTCTTGGAATTGTTGCGGGAGGTAAAAATAAGATTCGACACTAATCCTAAGTTTTATTAGAAGGAAGATTATTAGAAGTTAATAGAAATAGCAGCAAGATTAGGAGGAATTCCGGCAGACGAATTCGCTCTAAAAAGTGATATTCCTGATAAAGTTTCTCAACTTGATAATGACTCTGGTTATTTAACAGAGCACCAAGACATTTCTGAAAAATAGAATGTCATGAGAATAGAACATGTTTCTGGAACTTCTCAATCTTTGTCTATATATCCAAATATATTTTATAAGTTTGATGATCCTTTGACTTCATTAAATTTAACTTTATCTGAATTAGATGATTCTACAATAGCCTAGGAGTATATTGTAGAATTTGTGTCTAGTAGCACTCCTACTACATTAACTGTACCCAATACTGTTAATTGGATAAAGAATCCGGAAATAAAAGCTAGTAAGAGATATTATATTACAATTGTAGATAATCTTGGAATTATAGGAGAGTGGAGTTGATGATTAATTTTAGAAGTAATTTATTATAGGCAGTATCCGAACCTTCTGATAATTCTCTTGTTTTATTTGATGGTAAATTTGATTCTCCTACTATGTATGATGCCGCCAGCGGGGCTACTATAAATTTAGATTCTGCTGGAATTTATAATACCACTTATAATTGTTTATAGAAACGAAGTGGGTCAGGAAATAGATGTAATGGTGCTGCTAGAATGTCATTAATAAGAAGTTTATTAAAAACATACGATATTTCTTCTTTTACTCAAGAACATTAGTTCTTGATTGAAACTTATTTCCTGCCTATTTCTACCGCTAGAGATGATTTTTGGAACGGTGTTGGGCTTGGATTTGATTGTAATTCTTCTAGTTGGAATTATAATTATTCAACAGAATGGACAACGTTAAGAAATTATGTTCAATATGGCACAACAGCTGTATATAAACACATATATCGTTAGATTGGAACAACTTCCCGAACTGCAGAAATATGGCTAAATGATTAGTTATTAATAAGTAGAAGCACTAAAGGAAATATAACAATGTTGAGCAATATTATTTCAAGAGCTAAAAGTTATTCAAATCTTGTTATTTTCCCATGCCCAAACAGTTAGTCTGTAGGAAGAAATTATTATATTAAAGAATTAAAATTAAGCATTTTAAATCCAACTACTTAATGGAAGACATTAACATAATAGACGTATCTAAAATAAAAATCATTCCTTCTGATACCGAAATTCCAGTGCATGATAATTTCGTTTAGACGAAACGTCCGTTATGTACTAATTTTCCAGAAAATGCTATTATTTTAGATCAAACAGAAGCGATAAAAGTAATTACTGATATTTCTGAAGATTTAGAAGAACAAGAAAATCCTGTTGAGCAAATTCCTCGATATTTTGAGGAATTGCAGGCTGTATTTAATCCTTTACAAGTTGAAGAATGCGATTCTAACTTATTCAAAGAGGGTGAATATACTATAATTGAAGATATAGAAGAATTAAAGAAATTCTTGTCAGAATTACTTATTAGATTTGATACAAGTCCTAATAATTATACAAAAGAGGATTATTTATATTTAGTATCTTTGTTATATAAATCATTGTTGTTTATATACAAACAAGATCTTAAAAGTTTGGCTCCAATAGCATATTCTGGAGATGTTAAAGATTTAAATCAACATGAATATTTTATATTGGATTGTGGTTCCTCTACAGAAATTATATGAAAACACTTGAAACAAGAATTCAATCAAAGAGAGATACTACTGCAAACTGGAACTCACGTCTAAATTTTATTCCTTTAAAAGGAGAAATAATTATATATACTGATAGAGAGAAGGATGAAAATGGTAATGATGTTCCTGGATTGAAGATTGGAGATGGCCTAGCTTATTGTATAGACCTTCCGTTTGTAGATGCAGTACTTAGACAAAAATTACTAGATCACTTATCTGATCAAGAGGTCCATATAACTCAAGAAGAAAGAGAAAGATGGAATAATAAAATAAATTGCGACTATATAAGAGAAACATTAATAATTAATAGAAATTAACATGGCAAGAATTAAACAAATTACCTTACCTAGTGGTACAACTTATATTATTTATGATGAGTTAACTAGGTAGATGATCACATCTAAAGAATATACTACTGCTGTCGCATATACTACTGGTGATTTAGTAACAAAAGATGATGTGTTATATAGAGTAAAAGCAGATATTACTGCTTCTGCTAATACTGGTTGGACAGCCGTTATAAAAGAAGCAACCACAATTGATACAGAATTAAAATCATTAAAAAGCATAGTTTCTGGCGTAATGCATTATATTGGTGTTACTAGTACAACACTTGAAGACGGCTCTACAACAGCTACTATTACTATTGATGGGGATGAAGTAACTCTTACAGCAGATGATGCCGGTGCAGTAGTTATTTCTGGAACAGGATAGAATCAGAAAGAATATGTTTGGAGTGGAGCAACTTGGAATGAGTTTGGTTCAACTGGCGCTTTAAAAGCTTTAGCTTTCAAAGATACTGCTACTGGCAATTATGACAAAGCAACAGCAGTTAGCGTAACAATTCCTACAATTACTCCAACAACTAACCATCTCAAAGCAACTGCTTCCGGTGGAGCTGCTACTATTACAAGTACAGCAGCAGCAATTACTGGTTTTGGAACTCACTCTAAAACTTCATTTGTAACATCTTATCCTGGAACTACAAGTAAATTAAAAACCATTACAGTTAAATCTGCGGGCAATGCAGTTTCCGTTCCTAATGTAACTGGAAACACTACTGTAACTGCAACTAATACTGTATTCGGTACTGCTACAACTGCTTCTAAAGCTACTGCAGGCACTGCAATTACTGTTGCAAAGAAAGGAACTTCTACAGATGTTGCTAGTGGTACTCTTGGCGCTGAAACATCTACTAGAACTGCTGATACTCCTATGTGGGGAGCTACAGTATCGAATGAAACTTTATCATTCACATTTAAACCATTAAGTACCAAATCAATTATTCCAGCTGATTCTAATACAGCTTCGATTACTCCTTACACATTCGCAGATGTTACTGTTCCTGTAGTAAGTTCTAATGATAGTGTTGAATCTTCTAAGGTTACTCTTGGAACTGCTTTATCTTGTGCAGGAGCTGGTACAGACAAGACTGTTGCTGACGGAACTCTTGATTCTACAGATGTAAATGGTGCTACTGTTATGACTGGCCTTGGTACAGCTCAGACATCTCAAGCTATTACAGATCTTGGCACTCCAACTACAGCAAACGCTGCTACAGCTATTTCGTTGAGCACTCAACCTACTATTACGCTTAGCACTCCTACTACATCAGACGCTACTACAGTAGACATTGTTACTGCCGTGAGTACTGGAACAACTTCTACTAGCGGATCTATTACACATACTTCTACTTCACTTACAGTATCTTAATTTTAATTTATGGCTGATTATATATCGAAAATACAAACTCCTGAAGGCACTGAGTATAACATTAAAGCCAGTGCTATTCCATATGGAATTACTTCTGGCGACGGATCGGCATATACTGTAACTGTTTCCCCAGAAGTAAGTTTGACAGATGGCACAGTTATTGCTGTTAAATTTAATATTACAAATAGTTCTGTAGACCCCACTTTAAATGTTAATAGTTTAGGAGTAAAATATATATGGGAATTAGGAGGAGGAGTATAGCTGTCTATATTAAAACCAGATTATACTTATTTATTAGTATATGATTCTACTCTTGTTAGAGATGATATTACGGGAGGATGGATTTTAGATCCATCGAATAGAGTTAGATATGGTAATATAACTACAGACGGGACCTACTCTCTTTTATTTTCTACTAGTACTATCAGCAATACAACCTCAAACATGTTGAGTGGTGTGGCTTATAATACTGGATTTAATGTTAATCCTAATAAACAGTCAGCATATATTGGAAATAATTGCTATGGCAGTGGAAACGCTGTTCTTTCTACAGGATATTAGTCTGTTGCAAACGGGCACTATTCTTCTGCCCAGGGGCATAAGTGTGAAACTGGCGGAACCGCTACTTCCAACACTAAAACAGCAGGAGGATTAACTGCATCTGGTTCTTACGCTCATGCCGAAGGTAATGCTACAATAGCAAGAGGATTAAACTCTCATTCTGAAGGAAGAATTACTTTGGCTATTGGAACAGATAGTCATGCTGAAGGATATAATACTGTTGCTGAAGCTAATTAGTCTCATGTAGAAGGATTTCAAAGTCGTACAAAGGCCTCTTCTGCACATGCAGAAGGATGGTTAACAATTGCAGCCGGGCAAGCTGCTCATGCCGAAGGATATAATACAGAAACCGGTGGTACATATACAAGTAATACTAAAACTGCTGGCACAAGTACTATATCTGGAACATATGCCCATGCAGAGGGTAATACCACAATTGCAAATGGTATAGCAGCCCATAGTGAAGGATTAAAAACACTTGCTAGCGGGGATAACTCTCATGCCGAGGGCAACACTACGATAGCATCAGGCGTTAATTCCCATGCAGAAGGTATACTAACACAATCAACAGGTGCTTATTCTCATGCGGAAGGAAGACAAACACGTAGTCATGGAGCACATTCACATGCAGAAGGAAGTACATGTTATACACTTTCATCTGCTGAATCTTCACATTCAGAAGGATATTTATGTGATACTGGTGGAAACGCTACTACTAATACCAAAACCGCAGGAACTGCAACAGGTGCAGGTGCTTATGCACACGCAGAGGGTAACGCTACAATTGCCAATGGAGTTGCTGCACATAGTGAAGGCAGGTTGACTTTATCTAAAGGCGGTGCTGCACACGCTGAAGGAGTCAAAACTTTAGCAAAAGGTATGGGTTCACACGCAGAGGGTAACTTAACAATTGCCAATGGTGATAGTTCACACGCAGAAGGTAATACTACTACTGCAAATGGTAATCAATCACACAGCGAAGGATATAACACCATAACAAATAATTCTACAGAACACGCTGAAGGTAGCTTAAATGTTTCGCATATAAATTCTACATTTGGTTCTGCTAATGCTACACAACATTCAATTGGTATAGGTTCTTCTAATGTAAGAAAGAATGCCGTTGAAGTAATGCAAAACGGCGATATGTATCTTTACGGTGTTAAATACGATGGAATACATATTAAAAACGAAACAGGCGCTCCTGCTGATACTGCTACTTTACAAGAAACTATTGCTAATATAGAAGATTCATTATTACAAAATTAGGTAACTGTAGCAGATACTGTATTATCTCAAGAATTATCTCCTAATGTTGTGTATTATTTTGCATCTAGAACCAACGATTTAGCTCTTACTCTAGGAACTCCTGTTTCAAACAAAGTAAATGAATATCACTTTTTTATTGAAGTGGATTCTGTTCCAACAATTACTTGGCCTAACGGAATTATTTGGGCTTATGGATTATCTCCTATCTTAGTAATTGACAATATTTATGAGGTAAGCATTTTAAATAATATTGCAATATATACATGTATTACTCCTTTAATATATCTTAATTCTGTTACTAAATAGGCTATTATGTCAGCATTTGGAAATGATGATGGAGAAAAAGTTATTATTGCTGTATATGATTATTTGCGAACATCAGTAAATTTAAATGTAGCAGCTTTAGTAAATTATATTAATGAAGACCCATTATTTATATGTAATCTTAATTTGCACCCACAAGGTGTATCTATGCCAATAAGAAAAATTATTTCAGATGGTAGTGGATATTTATCAATGCCTATTAATGAATCCAATTTATATGGATTAAAATTTGGTATGAGAGTTACCGGAAATAAATCAGGATATGCTTCATATGTTGGTGGTTCTCTTGATGATTTTACAATTGGTGCATTTTAGGATAATTAGACAGTAGCTTATATTCGAATTAGAACTGTTCAAATTGCAACTACTCTTCCTACTTCAACAAATAAACTTGTTGAATATGAAGTTTTAAATGGAAAAATTAATGTAAATGGCTCTGAGAAATTTACTTATTCTGGATCTGCTGCTTTATCTACAAATAATGCTACTCAAATAGTATTTGCTAATAATGGAAATTTAAATAGACCTAATTATTGTGCTTTCTCACATATAGAATTATATGATTCTCAAAATAATGAGTATTAGTATCTTCCATTTATAAGAGGTAATACAGCAGGAATGATAAATATGCAAACAGGAATTATTCAAAATCCATCAAGCACATGGACTATTGGTTATGAATTACCTGATGGGACTAATTGGACTCCAATAAATTAAATAAAAAATGAATTATTATAAAATAATTAATCATGGTAAAATATTTTATAAAAAATGGCGAAATAAAAGCCTTCGATGTTCAAAATGGTAAAGTTATAACTACAGTAATCATTGGCAATAGACAAGTATCTAATCCTCTTCTTGAAGATTTCTTATCTTTAGGATGGGAAATTTATGAAGATTCTGAATCTGATAGTGATGAAGGTCAATATACTCCTTCTTATTCTGATTTAGTAGAAGATTACATAAGAACACATGGTTATCCTACTTATGGTGCTGAATTAGCTGTTATAAATAATTATGCTGTAAGTCCTACTTTGCATGAAGAAGATTATAATACTTATATGCAAGTTAGAGAAGATGCAAAAGAATATGCTAGACAAATAATAGAAAATGAATAATACTATATCTTCACTTCTTCGCCGTAAAGAAATGTTTATTCCTCCTTATACAGGATTCACGATGACTGCTATTACTAATAGTGGTATTAGAATGAATCATGGAACTGGAAATAATAACTATATTTGTGAATATTGTACAGCAGATAATTGGCTTGACGAAAGAAATTGGAATGTTTGTGGAGAGGGAAATACTGTTATATATATAAATTAGGGGCAACATATTTATTGGAGAAGTACTGTTGCTGACGGAGTTTCTGCAGATTCTACTGGTGGAGTAAACACCAGATTAACACCAAGATTTATTTCAACAGACCTTAATGGGGATCAAATAGGAGGAAAAATAGAATTGAGCGGGGATTTTAGCTCTTTATTTTAGAATGCTATTATAATTGCTACTTCAAATGGGGCAACAGTGAAAAGAATGAAATATACGTATTTATGTGTAAGTATGTTTCAAAATTGTAAAAATATTGTTTTAGCTAATAAATTAGATATAGGAAAAGTATTATCTGTCGAGCAGTGTCTTAATAATCTTTTCAATTATTGTACTTCATTAATAGATGGTCCTACAATAACATGCCCTTCCCCGAATCAAGCATTTGCAGGGTATTGGTGTTATGGTGCCGTATTTAATAATTGTACTAATTTATTAGAAGGACGAATTTATATTAAATGGTTTTATACAAATGCTTTTCCATATATTTTTAATGGATGCACTAGAATTAAAAAAATTATATCCTATATTTAGTATCCGTTTAATGGAGGGACAATGCCATGTGCTGGCTGGTTAAATGCCGCGTCTTCAACTGGTGATATTTATAATTTAGGAGGATATGCTTTTCCAAATGATATAAATGGTATTCCGCCTGGTTGGACAGAACATAGTTCTTTAGATGATTAAAATTATGAAAAATTATTTAGAGTATTTTAATAAAGAACGAAATACAGACAATCATTATATGTATCTTGATGGAAAATATAAAAAGCCAAAATCAAGAGACTTAATGTTTATATCTGATTTACAAGAATTATTCTCAAAAATAAAAAATCCTATTAATGACTATCTCACTATTAAAGAAACTCTTCCTGAAGTTTCTAAAAGTACTTCCGATTTTGATTATAAGTCTCCAAGTTATCATTTTGATAGATTTTTTAACAATAAAGTTGATGATAGACTATCCTCTGGTGAGTTGCCTGCCTATTTTAGGAATATTGATGGCATCTAAGGCTCTTGGATATTGTTCTTATCACAGATTATTACTTTGGTCTGTATTTTATAGTACTTTATTTATAACTTTCTTTTGTTATACTTATGTAGTATATATATTTCTGATAATATTTACACTTTTAATTTTATACGGAATTTATAAAAAGAAAATTGTTTTATGATATATGTAAGTTATGAAGATATTGCTAACACTATAAGAAAGAATTTGTGGAAAATTCCTGAAGACATTGATTTAATAGTAGGTATTCCTAGAAGTGGTATGATTCCTGCTTTAATGATTGCAGAGTTCTTAAATAAGAGAGTAACAGATTTAGATTCCTTTATAGAGGGAAAAATAATGTCCTGTGGAAGAAAAGGGAATTATTTACGAGCTGGTAAAGAAGGAAAGGTGTTAGTTATAGATGATACTGTTTATAGTGGACATGCATTAGAAGAGGTCAAAGACAGATTAAAAGATCTTAAAAATAAATATGAAATACTATATAGTTGTGTTTATGCAGAAGGCAAAGATGCAACAGAAAAGGTTGATATATTTTTAGAAGACACAAAAGATAAAGCTGTTTTTGATAAATTTATGTATGAGTAGAATATATTTCAACATGGAAATAAAAGATCTCAGAAATTAATGTTCGATATGGATGGGGTTCTTTGCAAAAACCCTCCTAATGACAAACATACAGAACAATACGAAGAATACATAAAGAATGCTATTCCTATGATTGTTCCTTCTAACACGATTGGAGCAATATGTACTTATAGATTAGAGAAATATAGAGATATAACAGAGCAATGGTTAAAAGAGCATAATATCAAATATAATATGCTTTATATGTTTGATGCTACAGATAGAGAATCTAGAAATATGGCTTGTAGTCCAGGTAAATATAAAGGAAGGATATATCGGGATTCCTCATGGGCAAGCATGTTTATTGAAAGTGATCCTAAGCAAGCTGAAACTATATTTGAAATTAGCGGGAAGCCCGTATTGTGTTATGAAAATGGTAAATTTTATAAGTAATGGATATTTTATATGTAATAGGTAAAGGCAGTACCTGGGATAATAATGAATTAAAATATTCATTAAGAGGTATTGATAAATATGGATTAAATGTAGACAGAGTTTTTGTTGCTGGATATATTCCAGATTTTTTAAATGATAATGTTATAAAAATTCCTGTGAAAGATATTACTACAACAAAACATTATAACATTATTCATGTTATTGATGTTGTTATTAAAACAACCGACATTGGAATAAATGATAATGGTGATTTTTTATATAGTTCCGATGATCATTTTTATATAAAAGAAACTGATTTTAATAACTATCCTGTATATTGGAGAGGAAAAGAATTGCCAAGCGAAATAAAAAAAGATGATAAGCATTATTTATATCATACTACTTTATTAAGCACACGAACATTATTAAAAAAATACAATCTTCCTGCATATCACTTTGCTTGGCATGGTAATACACACTTTAATTCAAGATTGTGGAAACATTCTATTTTTTAGAATATTATTAAGGAGTCTTACACTATGTAGGAAGGCTGTGAGCCGACATGCTTAATTAATAATTATAGGTTATCAATAGAACCATTTGAATTTATTTATAGAAAGGATAGGAAAATAAAATGGGGCGTTGATAAATAGGAATTTTTTGAAAAAATTTCAGGAAGAGAATGTTTCAGCAGTTCCGCTATTATTAAAAATTCTTATATAGCAGAATGGCTGAAAGAGCAGTTTCCAGACAAATCTAAATATGAATTATGATAAAAAAGATACTTTCAACATTACTAAGAAAAACTGCAGATGATATAGATCAAAACAAATATGATTGCTCAGACGAGGAATTATAGAAATCAATAGATTTATTAAATAGTTTAAATACTGAAAGAGAACTTAGTAAGGAACAAGCTTGTATTTATTTAAATGTAAGCAGAAGTACTTTCGATACATATATAAGAAACGGGTGGATTCCATAGGGAAAGAAAAAATTAGGGTTTAAAGAATTATCCTGGACAAAATCAGATTTAGATATTTCGAGCAAGAAAATTAGAAATATGTTGATTTTAGATAAAATACAATAAATAAACAGTATTTAAAAAGAAAATCTGCTTGTTGTATTATCTGAAAACAATATAATTGTATATAGTAATGGTTTAAACGCAAAGTAATAAAAATATTATCAATTAGTTTTTTAATTAAAATATTTTTATTAACTTTGCATGTTAAAAACTAAATTATGTTTAATAAGAATTAATAAGTATTATGATTGAGGATCAGTATTATCAACAAGAGGAGTTAGACTTATTTGGCAAACCAGATGAGACTCCTGAGCCTCTGGAAGATGAGGTTCAAACACAAACAGACGAAGAGCATTCTCCTGAAGAGTATGAGTATCATGACGATGACGAATACGGATTTGAGGACGATGATCAAGACCACAAAGAAGAAAAAGATGACTTTTTAACAAAATTGTTAAAAAGTAAAAACATAGATAGAAATAAGATACAGGTCCAAAACGAAGATGGGACTACTGAAGAAGTTGCATTTGACGATTTGGAAGATGATGATAAATTGGCTATTCTGTCTGAACAACAAGAATTACCAATTACAGATCAAGAAATAGAAGACATTAATTATCTTCGAGATCATGACATAAATCTTGCAGATTTTGCAAGATTGCAAAGAGAGCAAGCAATTAAAGAATATCTTGAGCAAAATTCTACTCCTCAGTACGAGGTAGATAAGATGAGTGATGATGAGTTGTTTGCTTATGATATGATTAATAGATACGGAGAAGAGCTTACTAATGAGGAGATTGATGCTGAATTAGAGCGTGCAAAAGAGAACGAAGAGCTCTTCACAAAAAAGATGAATTATATTAGAAATCAGTATAAAGCTCAAGAAGATGCTACTAAGCAGGCTGCTGATCAACAAGCTCAACAAGAGCATGAAGCAGAGAAACAAGAGTTGATTCAAGCCCTTACTTCTGCAGCTATCAATACTACAGAACTTCAGGGTGTTGAACTTGAAGATACAGATCGTAATGAAGTATTAGATTTCTTAATAAAAGAAGATGCGCAGGGTAGAACAGAATTTTCTAAATTACTGTCTAACCCAGAGGCCATATTTAAGATGGCGTGGTTTATGAAGTATGGAGAAGATACTTTTAATACCACAGTAGATTATTTTAAAAATGAACTTGCTAAGGCAAGACGTAAGGAAGAACCTAAGTCTTCCAGGACAATTATAAAGAAATCATCTAAGCCTAAATCAGATCCTTATGGCTTGGATTCATTATTTAACAAGTAAATTATATTTTTAAAATGATTATTGCAAACTTTACTACGGTTAAGCCGGAAATGGCTCATAGCCGTACATACGAAGATTTTTCGAAATTCTTGGGTGAGAATTCGAAGAGATTAGGTATTGTTTCTCGCATGGAGCCTTATGAGGAAATGACCATGTCTTATCTGACTGAGGCATTTGGAAATGTTGTTAGAAACAAAGAAAAGATGGGTAATAAGTTCCAGAAACTGGATTCTTTCAGCTTTGAATGGGAAATCCAACAGAACTTTGTAAAATACGTATTTATGGCTGCTCCTGCAGAAGGAGATGGTACTAACGGTTCTGAAATCACAATGGTATTTAAAGAGCGTTACTACGAGCCTTATGATACGTTTGAGATTTGTGATACGAAACAACAGTTCTTCGTATTAGACGCTCCTACCCGCAAAGCTGATAACTATTGGTGCTACACTGTTCGCGTATTAACTAACGATCGTGAAGAGATTCTTGTAGACGGTTCTGCTTACGAAGGTGCTAAAACACGTTGGCTGGGTAACGTACAAGTTGAGTATCATGAGCAGGGTTATACAAAGTTCCAGAGCAATGTAGAGAAAGCTCGTGGTTACATCAGCGAGATTCGTAACGACATTGATGCTTCGTCTCGTTATGAAGCAATGGAACAAACCTTTATTAAGCTGTCTCGTGGTTCAGAAGCTAATGGTTGGGAAAGCAAGATCTTTGCATGGCCTGACAAGAAACGCGTTCTGTTAGATAGCTTTATGACCGCTCGTAACAATGGTATGTTGTTACAACACGGCACGATGGATGCTAACGGTAAAGCTACTGTTACTGATCGTCAAGGACGTCCTGTAATGGCAGGTGACGGAGTTCTTCCGCAAATTTATCGTTATGCTTCTAAGTTTAATTATTCTAAGCTTACTGTAAGCTTGTTCAATGAGATGATTCTGGCTCTTGCTCAGAAATGTCCGAAAGTTCAGGGCAACACCTTCTTATTTGTAGTTAACCTCAAGCTGTTCCAAGAGCTGCAAAATGTTCTTAGCGAATATCTTGCTAACCACAACACTGATGGTGCTTACATCTGGTCGAAACAAGCCAATGGTAACATCAAGGTTGGTGCAACATATGATGCATACACCTTCGCAAATAATACAATTATTCTTAAAGCAGACAGAGCTCTCGACTTTGAGTATCCTGACACTGGTTTCGGTGTTATGATTGATCTGACTGCTGACAAGACCAGTGGTCGTCCTGCTATTGAGGCATTCACTGTAGAGGGTAAAGAACTTATCGAGAATACTTTAACTGGTGTTGGTATTCGCAATGGTGAGGTTGCTTCTCCTGTAGCTGGAATTAAGTGGACTATGACTGGATATTGGGGTATTGCAGTTTACAATCCTTATCGTTCGGTTGTTCTCTTAGAGAATTAATTGTAATATACACATAAGATAAAGAGTCCTGGGAAACCAGGACTCTCTTATAAAAGATATTGATAATAAGAACTAATGTAATAATATGGAAAACAGTGAAATTATTATACTTCAGAGTGCCTATAATAAGACACCTGGACAAAAGTATTATATACAACCTTGTAAAGATCCAGCAACTGGAGAATACCCCCCTTGTGTAAGAGAGGTTTCTGACGAAAAAACACATCAGATGATTTTATCTGAGAAAGATAAAGAAGATTTAAGAAAAGGAATTCCTTTGCTCCCTGCTTCTAAACCTATTGTTGTACAACATGGAACTACTTTTGATTTAAGTGTTCCTCGTCAAAGAGCTGAATGGGAAGCAATTAAAAATTCTTCTATGATTGCCAAAGATCGTTTTGAAAAGAATCCAGATGGAACATTTGTTGTTGATGGTGAAAAGCCTTATGCAACTGATACCGGTGTGATTAGAGGACGTTATGGCAAAGCAGATTTATATATTTTCAGACCTGGTGTTGCTGCCAAAACTAGAAATACTATCAAAGAACTTATTTATAAAGCTACTGGATTAGTACTTAATGATCCTGCAGGATTATCTGGATGGATTACTAAGTGTAAGCTTCTTGAAAAAGACATGTCAAGAGCTCCTGAAAGTGATGTTAAGGATTACTTGTTAACACAAGCAGAAAAATATCCTGAGAAAATTATTGAGCTTTATACCGGAACGACAACTCAAATTCGATTGCTCTTATTAGAAGCAATGAATAAACACGTTGTTAATCGTAAACAGGGATTGCTCATATATTCTGATGATGTCGTTCTGGGTTCAAGTATGGATTCTGCAGTTGCTTATCTAAGTCAGCCAGAGCATGTCCAAGTTAAGAAGCTTATTGAACAAGAGACTTTCCCAGATTTGTTTAAAAAGGCAGAGAAAGCTAAAAAAGACTAATAATTAACTATGACAGTTAGAGATTGTTACGAAGCCTGTTTAATTGAATTAAATAAAGTTTAGGCACCTTCACTTCTTTTAAGTGATTTTATTTATTTACTAAATAAAAACATTCAAGAATATTTCAATAAGAAGTATACTTCTTTTGAAAAAATTTAGCAAAATACAGATGATTTAAGACAGCTTATTAACTGGGTTACCATTAATGAAACTAATGGACTTACTGATGTTAGGACTAGTTCTACTAAATTTGGTGTAAGCTATGAGTGTGAATTACCTAAAGACTATGTTCATATTCTTGGATGTCGTGCTGTGTTTAGATCTCCTGCGAAAAGATGTAGTTCTTGTAAAAATCGTATTGTAGGACTAAACAAATTAGATACCAATTAGGCTCCTCAGATTGATTCCAACTGGTATATGAGGCCATCTCCAACTCGTCCGTATTATTAGATTATCAATATAGAGCAAGGAGATGGGAAGATTGTTCCAGATCCAACATAGCCTGGAACAACTCCCAACTCAGACAAACAAGTTGGAAAAAGATATGGCAATGCTACATAGCCAATTATGTAGATACTTTGTGGAGAAGATTTAAGACAAGATGATTTAATTTCTGTTGAAGTTCAATATTTACAAGCGCCTAGATATATTTCTATTGAGCAGTTTGATTTAGATTCTGTAGAAGATACTTCTGCTGTATTAGAATTTTCGGATTATGTTTGTAATGAAATAATTAAACAGCTTGTTACGCAGATTATGGAAAATAACAAAGAAGAAAGGACACAGAGCTTTGTTCCAGTTAATACTTCCATCCCTCCACAAAATTAATAGATTTATTTTAGATTTTTTTAAATTTTTATAATAATGTTTCAATTTACACGTGAATTTATCATCAACGACAATGCTGGTAAACTTGAAGGCGGAAAGAAATTCCTTGCCAAGAATGGTGTTCTGTTCGTTGATAATATGATTAACATTCGCAGCAAAGATGTTAATGTTATTTACAAGCATCCGTTTGAGGCTGAAGCTAAAGAAAAAGTAACTATTACTCCTGCTTCTTTACCTGGTATTGCTAAAGTAAAAGCTGGTAATGTTGTTCGTCTGGTTATTACTCTTGGTAAACTTGGACAAACTACAGCTACTTTCAATGATTATTATCCTGATCATTCTCGTCACTTATTCTATGAAGCAATCGCTTCTGCTGATAGTGACATCAATGTTGACGGTCTGCTTGCTTCTGTAGCACACGAAGATACTCTTCATGGCGAGAAGTTTGTAAAGATTGCTAAGGATGGTAGTACTTTAGTTATTGAAGGTCTTGATTGCTACACTGTAGTAAAAGAAGTTCGCATTGTTACTCTTCCACAAGCAAAAGACGCTGCTGGTGAAGTTGCTAAAGTAGGCGCTTTACTGACTGGTTATGAAGATTGGGAAGTTGTGGCTGACTATAAGAGAAAAGAAGCTTCTGCTACTGCTGGTGTAGTTCTTACAACTAAAGCTAAAGAAGGTAATGGTAATACCGTTCAAATTCTTAAGAATATGCGTCTCTTAACTGATGCTAATCTTAATCCTTATGGTCTGAATATGGACGAGCGTCCTCTGCCTAAGGGCGAATATGACCAATATATGGTTGAGATTGTAACAGAAAGACGTCATATCGGCCACGATGTTATGGGTTCTGTAGGCACAAGTCTTACTACTGTAGTATTCTACGTATTAAGAAGTGCTACTTGTGAAGCTAATAATATCAGTGCCGAGTTTGCTGATGAATTAGCTAAATTACATCCGCTTGTTAAGGTTGGTAGTGCTTCTGATTCTGCTGAGCCGAAACAGGTAATTGCACAAGCTGATGATGTTCCTTCTTATGATGAAGATAAATGGGACAGCACTGCTAGTGATAGTGAGTAATAAATTTTATTAACCGTAAGGGGCGGACGGGTTTCCGTCTGTCCCTTTTTATTTTATATTTAATTATGAATTTAATAACAAAGCTGGCGAGTATAGCATAGTCACACATTATTGGTGGTCTTGAGGGATTAGCTCCGAGTTTAAATATTCCTATGCAAATGCTTGAAGACGAGTTGGTATAGACAAGAGCTGCAATTCTTTATAAGTATGCTATGTCAAACAGGCTTCCTTTTAAAGATTTATATTTATCCATTGATTGTGTAGATTTAGACTGTCATGCAATTGCTTCTTGTTGTGGAGAAGAATTTGGGGAGAAAGTTCCTAGATTTGAAATACCACAAATATTTGTAGGAAGTGACGAGTCAATTCAGTATATAGGAACAATTGATAAAATGCATAAATTCAAAGTATATACTTCACCGTCTTTATTTAAATTTCATAAATACAAGATGATGGGCAACAAAAAACCTTTTGTTTATTTGGATATGACTCCGAATGAAAATAATCATTTATATGGTTATGTTTTTAATGCGCCATTATTAGAAAAAATATCTGTATCAGCAATATTTAAAGATCCTAGAGAGTTAGAAGATTTTTTATGTTGCGAATATGATTTTGAAAATTACGGAAATTTGAATTTCATAGATACTGAAGCTGTAGATACTGTAGTAAACAAGTATCTTAAATATTATAGACAATTGTATCCTCAACCTCAACCTAATGATCAAGTTGCAAAATAACATAAATTATGAAAAAATATCCTTTTTATACTGCGTTATCTCAAGCATACGAATTATATGGTATAGAGCTTGATGAAGATACTTTTGAAACATATGCTATGAGCGCCTATAATAAAATTGGCAACAAAAACTATAAAATGTACTTAATGCATGCTCATCCTCAAATGGATACTGATGGTGGATGGTTTGTATGTTTGCCTTGTAACTGTGATACTGTTGAAGCAGTAACATTACCTTGTGAAGACGCTCAAGAAACTCATGTGAATTTTAATCATTTTGGTGGCATTTCGCATCCAATAGAACAAGCTATTGAAGCAAGTAAACGAATGCCAAATGAACTATATATACCAGGCAAATATGTTAAATATAAAGAACTTGGAGATAAACTTTATTTTACTGAGCCTTTCCCAGTTGTTAATATTTTATATAAAGGTATATTTGCTGGAGAAGATGGTTTGCCTTTATTAAACAATAAAGAAATCGAAGCTATTGCTGCTTATTGTGCCTTTATTGCAGATTTTAAAAAAGGCAGACAAACTAAAGATGCTGGGCAAATACAATTGGCCCAATTAGAAGAAGCTCGTTGGAAGAAACTCTGTGATGCTGCTAGAGTATCAGAGAGTATTAGTCAGAACGACATGAACGAGATATTAAGTGTAATGGCTTCTTTTAATCGTAGTGGTTATGGAAGAAGCTATAAACCAATTCATTAATGGTTGCAGATCATTATTGGGCGACGTCGTATGCTCTTACTGCAGATAATTTATATTATGGCTTTGATTATAAGCGATTAAAACAAAATATTTTTACTTATCCTCCTTCTATTAGTGGAAATATTAGAAAAATTCTTGGAAGAGTTTTAAGATATTTCTTTTATTTAGTCGTTTGTGATATAATTGAAAAGAAAATTACTTTTAAATTTCCAAGAACGTCTAGAGCATATTTAGAAATGATCCCAACGTCTGGTGAAGAATTTATTAAAGCGAGACAAAATGGTAAATTTCAAGACGTTGATTTTTTAACATCTAATTTTACTGGATATAATTTGGGATTAAGATATAATACTAGATATGGAAAATGGGTAAAAGCAATTCATGTTTCTGAAAAGTATAAAGATAGAATTACTGAACTCACTAATGCTGGGCACGGATGGTAAAGAAATTTGAAGATTATATTGATGCTGTACAGGCCAAATTTCCTTATTTTTGTAAAGACGATATTAAAACAATTCTTGAATTTGGGTTAATGCGGTATCTAAAAGCCAATAAATTACATGCAGATGTATTATTGAATAATAGGATTGATGATAACATGCTCATTCACTGTGGAAGATTAGGGTATGATGCTTTGAGGCATTGGTTTAGATGGCATGTTAAATGGAGAATGAAAGAAAGAGTTCTTTTTAGATTTAAAAAGAAAGTTTGGGACGGTTACTATTATATAGGTCTTAATGATGAGAGACATAAAGTAATCGAAAAACAAAGAAAAATAAAAACGTTTGAAGACGTTTATTTAGTAAAAATAGAGGATGAACTTCATCATGAAAAATATGTAAAGCATATTTGGAGAATTCCTTATCCAATGGATTGTGGATGGAAATTTTTTGTAGAAAAGATAAGTTCAGACAAAGCAGAATATATAGGAACAAATAATTATGAAGACTACCACCAATGTTTTCTTGGGAGGTTTAACAACGGACATGCATCCGTTGACAACACCTCAGTAGAATCTAACTGACGCGCTTAATGCAACTCTTATTACTTTTAATGGTAATGAGTAGATGTTACAGAATGACATGGGTAATACCAGAATTCAAGATGCTAAAACTGGAAATATTATGGGCCTTAGAGAAGGTTTTGTTCCAGTTGGATTAGAAGAGCATGGTGGTATTATGTATATTGCTTCTGTAAATAAAGAAGGTAAAGGGGAGATTGGAACTATTCCAAGTCCTGTTATTACATATAAACCACAGGATGCTTATGAAACCGATACAGATTTCTTTAAAGAACTAAATGATTAGGAATAGTTAGTTAACAGATACTGGGTTACAAATGAAACAGAATCCCCAACATTTGAAATTTATAATGATGAGATAAATCCTGAAGAAATTTTTATTCCGTGTATAAATAATCCTGTCCAAAATAATAAATCTATAATTTCTTCTTTGATGGTTAAACATTTATATGAGCCACGACTCATTGCAATTACTTCTAAGGGGGAAAAAGATATTACTCCTACTGTAGCTTTAGTTGGAGGCGATTATTGGTTTGGAAATCCTAATGATGCAAAACCGGATTTATCAGTTTTAAATTAGCCTGTTGAAGAAGAAACTGGATTAAAACTAAAACATGTTAATTTTTTAACTTATCCTAAAATTCAATCCGGAAAATTGGGAATTAAATTTATTAAAGAAAATATTAATTCATTTAATTTAGCCCCTAATGGAAAGAATGGTAAATTTTATCCAACATTGTAGTATACAGAAGACAGTGATGGGAATAGACACTATTATTCAATAATCTACGGGGTACAGTATGATACTGACTCTGATGTGCAAGTAGACAGTCTGTAGTTTTCTCATAAAATAGAAGATACAGAAGAAAAATACACTTCAGAAATTTTTAAAGGATATAGTTCTAAGAATATTACACACTTTTCTGCAGACCCGTCGTGGTATAAAGAGAGTGATCATAGAATTTTATATGCCTCGGCAAGTCCTATTGCTGAATTATTATATGCAACGTTAGAAATTGATGACAAACTGTTAATTTATGACTTGTCAAATGGGACAAACTGGGTCGGAATAGTCAACTATAAAAGCTCAGGACCTCCTCGCATTGTGTTTGATAAGAGTCTACCCTTTACTGGCGGAATATACTCATTGGAATTACCGCGCCCGGCAAATATGGGAATGAATAGATATTTATATAATGATAAATATTATATTACAGCGCACAGTAATTCTACATTTAAAAAAAATTGGCCTTCTAGTGATACTAAATTAATAAGTATAGATCTTGTTTCTAAAAAAGCTAATGTAGATACTTCTAGCTTTACATTTTTATACGCCATAGATTTAGGAGACGATCCTAATAAATGGATCGATTTAAAAATTAAATATTGGGATAAAAATTGGGAAAGAGAGTTAGGTACTTTTACAATGAAGTATAATCCGTATTATATGGATACATTAGGAAAATTCATTGTTGATAAGTATTGGAAGATTCATACTTTTGCTAATGGGAAATAGAGTTTTCCGTAGAAAAGAGATTATAATGTACCTGATTATGGAAATATCAAGGTTCTTGAACTTCCTGGAGATTAGATGGAAAAAGCAATCAACAGTACATATACGTCCGATCAAACAATATATATTTCCGGAAAAGTTTTTAAGAAAGAAAGCGGTAATTATGTAAATCTAATTTCTGCCAATGATAATGTAAAATCAAAAAGAGAATATAATATTGATCTAACATCAACAGAAATAGACATTGCTGGTGTTATGTCCACATATTTAAGGCAAATTCCTTATACAGAATATAAATCAATAAATCCTATAATTAATAAAATTTCTTTTATTCCAGGGAAATTACTCTTGTCTGAATAGAATTCTAACAAAAATATGACTAATACTGCAGGCTCTCCCGATTTGAAAACTCATAAAGGAGGGGTTAAAATTACTTATTCTGTTGATCTAATTGTTAATGGTACTAAAAAAGCTACTAAATATGTTACTGATAAAGAGTATAGCATTTATGTGGAAAAAACAAATGAATCAAGAAACGCCTTTTACTATGGATAGCAAAAAAAATCTAATTCAGACGAGTTAATCAATTTTAAAGTTTCGCCAGAATTTGTCCTAGATAAAGTTACTTTTGAAAATTTATCTAGTATGAATATAAAGAGTGATGATTGTGTTGAAATATAGTTAAATATAAATTAGATAGATACGTGGTCATTACAAAAATGGTCGCAGACAACTCACGATTTAAAAGTTATTTTTAAGCCTGGAACTATCTCTATTAACGCAAGTGGGCAGGAAGCAGCTCCTATATACGTAACAAATCAATCAAAATGTTCTGTATACCCGCAAATTGATGCTGTTGTAAAAATTCAACAAGAAGATAGCAGCATAATTGAATGTCCCGCTTGTGTTTCTTATAATAATGAAAAAGAAATCTGGAATCCGTTGTGTATCAATTATAAACAGAATTATATTAAATTTGTTGAGAGTAAGAAAAATAATTCAGAATCGATTACAAATGGATATAATCATCATGTAACTAGCAGCGATGATTCGGTAAGATCTTCTTTTACTTTAGGCGGATTAGAAAATTATTATCAAAATCTAGAAGTATCTTAGTTATCTCCTAAAAAATTATATGTTCTTTTAAATAACGATACTGATTATCCTACAATAGGTAACAGAATAAAAGTAACAATAAGTGATTCTATATATTCTAAAACCAGTTTTGTCGGGCAATATTGTTTAATATATTCACCAGAACAAAAAGCGTATACAATATCAAGTTCTAAAAAAATAAGCGGAAATGATTTATTTAGAAATGTGGGAATTTATGAAGTAACTGGAAATATTATTATAGATTCTTAGTATGATTCTTTAGATGAATTATTTGGAAATTCTCCTTTTATAGATTCTTCGGATTAGAGAATTAATTATGTTTCAATAAATGAGCTTCCAATATCTAGTTAGTTAGAACAAACTGTATATTGTTATGCAGAAGATTAGTTTCCAGAAGGATCTAATAATACACACGGATACCCCGAGGTTATTAAAATCGATGATAACATAAAAGGGGATACTATAACATTCAAATGTTCTCCTGCTCCAGAATTTGGATATCAAAAATCTATTAATCTTTATGAGAATAGTACTGATATGGAATATGTAGTAAAATCAGGAAATAATGAATATACTTCTGTTAATTTATTAAACGAATTCGGTTCTGTTATTATTCCAAGAGAAGCGCCTAAATATATTGGAGATGTTTATACCGGATATATAGTAAAAACAACTTCTACCAATAATCCAGATTTTCAAAGACCAACTACATCAGGAGGATCAGGAGGAAGCCCTTAGTATGGCGGATCTGCTACACAAGGAAATTCTGGTGGTAATATAACACCTTCAAAAGACGATTAATTATGAGCAATACAAAAATTCATATATTAAAGAAAAACACCAAAGGAGAATTAGCCAACATGTACTCTCCATTACAAAATTTAGTATTGGAGAGTACTGGTCTAATTGGTGATATGCGTACAGAAAAGCTTAAATTTAATCGATATAATCCTGTAGAACTATCTATTACTGATGAATATGATGGATCTACTAATGTGATTATTAACGATGATAAAAGTAATCCAAAACTTATAAATACAAGATTTTCTGTACAAGAAAATAAGACATATAATATTCCTATTCATGCTGGAAATTATGTAACTAATATATATGATGAGTCTACTTTTGACGAGGATGCTCAATTATTAAAGTTATATAAGAATATTCCTCATTTATATTTTAGAGGACTATATAGTGGAGGGTCATTTAAGTGTGGATCTTATGTGTTTTATTTCAAACTTTCTGATGCTGATGGAAACCTGACAAATACTGTTCAAGAATCTGGAATTGTACAAGTCCATATAGGGCAGCCTGGATCTAAAAAGATTCGTATGGGAATGCAAGATGAAAATGCAGAGAAATGTATTAAATTTGAATTAACAGACATTGATTCTGGATTTGATTACGTACGTATTTTTTATGAAAGAGTTTCCTCTGATGAATCATAGGCTTTGGCTAATACTTATTTCATGATTGATTAGAATTTTCCAGTATTAGATAATACTTGTGAGATTCTTCTTACTGGATCTGAGCCCGTTATTCAATGTTCGAAATCTGATTTAAATAATGAATTTGCAGATATACAAACAGCAAAAACGCAAGCAATTGTTGATACAACACTTTTCTTAGGAAATGTTTCAGCATATGAGTAGGATTATCAGACCTTACAAAGTATTGCATGGTCTATAATTCCTTATGCTGTTGATGGTAAAGAAATAGGCTCTATTGCATGTAATAAATATTAGACGGTTGATTCTAACTTATATTACGATTAGGAAAACGCTTATTATTATACTGGATATTGGTCTGATGAAATTTATAGATTTGGCGTTGTATTTGTATATAATAATAATTTATTAAGCCCTGTATTTAATTTATAGGGGTGTGATATGAATAATCTCCCTTCCAATACATCTTCTAATGAGTATTGGCAAAAGTTTTTTAAAAAAACTGATGGAGTTATTGCATATAAAAAATGGGATACTGAACCTGAAGATTATTTCTTTAATAAAGACGGATTATTTAATTCAAAAGGAGTATATAGATTGCCTAAAAAAGCACTTTATAAAGGGAATAAATATCAAAATATGTTAACACCAAATGTGCTAGCAATTAAATTTGATCTTAATCATATTATAAAGGGGGAGAAAGATGAAAATATTTCTCCTAAAGAACTTCTTAGAAGAAATAATATTAAAGGTTTATTTTTTGTACGTCAAAAAAGAATTCCTACAATTATAACATAGGGCCTTGTTATAGGATTAACCGGAAAAGACTATGGAAGTATTCCTGTACTCAAATAGGGGGATGTATATAATACAAAATCTTTCTTAGACGAGCATAGATTATTAAATTAGGGTCATACTGTGGATATAACATCTGATGTCTATAATAAAGCTTTGTTAATCCCAGATTACGAAATAGATACAGCCACTTTAAATCAATTCTTTACAGGATCAGATTTTTATATAGAAAGAGTTGCTTCGACTACTTAGGGGTGGTATGGTGATAGTTGTGTTGTAAACGCAGTAGATACTGCAGAAGAATTATCTACCACAGCAAAACTTACTGCTGTTTAGAAACTCACTAAAATTATTACAGACGGAGAAAATTATTTTTCTAGCGTTGCTGGAATAATGGATGAGCCTTATAAAACAGCAGATGTTAATCACAAATGGAATAAAACCAAACCTCAAGATTTAACTGTTTCAACTTCTTTAATTAGAGGTAACTGGGGTAGTTATGTTGGAATATCTTCTCCAATATTTGATTACGGAGATATAGTAAACATAAAGATTCCAGAATGCGGAAAAGACAATTGGGAAGAACTTGAATTCTAGAAAAGATTTAAAGATTATAGTTTCTATTCTGCAATTTCTCCAAGAAGATCTATTGAAGATTATTTTGATAGATCTGATCCAGGATCAGAACTTTGTTTTAGAGGAGATTGCTATTTTAATATTTTTACTCATAGAATGATGAGTAACTTTATTGATGGAGAACTACCGACAAATAGGAAAATTGTTGACCCTGGCTGCTGGGCTTCAAATTATGGAGTAAGATGCACAGCTGAAATATTATCTCAAACTCATAGTAATTTAACAGCAGATAGCGATGGTTGGTATATACCAAGTCCTAATAATAATAAAAGTAATGTTGTTTCTTTAATTTTTGGAATTCTTACTGGAAACATTGGTACAATTATTTAGTCAAGTCAAAGATTAAGTAATCAAGGAAATAATATTGATGAACAAACCACCTTTGCAAATGAAATTGTTCAAGCCTTTGAAATAAATATTAAAGACGAGATAGATCCAAGTAAAGCCTCTATTGAAGACATTCTTGCAAATAAAGAAGGAAATAAGATTAAAAAAGTAAATCCAAAAGAACAAGAGGCTTAGGGAGGAATAAATCTAAAGGCCATTTTTAAATCTGATGATGATTGGGAACTTCATGGTCTGGCATCAATTAATAGATCAGATGTTAATGCTGTATCTTTTGGATAGTGGATTACGTTTCCTATTTGTTCTAATTATAACTTAGCATTAAGAGATATTGATTTCACACAAGCTACAGAAGAAGCTTCTCTTAATAAGAAACGTTCATTCTATCCTTGGAGCGAAATGAATGTAGAAGACCATCAATTAGAATCAGAGATTATAAATGGTGCAGCTAAAAGGACAATTTCTTCTAATGGTCAACCCGCTTTCACAACCGTTCCTTACATTAAACAAGAATACTTTAATAGGATATATTGGTCTAAGCCTAATGTTACAGAGCAATTTATTAACTCATTTAGAATGATCTTTAAAGATCAATATCATGAGTATAATAAAGAATTTGGAGCTATTACAAAATTAGTTCCAATGCCTGGTAAACTATTAGTGGTATTCTAGCACGGTCTTGGGGTTCTTCCTGTAAATAGAACACCACAATCAGAACAAGAAAAAAGTCCTTTCTTAAGTTCTAAATCTGTATTGCCAACTCAGGTTGCAACAATAACAAGAGATTATGGTTCTATGTGGAAGGATTCTGTTATTAAAACTCCTTCAGGAATTGTATATGGTGTTGACACTGTTGCGAAAAAGATTTGGAGAACTACAGGAGAAAATCTTGAATTTATTTCTGATCATAAAATCTCTAAATTCTTAAATGACTTCATTGATTTATCAGAATATGACTTCAATGAGTATGCTGGGCATATAAATGTTAAAACACATTATAATGAGTTTAAACACGATGTTATGTTTACTTATTATAAAGATATTCCAATGAGTAGATATACTTATATGAAAAATCCTGACAATGGAGAAAATGAAATTGTTCCAATTGGTACAATATGGGACAATGATAATGATTGTTGGATAAAACCAAGTATCGACACTGTAGAATATGAGCAGGTTGATTTAAGTGGAAATCTTATTCTTTAGGATGCTTTAGATCCGATTCCATTAATTGAAAAATGGGAAAAAGGAACAACATGGAGTCTTTGCTATAATGAGGTATCTGGACAATGGATAACATTTTATGACTGGTATCCGATTGAATCTTGTAATATTGATAATATCTTCTTTAGTTTTGATAAGGAATCTGTAGATGAAGTTTATAATAACGATAAAGAAAAACCAGAAGATTTAATAGCTTCATATCTTGAATCTAAAACAAAACCAACAGATTATTTTGTATCTTTCTCTAAGAATAAAGTATTTATGGACAAGATGTTTTGCGAAAACACTACCGTTTATAAATGCACTTGCACAGATAGTATGAAACATGGAGTCCAACTGTCTCTTCAAGTTCCAGAAAAAGGATATTATAGTTTCTATTATAAAGAAAGCGAGTCTGGAGTAGAAAAAACTCCTAAAGTTGAAGGTACAACCCCATCAACATTTGAATTTGGAAAAGATTCTAGTTGGCGTTTCTGTATTGCTAAATATGTTGAAAACTTTGTAGACAGAAGATCCGTATTAAAATTGTATATTCCAACAGGATGTTTTATTTCAGAATTACATTTTACTCCATATGATGAAAATATGGATATAAGCGATCCTGTATTAAAATATTCTGAATTAAGAGAAGGATTCTTGGGAGAGTGTTTAGATTTATGGAAACATGGTCAATCTGGATTATATGATAATTAGGGTAAGATTAAACCAACTAATTGGTATGGAAAACAACATGAATTTAATTTTGAATTTGTTGTGAACCAAGATTCTCAGATTTAGAAAATCTTTAATAATTTAAAGATTATTTCAAATAAGGCAGAACCTTATAAGTTTGAGTATGAAATAGTTGGAGAAAATTATGATTGGTTTGAATATAAAAAGATTATTTACTGGATTAACAAAAAAGTTAAAGAAGGTAAATTTACAGATCTTGAAGATGGATATCATTATGTATTATCTACTTCTTATAGTCAAATCATTACTGAAAATTTAGATTTCCCAAAATTATTTAAAGCCCCACAAGGAGGATATATACAAAAACTCCCTTATCTTGAAATAAAATTAACAGATAAGAAAGGTCTTCCAGATAATTCATATTCATATAATACATACGAAGATTTTGCTAAAGATCATTGGTCAGATTATTCTAAAACTACAGATGAAGACGATTATAAATATAACACTTCTGAAACTATTATAGTAGAAGATGAGTAGTTAAATGAATATCGTATTCATACAGAACAATTTGGAAATGATATTCGTAAGTATGGTCGAGTACGTGGAAATATGTAGTATCTTGAAGATTTGTGGGATGTAGAAATAAGGCCTGTTAACATCAAGTATGCTTATGTACTTTGGGCAAATTCAAATAAAACATAGACTGTTCCTTGGATAGAAAATGCTGAAAATCCTGATATTGCAAAAGCACATAATATTTGGTTTACTAAACTTTATGAAACCCGTCATCGTGACAAGTATATAAAAGTTAAAGTAAGATATACTGGAAAAGATCTAGTAGTTATTCAGGCTATATAGACCATGTTTAATTATAGTTTTGCATAATATGAATTATTTAAAGTTTTATAATGGTGGAAATATGATCAGAAAACTCTAGTTCGGATCAAGCATGTCATTTGGTCAAAATATTGATACTGCTGCTTTAAGAATGAAATATCCACAATTGGCATAGAAGACTGATGCAGAAATAGAAGAAATTTTTAGCAAATCTTAGTCTGATATAGAAAATGAGGCTCAAGAAGCAGAAAATCAAAGAAATGATGCTGCAAATAATGCGCCAGTTCAAAAAATATCTACAGAAAATCTTATAAATAATGTTTTACAAAATGGAGTTTCTTCTGGGCAGGATACAGAAGGTTCTGTAAGCGAAATTGCTAGTAAAGATGTTATGCAGACACCTAAGTCTTCTGGACTTTCTTCTCAAGGAATAGGCATGATTGCTGATGCTGGAATTAAAGCTATAAATGCAGTAGATAATCTTGCTATGGGGGATAAAAACTTCGGAGCACAATCTGCTGCTATAGACTCTGCTGTGCATGGGGTTTCTGGTGCTTTAATGAAGTCTGGAAACCCGTATGCAATGGCAGCGGCTGCAGCTTTAGAAGGTGCTAATTTCTTGACTAAAGCGGGCGGACAGACTGTATAGGGATTTGATGTTAATATAGACAATTCTGGTTTCGGCACTCTTGGACACATGGAATCATCTTCTTCAAGAGACTTTGGAGCAATGATTGGTCTCGGCGGACTTAATGCCGGAAAGATGGAAGCCAAATTAGCAAGACGTAATGAACAGGCAAGAATGGCATTAGCCGCAGCTGAAATTTCTGAAGACGTCAAATTTGAACAAGAAGCCAGAGCTAATTCTGTAGATAATGTTCTTATGCAAAATGAAATTGCACTTAATGGGGGTGTAGATACTTCTTTATTAGCTGCTAAACAAGGAGCTAAACTTGAAAGAAAAGAGACTATTAAATATCATGCTCCAGAAACTATTAAATATTGGCAAAAAGAAGAGCCTTAGGTAATTGCTGCAAAAAATGGTGCAAAACTTGAGAAAATCGAAACTTCTGATAATCCAAATTTAATTCCAGAAGGAGCAATGCATAAGAATAAGAATAATATAGATCTTGACGGAATAACACAAAAAGGAATCCCAGTAATACAAGATGTTGATGATTCTGTAGATACATTAGTAGAAATAAAAGCTTAGGAAGATAAAATTAACCAATCAGCTGAAATAGAAGCAGAAGAAGTTATTTTTAATAAAGAGCTTACTGTCTATGTAGAAGATGCTAGAAAGAAATGGCATGAGTCAGACGAAAAAGATTTAGACCTAGCTTTGGAAGTTGGAAAACGGATTGTAAAAGAGTTATTAACAAACACAGATGATAATACAGATTTAATACCTAGAATGGAGGAACAAGTATGACAATAGATGATATTTTAAAATCAGACTTATCTGATTCTCAGAAACTTCAAATGATTACTATTCTTTAGCAAGGAGGTATTACTGTTAAAGCAGAAGGAGGTTCTGTTAAAGTTCTTAATCCTACAGAAACTATTACTATAGGCAATAAAGAATATGACGTTGAAATTGCAGATACAGAAGAAGAGCGAAAAGATGGATTGTCAAGAATAGAAACATTAGATGAAGACGAGGGAATGCTTTTTGTGCATGACGATGTAACTACAGGTTACTATACTATGAAAGATACTTCTATAGATTTAGATATTATTTTTATAGGAGAAGATAAAAAAGTAATAAAAGTATCTACTGTTAAAGCACATAGCGAAGATCCTGTTGAAGGAGAAAACTATAAATATGTTCTTGAAGTTAATCCTGATTCTGGTATTAATATAGGAGATATCTTAGAATTTGAGTCAGATGAGTTAAGCGAAGAAGATAAAGAACAAGTCAAACATAGTAAAATGCTTGTTTTAGATTCTAATGGGGATGTTCAGGGAAGACTTTCTGGAGGAGAAAGAATTTTTTCAAGAATATTTACTAGAAAATTAATTAAAACTGCTTTAAAAGCTTATAGATCTGATTCCGACATGTACTACAAAAAAGTAGCCAAAATGGTGTTTAAAGAGCTTGATGCTTAGGATTCGCGCGCTCCCCAATACGTATAGGCACCAGAGTAATATTTGAGCGCTTAATTAAAAATTGTCGTCAAAATATATTTTATTTAAGATATTTTTATTAACTTTGTATGTTAAAACGAAAAATTAACTTAAAAACGTTTTTAAAATGAAGTATACATTATTAAAGAAATTTTAGGATGGTGGTGAAATTGCTCCTGAAGCACAAGGTGCACCTGAAGGTGGAGCTCCAGAAGCAGCTCCTGCACAAGGCGGAGATGAGGCTTTAATGCAAGTTGCTCAACAGTTAGTTCAAATGCTGATGCAGCAAATTGGTGATCCTCAAGCTGTAGCTGCAATTCTTCAAGCAGCTTTAGAAATGGTAGCTGGTGCAGCACAAGAAGCTCAACCGACCTTCCAACGCAAAGGTGGACGTTTGGTTAGAAAGTAATCAGGCTGCTCACATTTAAAAAGGGGCGCAAATAACGCCCCTTTATTTGTTATTAATAGAATTTAAAATTATAATATAATATGGATTATAATACAGCTAGAGCTCAATATGAACAGGCTTATTAGGAAGCAAGTCCAGCAACGAGATCCTGGTTAGATGGATTTATGGAGTCAAGTGCTAATTATATGGCAGTTGATCAAATGAACGACAGAAGTGTTGAGCAATATTTAACTAGAGTCTATGAAATAGGAAAGGAAATGGCAGACTCTCGTAAAAATGGTGTTGAATATTCTGGTCCTAGCGCGTCTCCAAGAGCTTCCACAAAAAATATATTTAACGGCTATTCTAGAGAGGAAAATACAAATAACGCTAATTAGCTTTTTCGTTTGTATCTGGATTAGAATAGAAAAGCCACATCTTCTTCCAGAGCCACATCTTCTGGCACGGAATCTCCGTCTATAAATTGGTCTCACTATCAGTGGGATAAAGGATGGAAAACTGGTTGGGGTTTTGATACGGATTCATTAGAATCTAAAATAATGAATTTTGCAACTAATGTTTATAATAATCTTGATGCCGCTGTTAAACATTTAAATGCCGGAGTTGGGAATAAAGTTTATGGTATTAAAGATTCTGATGTTGCTACATATAAAGAAGCTCACAGAAAATTAGGAGAATTTATTCAAAGTTTGCCTACTAAAAAAATAGATTCAAGTACAGTAAAAGAGCTTGCTGATATTGTTATGTGGGCAGGTGTTGATCCTGTTAAATTTAAAGAATATTTTAATGACTATCTTCCTAGGGAGTCTCAAGCGAGTAGAAATTTAAAAGTAAGGCAACAACAAGGATATAATCCGATTGAAGATATATCTTCATTAGGATATAATGCAGAAGTTTAGAAATATCTTGCAGATAATAAGATTAAATTAATGCGTGATGATGCTAATAATGTTTATGCATTTAATGAGGATTATTCTGCTGTTGCTCCGCTAGAATACTTAAATACTGATTGGAGAACTCGTGGGCTAGAAGGATCTACTTTTGGACAAGGTATTTTCTCTGATGCTAATGGAAAAGTTTGGTATGGAGATTCTAGTACATTGACTCCTGAAGACGCTTTCTATGAGGCAGTTCAAAATTACAAAGACAAAAAAATTAAAGAGAGAAGGGGATTATTTACTATTTATAATGATTTTAATCCTCAAATGAACTATACAGATGAAAGTAAAGCAGTTCATGATTTTGTAAATCGTTTAGGTGCTGCTGCTAATATCAAACACAACTTAAATAATTTCGTTGATGTTTCGTCTTTATTTGATAGTAAAGGTCATGTTATTGCTGTTAATGATAATGGTTCTCCTTGGTCTGACGAAAATTTAGAGACAGGAACATTAGAATTTAGACCTGATACATGGTTCTATTATATAGATTAGAATGGAGAGTTGGCAGCAACTCGTTGGGATGATCCTGAATTAGAACAAAAGATTGGTAAATATAATCCAAACGGATGGAAAGAAACAGATAACCAAATTGGCAGTAAATTAAAAGGAATTCAATTTTCAACTCCTACTACTATTACAGGCGATAGAGTTCAAAATCCACAAGAATGGGCTACAAGAATGCTGGATCTTTTAGACAAAAGACCTTATAGTAGAACAGCCTCTGATGTAAGAGAACTAGAAGCTTTTGATGGTCTTAAAAATCCTGAAAATATATTGGCATATATTGGATCTTTATTAGAGTCAGGAATTATTAAATTAGATGATAATTCTCTTAAAAAATGGTTTAAACAAACAGAGAAATATCGTGTTGATAAAGTTTCTACTAAATCAGTTATTTCTGACGAAGATGCTGATGCTGCAGAAAATTAGAAATTAATAGAAGCTGCCGAAAAAGCTGGATATTCTAGTGTTGCAGATTACATGGCAAGTTAGAGGAAAGGATTTTCTACTACAGAGTGGATGAGACTTGGAGCACTTGCAGCCGATATTGCTTCACTTGGAGCTTCCTTTGCTCCAGGTGGTGGTACTATTGCATCTGGTATTTTGGGCTTAGGAGCTTCTGGAACTGATTTCGCTGCAGATATAATGCAAGACGGTTTCCAATGGAAAGATTTAGGAACATTGGGTGTCAATATTGGTTTAGATGTTGTAGGTTTATTACCTGGAGGAAAATCATTAAAGATAACCAAAAACGCTGTAAAAGTTATTTCAAGAACCCTTCCTTTATTAATTGGTCTTTGGAGTGCATATGCAGATGGTGATAAATACATTGCTGCGGCAAAGAAGCTTACAACAGAAGATCCTAAGAACATGACAGCACAAGATTGGCAAACTCTTGGAAGAGGATTAATGCTTCTTACTGGTACTGTTAGAACTGGAAAAGCTACTTATGGTGCTTATAGGTCAGCAGGCAAAGCAGTAGGATCTGGAGTTAAAAAAGGATATAATTACATTGCGGAACCAATACGAAGAGATAAAAAGGCTGCAGAAATTCACAAAGAAAGAAAAGCTCAAGATGCTCGTGGTGAAAAGAGAGGCGCTGGTGGATGGAAACGAGGTCAGCAATAGACCGAGCAGGCTTAGTCAGGAACAAGACGTAATTCCGATCCATATATGGTAGAAGAAAAACAAGGAGGCAAACTAGATCGTTTTGGTGAATATCTAAAAGCACATAAATAATATGAAATATAATTTTACAAAACTACTTCAATCAGGAGGGTCTGTAAGGAAATATAAAGGAGGCGGAGGTTCTACTAAAGTATCTAATACAAGTAATTCTGGAATCTTTGATAGAGGAAAAGTTAACGACTCTTACTTAGATGTATATGACAATATATTTAATGATCCTAATTTTGATGTAGAGTCTTTTAATAACTTTCTTGGAGATTATTACGCTTTACGTACAGGCACAGGATATTCTGGAGATAGGGCCATAAAATACAATGGTGTTTAGGATTACCAATAGCGATTTAATGATTATGGTTTTCACACTAATGCTTTTTAGGAAGGATGGGAATATAATGATCCAGCCTTAGCAGACTCTGGAGATAGATTTGGAGATTCTTGGAAAGCTGATCCTTATTATGGGGCTATAACTCATTAGAGATATGCCAACTCATTTAATGATGAAGAACTTTAGAGGGCTAATGAGCGTGCTAAACAGAAAGGATTTTAGTGGGTTGAAGACGATAGAGCTTCTGGCATATATACTGGAGATGGTAGAAAATTCTATAGAATAGAAAAGCTAACTCCTGGTAATAGTGATGCCGGTGGGGAAGATGGAGAAACTCCTGGAGCTTCTTCAACGCCTTCAAATACAAGCGGCACAAAAAGTACAACTGAAACGCCGGGAGTTAAACCAGTAACTTTTGCTGATCGTCTTAATCTTATGCCGCCAAAGCCAGATCCTTGGACTGACTGGATTCCTCTTTCTGCTTAGTATGGAAATGATCTTATTTCTGCTGCAAGACAGAAAAGTCTTCAAGAAAAGATGAGATTTCCTTTAATTGAAGGACCATACTTATAGCACATTAAGACAAATGACTATTTCAGAAGAGCTGCGATGGGGCAAACTGCAGCAGACATGAGACATAGAGCAGAAATGCAAAATGGGTCAGACATGGTCACAAATCTTGAAAATGCAAGATTAGCGGATGAGCAAGCGTCACAAATTGAACTTCAAGCTGAGGGAATAAAATCAGAAAAGGATGCTCAAGAAAGATAGGCTTTTGAGGAAACCGTCAACAAAAACAAACAAACTGCTGCGGCTGTAGCAAATCATAATTATGCTGCAAATACGGCGGCTTGGAATAATATTCTTGATGCAAGACGTCGATATGATTTAGCAAAAACACAAGCTACAAATAGTTATATTGGTAATATGTATACCTCTCATGGAGAGTGGCTTAAAGACACTAGAATAAATCAATAGGGATGGCTAAAAGGTTACAATGGAATGCTTGCTGATTAGTAGATTAGAGCAGCACAACAACGTTTAATAGATGCAAGAGATTTTACTAAGTCTGCTGCTTATGATGCATTTAAGAAAGATTTAATTAATAATCTTGATTCTATTGATGGATTAACTGCAGGGCAAATTGAATTATTAAATAGTGAGCAAGATTCTCCAGAAAAAGAAGAATTATTACAACAAATATTCCAAGGAGATTCGGCATTTGCTAAAAATTATAGAGCACAATTTGAACGTTCTTTGAATGATTCTTGGAAAGACTATACAAATGAATGGTATAGAATTTAGAATTGGTTATAGGCACAAAATTTGATGCAGCCAGAAATTATAAGCAATCAGGGCAGGTATAGACCTATTAAAATGTCTAATGTGTCTCCATTATATGTTGGATAGGTACAGCCTGTTATAGCAGGTCTTGCAAAAGGAGGAACTATTAGAGCTAGATATATTGATTATTAGAATCATAGATAGAAAGAGCAGCAATATCAAAAAACTGCTTAGCATAAACGTAATGAATTAAGCACAAAAAAGCTTACAAACGATTTAGATAGATTATCTAAAGAACAAATGATTTTATTAAGATCTATTTTTAAATGAAAAATCTAAATATACTGCAAAGCGGAGGTGGGGTTTTCTACTCATCAGTAGCTAACCCCCACTCTAGTGCAGCCACTGCAGATCGCTAGGCAGAGGCAGCATCTTCAAAATCTTCTAAAGATTCTGGATTAATTCCAGAATATTTAATGAAAGAACTAGGACTAAAGGGAATTCCTAATGATGTAAACAGGTTTTACGATATGTTAGCTGATTTTGAACAGCAGGCTAACTTTGGGATTGGCGTGGATAAAAGACAGTTATACAAACTTCAAGCATATGCAAATCAGATTATAAAAAATTCTGAATATCTTAATGCTGCAGAGAAAAGAGCCGACGACAATGGTGCATTAGATGAATTTGCAGTAGATGCCAGAGGTAATTTATATGTTGCTGGAGAAAATGGAAGTCTCCAATTAATACATGCCTCTTAGTTTGATGCTTCTAAACATTAGGCATTAACAGTAGGAGAGCTTTTACAACAAAGAAAATATAATCCGCAGTTAGTAGACAATGAGTCTATCGCTACAACTGTTGGAAATAATATAGGAATAGAAAAAATTAACGATTATATATAGGGAATTCTTAAAGCTGTTGGTACGGCTGAGAACGCTACAGAAGCTTATACTAATTTAAGTTCTATCATAGGAAAAGAGGCAGGTAAAAAGCCTTTACACGAAGAACAATTATAGGCTTTAAGAGAACTTTATCAATTATCTCAACAAATAGGTCCAGACGCTATATTTAAAGTTAAGGACCAATATAAATCAAAAAACATGGATGTGGCAATGAGTTATATTATGAGTGTTTTACCAAATAATATAAGAACTCAACTTGTTGCTAGAAATGTTGCTGCTGGCGGGAAATATGAAAACAGTATTAAGTATGCTTCAGATATTATAGGCATGGCTGCAACTGCAAATAATGATTTTAAGGTTTCTCATGGCATGGATTATGATGCAAGCATTAATAAAGCGGCAGGAACTGGTGCGGAAACAAAACCAAAAACACATAATTTAACTATGGCAGAAGTCTTATTTAATAATGATTTAAATTAGACTCAGATTAAAATAACAGATCCTAATTATAAGAACAGACATGCTCTTGTTGCTCAAGGAACTGTTATCCCGTCATTGGTTAATGATAAAAATGAAGCCGTAACAAATGCGCCTCTTTCTCTGGCATTATCAGGAAAAGGTCTTGGAAAATATCTAGATATGTCTCAAGCATATATGGGATTTGATAAAATATCAGAGGGGATGCTTCAAAATATTTTATATACACAAGATGAGGTTGCTAGTGTGTGGATGCCTGTTGATATTAATGGCAATATAGATTGGGAAGCATTCCACGCTTATTCTGCTGCTGAAGCAGAAATACAAGAAAAGCATATAACAGATCCTGTTAAAAAGAATCAAATTCATATGCAAAAAGGCTCAAGAGTTATGTATGATGCAAGTGGTAACATCATAAATAACCAGAATACGGAACAATTTTTAATGACTCATGGGTATACTATAGACGATTTAGTAGATAGTAAGAACGCACTAACTAGAGAATTAAAAGGATCTGAAGAAGATTATATTGATTAGTTATTTGAATCTATATATAGTAAAAAACTAAAGAAAGATACAGGAATTACTGTTTAGGGGAAGAATAAGTGGGATGATATAATATAGGTTCCAATATTTATAAAAATTTCTCCTAATGCTGCATTAAATGCTGGAACATTCGCAGGGTACGGAAGCCAGGTAGACAACCAAACATTACAACAAGATATGTTAAATCAAGTACCTCAACAGTTATCTTTTACAGCTGCTGGGGCTGAATTATATTAGCAATAATATGGCAAACGAAGTAAAAAAACCAAATGATATTTTTGTAGCTACATTAAAAGCACCATAGGCATCGGTATTAGATTTATATCAAAATAGTCTAACTCCAGATAATACTAGTTTTTTATCTCCAGAAGAATATAAAAACACACCTTTAGTGCAAAAAATATTTACAAAAGACGATGTTTTTGACGAATAGTCATTTACATAGGCATATTTATTAGCTGCACAAAAATATCAGGATCTTACTAATAAAAAAGCTGTAGATGAATTAGAAAAACAATTGGAATATAGTAGTGCTAGTAGATATAAACCACTTGGCGCAAATATTAAATCTAATGATTCTAAATATGAAAATTTAGTAAATCCTCTTGGTTATTCGTATGGTATAAATGGGATAAATAAAAAAGGTGATCCTTTATATACGGAAGAAGAGAATGCATAGAGTAATAGGATCTTCGACCCTAAAAATAATAAATGGCTAGATGAAACTCCAGAATCAATGTCTTTCTTTAAGAAGATGTTTGGAGAAACTCTTGTTTATGCTCAGTGGGATGAAAACGGAACACATGTTGACCCTATGACAGGACAAGAAGTGTAGCATTATAAAGGACAGAGAAAAACCGATGAAAATGGTAATTATTATACTGAGTTAATTGGTGATCGTGAACTTTTAGATAAAAAAGTTGTTTCTGTTTCTGATATATTAACAAAAGAAGATTCATGGATTAATCAATATGATTTTTTTGATTCAGATGGGTATGATAAATCAGCTGCAGGAATAGCCATGAAAACCTTTGTTCATGTACTGCCATATTTAATTCCTGGATTTAATGCTTATTATGGTGCATTTACTGCAGCGGTAGGTCTTGCTAGTGTATTACCTACTGTGTATAAATCATTAGAAGGTATTTTTACTGGAGACTAGCCATCAGAAATTTCAAAGCAAGCAACAAAACTAGAAAACTGGTTTAGAAAATTTGATTCTTCTACATCACGAGAAGGACAAGGATTCTGGTCATTAGAGTCTGTAGGAAACTTAACTTCTGACATATTCGGATAGTTATATCAGCAAAGAGCTGCAGCAAGTCTTGCAAAATTTATTAAAAATGCAGACATGAAAAACAAAGCTGCAAGGCAATTTGCTTTAGCTTATATGGGCTTAATATCTGGAGCAGATGTATATAATGATGCATTAAATGGTGGATATGACCGCAGAACTGCAGGATTTGCTTCATTGGCAACTATGTCTGGATTATATGGTATAATGAACTTTAACGAGTCTACAAGAGGTCTTGGAACGTGGTTCTTACGAGAAACTACTGGAACTGAAGAAGGCGTGTTAAGAGGCCCTGTTGCAAAAATCGTTAGAGACCTGCTGCCTAAGTTTGAAAAGTCTGTTAAAGATTTAGGCGAAGGAAATCCTAAGACATTTGCAACCACTCTTAAATCATATAGATCAAAATTACGTAATCTTGCTGAAGAGACGTTAATTGAACCTACAGAATCAATGTGGAAGTCTGCAATAGTTGAAGGCGTTGAAGAAGTGTCTGAAGAAGTTATACAAGACATGGTAAAAGGCGTTGTTGATACAATGTCGTGGCTTGGTTTTACTGGTTCACAAGGATCATTTGGAGGCTTCCAAAACGTATTCAGCAAGGAAGGATTTGAGCGCTATCTTGCCACTCTTGTAGGAGGAGCTGCAGGTGGTGCATTATTCCATTTGAATATTGACCATATTGAGCCATTTATATAGAGAATGACTGGAAAATCTCCAGCTCAAACGAAATAGGACTACACTTTACTACAAGCTATTATAGCAGGACGTGGCGAAGACATTAAAAAGGAAATAAGAAGACAGCACGATATTATAAATAATAATTTATCTGCAGGTGCAATGCAAGTAAATGGACAGACAGTCTACTTAAATGCAGAAGGACAAAGTCAAGCGGATCTTGTTGCTGAGGCTGCTTTAAGATATGTTGAAGCCTTAGAAAAATTTGTTGATACAGATGTAAAAGAGGCACTTGCATTTTATAATTTAAATCCAGACTTCAAAGCGTTAACAGATGATGTAAAAAGACAGATTATATCTTAGGCATACACCAACTCAACTGTTGCTTAGAGCAAGTTTGACGAATATATAACTAATTCATTTAGTGCATTAGCAACCGAATTACTGAGTGCTAAAAATGATTTAAACGCTTTAGGAGAGAATGCTTCTAAAGAAGAAAAAGAAGCTAAAAAGAAAGCATTTGAGCAAAAGAAAAAACAACTATAGGGCTTCTTTAATGGTGACCAAAATATTAACTTCGGTATAGAATATAAGATTCTTGAAGATGATAGAATAAGAAACTTCTTGTTAAGTATGGATCCAGAATCATATGCTTACAACACATATGGTATCGAAGACTTTAATAGTCTTTCAGAGCAAGAAAAGAAGACTGTAATAGATGAATGGAAAAATATACAAGAAGGAACCTCTGAGAATCTTCATGATTATCTACCAAAATTGCGTAAACTGTTACAATCACTGATAGGGAAAACGTCTAAAGACATAGCAAAATTTGCAAATTCAAAACATAAAAGCGCATTTATTCGCGAGCTGTATAACTTAGATGATTATTAGCAAGCAATTACAGAAATATTAAATAATCCTGATCTTTCTGACGAAGAAAAGCAAAGACAGGCATATGCCTTAGATAGAGACAGAATTCCTAAATATTTGTCAAAGATAATAAAAGACAATAATCTATCGTTTACTTTATCTGACGCTTTTAAAACACAATTTGGAACAGAACTTATTAAGAGGGGAATTATCACGTTAGACGGGTTCTCTGATCAAGAAACGAAAATTGTAGAAAAACTACTTAACACATTCGCCGCTCATAGTGGAATAAATTACTGGAGCAAAGAGCAAATTAAAGAGCTTGTTTCAAATGTAAACGCGGCTCTTTCGCCAGATAGTAATAATCTTTATGCCAAGAAAATTCGTGAGTTGCGTGCTTCTAGTGAAAAAGAAAATGAGAAAAAGTAGGAAGAGCATACGTTAGGAGTAATCCTAGAGACAGTTGGAATTAATGAAGAAAAGTTAAATAAAGACGAAGATATAAGCTTCTTTAAATTGTCAGAACTAGAGCAATATCTTGATGGTGTAGATATAGACGAAGAATTGTATAATCTTTTAGAAAAATTATATAATCCTATAATTGAAAGAGCATCTAAACTTGACGACTTTGGCGTAATCAAGGACAAAATTGATGCTTTTTTCTTGCATGCTAACAATGGACGTGATGCGCTTGCTAAGCAAATGATAGACCATATATAGAGCATGTCTGACCAAACAGACCTATCTAGAGAAGCAACAATATCTAAGGCAGATGCAGCTTTGTTGATTAAAGCTTTAACATCTTTAGTCGCTTTAAAGAAAAAAGTAACCCACAAAAACCCACTTGTTGATGTTGCTAAAAACATTTATTCTCAACTTGTTGGCAGCACACTTGGATCAGACATCTTTTCTGCACTAGAAAGCGCCGAAACGTCTTTGCGCGACGCACATAGATTCTCTTCATTTGCACTAACGACGGATGACGTAGACAGGCTACGCAGTGCACTTAATGCTCTTGATGCAATAAACGCAATAGCCATTTCTATGGCAAGCTCAGAAAACTATAAGAGTATTTCTGAACTGTCTAGAGAGTTTATAGACTTATATGGAAATAACGATGCGCTGAAAGAGCAATATCAAGTTATATCGAGAGAAGATGCTGGCTATGTCTAGAAATGGGTTGCCGCAACAAAGGATAAGATAAAGTTCTTAGTTTCTGTTTCAGAGCAAATAGTTCGTGACAGTAGAGAGCTGGATTAGATTAGAAAGAAAAATCATTACGAAAACCTGTCTTCTTTCTATAAAGATTTGATAGAAAAAGGCACGTTTAATTTAACTGTCCAAGAAAGAGAGTTTAAGTTAATAGTTGACCAATCCGTAAATCCCGATGTTCCAGATAATGAACAATATTGTTTAGCTGTAGAATAGTCGTTTTATAATAGTGTACAGGCATTCTTAGAAGAAAACAAAGACATAGAAGCTACTACATTTATCAAAACGTTATTTGATGCAATAAGAGATAATAAGTTTGGAACTGACGGTGATATTACGGATGTTGATTATGATGCCGAAACAGCGGTTACTAAAGACTAGACAAAAAAACCTAAAGTAAAAAGTAACTTTTTAGCTCGTAGACTTGGAGAGCTTGTTTATTATTCTCCTGAAAACTACTTGACAGAAATTACTGAAATATATGAAAAAAATCCATTATCAGATCCAGGTTTTAGTCAAAGTTTAGTTTTAAGATCTGTTTTAGCGACAATAAATAATTTCGAAGAAGCTAAATATGTTATTAGAGAAATCGGAGTTCATAAAGACGATAAAGCTTTTGTAGGAAAAACATTAGCCTTGAACACGATCACAATTATTGGTGCTCCAGGCAGTGGTAAAAACCATATAATTTCTTTATTAAAAGACAAAATTGGAAAAGTTAAGGCAGTTTCGAAAACAGAAAACAAAGTAAAGAGTCTCGAAAAAGATCTTGGCGTTAGCGATGGATAGTCATTAGAGAAATTCTTAGGAGAAGAAATTTCTGCAGCGGCAAAAGTATTCTCAGAGGGAATGAGAAAAGCTTCTGAAGTTGTTGCAAAGAACTATGATAAATTGCTATCAAATAAAGAGGCCGTTGTGGATGGTAATATATCTGCCACACACATAAAAGACGATCTATTTAATATATAGATTTTTGCAAAAACTGCAGCAGGTGAAGATTACACAATACAAGTAGAAACGCTATATTACAAAGATACTGGAATATAGAGAATAACTGTAAAAGATTTTGGTATTAAATCTGCCGAAGATTTTGAAATAACAGATTCTGTAGTTATTGATGAAGCAACATTCTTGAACCCTTATGTTTCTCAACTGATTGATTTACAGGCTAGTAAAAAAGGAGCAAAAATATTCTTGTTAGGTGACCAAACTCAGATGGGATGGTCTGTTCGTAGAGGGGATACAGAACTGCCTTATAATTTACGAAATATTGCTGGGCATAATACAAGTGTTTTGGTTGGTTCCTATAGGGCTTCTAATGAAGGCAAATCTGGAAATGCTGGAATACTGCGAGATTCATTAATAAAAGATAATGGTGTGTTTGGACCATATCTAAGTTTATATAAAGAGTCTCTTTATCCAGAAAACCATCTATGGAATGATTATTTCAAAGCGCATCCATTAAAATACAACATAACAGATACTGGGGAATATTTTGGTGATCTTGTTACATTTGATATTGAAGAGTTTAAGAAACATCTAGAACAACTAAAGCTTAAGAATAAAGAAATAGCAGTTGTTGTTCCTGAAGTTAATGAAAATAATTCAATATACAACGAAATAAAAACTATTGCAGGAGATAACGTAACATATTTAACTCTTGAACAAATTCAAGGAGATGAATATGATTATGTCGTTGGGTATAAACTTTCCAGAACTCCTGGCAATACAAATAAAGACATTGATACTCAAAAAGTTAATATGCTTATTACCAGAAGTCGTGATTTTGGATTATACTACGAGGATCCTATCAATGGACTTATGTCATATAATAGCATAACTACTGTAAAAGATATTTCTATCAGAAAACAAGAATATGCAGATACAGATGTTGTTTCTAAAAACACCGTTTAGTAGTTGAGATCCATCTTGGAATCTCTTCCAAAAACTGGAGAGCCAGAGAATAAACCAGAACTAAAAGTTAACTTAGATGATGCAGAAGAAGAGCAACCTCTTCAGGATGAAATAGAGGGCCCTAAAGAAGAGTCTCCTATAGAACAAACAACTCCTGTTGTGGAGGAGGCTAGCACGAAGGATTCAGAAGAAACTACTGCAAAGAAGAAGGTTGGTAACAACATGTCTGGTGTCCATCCTGCTCTTATAAGAATTGGATTAACAACAGATTAGGTGGAAAAGTTAAAGAAGGCAAGTGGAGAAGCAGAGATTAACGCTATTATGAGTGAAGTTCCTGAGGCCGAAAAACAGTTTGACTTAGCAAGGTTCTGGATAGAACGCACTGCAATATTACCATTATATGGTGAACATGCTAGTATAGAATCAGGAAAAGACTTATTAGATTATTATGAATCATTTATTAATGATGCATATAAATTTTATGAGGAAGGTAGATTCTAGATAATAGCAGTTATTGGAAAAATTTTTGATTCTAATGTTGACTATGCATACAACAAGGTAAACAATGAAGAAAGGCTGAAGTCTAATGGAGAAGAATACTTTTTGAGGCTTGCTATTAAAGTTGGAAATGGATACATTAGCATAGGTAGGATTGGCTATAATCTGGATTCTGAAGGAAATGTGTTATCTGAATAGCAAAAAACCTTATTTACTGAAATGAGCGCTACTAATACGACACAAGTTAGAGAGTTTAGGTTTAGACAAGTGCCTGATAGACAAACAACAATTTCTAGTTATTTACAAGGTGATCGTAAGATTAAAGATCTATCTAAGCTTGGTGCATACAGTCACGGAATTGTTCAGTATACAGGTTATCGTCCGTATAAGATTAAAGAGCCTTCTGTAATAACGTCAAATGGAATCTTATTTGGTAAATTTTCATACGGAAGAATTACAGAAGATCAATTAGCTAATATTGGATGGAGAATTATAGGTGGTACTAATGGATATGTATATAGTCCAGAAACATATCCTACTCCAGAAAAGGCAAAATCAGCATTTAAAGAATGGTATTCTTAGTTTAGACTTGCAGACCTGACGGATGACAATTGGATAGATAAGGTTTATAAACGAAGATGGGCAGTTGTACAATATCATGCATCTAAAATATCTAGGCAGCCAATTTTGCTAGACGAAATATCACATGTAATATAGTTGCAAAAAACGAAAACAGGAAGAATTCGGTTATTTTCTCTTAAACAAATTCTTTAGGGATTAGCAAAAAGCAAAGGAAATCCTTAGTTGTTTGATGAGCTGAACTCGTTTAGAGATTATGAGACAATAAATGCTAGAATAGACGAATTAAATGAAATGTTTGACGGAAGCAATGTTACGTTTAACGTTGATGGAGAAATAAATTCAATAAGCGGAACAGCAATTAAAGAATTTTTGGCGAAAGCAAAACACGCGTTTAGCGTACAAAACAAAACATGGGGCGTTGAGGAAGATGCTGATGTTAAGGCTGTTATATCATATCTGAATTATACTTATCCAGATTATTTCTTTAAAACAAACTTTAACGAAGCATTTGATAGTCGAAATGTTCGTATATCTAGAATATTCGAAATGCCGAGATATTTAATAGATTGGGATTAGATGGAGTCAGTTACCCCTAGCGAAACGCTAGGTACTGCTACAATTACAGATACAACAGAAGTTACAGAATCTTAGCCAGCACAAGAAGAATTAGACACTGTAGAAGTAACTCAAGAAAATATTGACGACGCTAAAGGATTCCTTTAGGCACAAACTTTACAGATTCGCAGAGGTTCTGATATTGTAGAGTATGATTATACAACAGAAGATGAACAAAGTAAACACGTGTCAGCAACTATGGCAGAACTAGTTAATTGGATTAGTTCACTAACAAATTTAGAGGATGTTGCTGGTGGAGTTTCTATTAAAGATATTAATGCTGCAATTAACAAGCTTATGGGAAAGTATAACTCTTCGAGAACTTCGTTAAGACGTATTGCAAGTGAAATTAATAGTAAGTGTAAAGGATAAATATGAATTATTGTTCAGTTAGAATTAAGCCGAATGGCGAGGAGAGTGAGTTCACTCTTCTTGCCACAAAGCTTATAGACAAAGCTTCAAAGCAAGAAATTATTGATTACATTAAAACAGATATGCTTAATGTATATTTGTTTGATGAAGATCATGTGGTTTCTAAAACCGACATAGTAAATGCATTAATTACATTAAAAGAGTTAATAGCAGAAAAAGGAAATGTGCAAGCAAGTGATATTCAATCTATTATTATAAATTTTGATAACTTGTTTAGCTCGAATAAAGAGAACGTTAATCCTGAAGATACCATTAACTTTGAAAATCGTGCTAAATTATTTCCTGGGTTAAGTGCGTCACTAAATCAATATTTATTTACAGAAATAAATAAAGATTTATTTAGATTCTCTGTATATGACCCAACGACATCTACTATACAGATTACGAGAGAAGATTTAAATACTGCTATAAAGTATTATAAGAATAATCTGTTTAGTTCTTTGCTTGAATTTATAAAGACAGAGAATAATGCTTAGGAGTTTTTAGATCAAGTTGGAGATGGATATTTATATGATCCAGATGGTGATTCTATTCAGAATGCTGACGTTTACCCACAGATTATGAAAATTGCTAAAAATAAAATAGCAAGTATGATTCATAGTAATGGAGGAGTAATTAACCTTGGAGTTTCTTTAGATACAATACAGAATGTATTAATGCCAATAAAAGCATATTATCTGCTTAATAATTTTGATGCATTTATTGAAAATATTTCTGCAGGAGAAATCTTGATTGCCCCACAGCTTAAAGGTAAATTGGAGATCTTTGGTGATAAATATACAAAAAAGCGTCAAGTTGGCAGAAAGAAATCTTTTAGTGATGACTATAAGTCTGTAGATGCTGGAGAAATAACTGGTAAACTATTCCTTGGCTTTATACAAACAATAGAAAAGAATCCAGGTGAGTATTGTACTGTATACGATCTAAACGCATTATTTAAGCATCTTCACAATTTGATTGATGAAAACGAGTCATTTGTTTCTGACGTACGAGGAATTGCAGACACAATTAACTTCAGAGACATTGTTAATTCATCATTAAGCGCAAGAAAAAGAGCTGAATATATAATGCGAGCATTAAATGAATCGTCGGCATTAAGAGACAGGATAGGTGAGAATGTTGCAGATGCAATATATAATGCGATCAAGACGTATGACTAGCAATATAAAAATATAATGAACAGCAAGAGTCTAAAAGAGCGTAGAAAGCTTGCACAAAAATATGACTGGGCTGATCAATTGTTACATGAAGTTTTGACTCATCAACATACTGCATTCTTGGCTGTTACACCAGAAGGTGTGAAAACAAAATCCACAACAAAAGTATTGAGAGGTAAGGAATATATTGTTGCAGATTTAAAGTCAAGATTACAAGACGCTTTAACGCTTGGGCAGTGGCAATTATATAATCCTCGATACGTAATAGGAAGCTCTAACAAGACAATTGCAACATTTAACGATATATATTCGCCAGAGTTCCAAAACTATGTTCAAAGATTAACTGGAATTAATATTTTTAGTGAGAATCTTTAGAAAAAGTTAGAAAATCCGATAGTGGCAGATAAGCTTGCACAGTTTCTGGTAGCATATAACACGATGGTTCGAGATGAGATCCTGCCATATCGTTATATAAACGAGAGTGCATTAAACGCACAAATAAATAATGCTTTTAATAATTTCATAAAAAACTCTCCTGAGTATAATGCATTTACTGATGAATTAATATCAGACAATTCAAATGACAACATCATATTGAGAGACTAGTCTGGGAACGTAACATCATCACAGAATGTTCCTAATACGATAGGAGATTTTGCAAAGAACTTACACGAATTTAATAGAACATTCGTCGATGCTAACGGCAAACCTGCAAGTACAATTTTCCATAAGATAGAAGGACTAACATCCTCTAATGATCCAAACAGCACATATTCGTTTACTGATAGAGTTCTATACCGTTAGGACTTTGCTTTTAGAGGTGGAAAAAGTATTGTTGCTGCAAGATCATTAACTGCAGAGGAAATAATGAGCACTGCCTTAAATAACGATTTTATTGAAGGTATTTGCAAATATAAAACATTCTTTAATTAGTTGGAATGTGTTTCAGATAAGCCAAGAATACCTATTATGGCATTTAATGCTTATGCTGAATATAATGGTAAGAAGTTTTATTAGTTAACATATAAAGAGTTAGAAGATCTTTATTATGAACAGCATGCTTCTTATTACTCTATAATTAGAGATAATTTAATATCTGATTATAACAGACTTTTTGGAACAACTTTTGCTACATTAGAGGAATGTATAAAGAAATTAGAAACAATTTCTTATGATGAATTATATAAAAGACTTGCAGACTATAATAAACTTAATCCAAATAATAGAATAGAGCTTAATGACCAAATTCATTATGTTCGCACAAATCAAGGCTTAAGATTTAACAACACTTTATACTATTCTATAGCTTGTGCAGAAAACAGAGAATTGCTAAATGATTTATTAAATAGAGGATTTGACGACACTATTGCGTTTATAAGAGAAAATAACATCCCAATTAATATTCATGAGTCAGATAGCAACGTTTTGCACGAAATGTTCTTAGATAAGAGCAAATATCCTGGCGTAAATGAAAGTAGCATCGATCAATTCTTTAGAAGCCCTTATTGGTTGTAGACTAACGATGGTAAAAAAGATGGGCAATTAACTAATACTGCAGATTGTATTTTGCGTAAGTGGTTTATAATGCAGCAATTATGCACTGATGCTGATTTAATGGTTTCTATTAAACAGCCTTATATACATGAGTAGAATAAGGGACACGCTAAAATTTCTGATATAGAGGCAATAAGTGACTTTAGGACATGGAAATCTGTAGATAAGTCTATCTATGATGGCATCTTTAAAGAGATGTCCGCAAGAATGGTAAAAGGCAAGAAGCGCAATAACTCTGCTGTTGCATCTTATGAACCAATGACATCTGGATTAAAACGCGGTGTTGGAAAGACAATGAAAATTGCCATAGTAGAATCTATGGAAACGCCATTGTATACGTATAATGGATTCAGAGTTGACCAACCAGTTCATGATGGTGGAACATTCACAAATGGTATACATTCAAAATGGGAAGAAGCAAGCTTCCCCGGAAAAGATTATGCTGGTACAAGTAAGTCTATCGGTCTTTTCCCTAGAGGGGCTACTTTTACTTAGATGAAACACGCAGAATTTATCATCACAAATGAATTGATGCGTAATTCGTTTAAAAATCCTGATAAGTACCATTATGATTTTGAACGCATCTTCAAGAAACAAAACAGAGTAGGCAATATATAGTAGTTAATATAGAATTGGGCAAACACGCCAGAAGAAAAGCGACCAGATCTTGGATATGATGTTTATTAGTATATTGATGGCGAACTATGTGAGCTAACAGATTTCGACTTATAGACCGGAATATTTACATGGACGTCTCTGAATACTGGTGTTGCAAAGCCGCCTATTGAAAATTAGTTAAACAATGTTTACGACTTATGGAATGCCTTTGGTGGTAAAAATTCAATGAGCAAGAATGAAGAAGGTAACATTGCATTAAGCGAAGTATCTCAAGATATTGTTGCAGATTTAATATCAGAATATGATGCAAATGTTAAAGAGCAGATTATTGCAAAAACAGCAGATGTCTCTGCCGTTAAATCTGGTGTTTGTAACCTAAATCCTTAGTATACAATGTTCGACGAGGATTCTGATTTTGAATATTTTACAGCAGATACTTCTAGAATGGGCATACAACAAGACTACACTCACGAGGCTGACGAATCTTTAATCCCTGCCTTAACTTAGGTGTTAACTGCACTATCGTTCAATGGAGAAAATATAGATCTTTGTAACGAAATTTATTCTGATCTTGGCCTAATTCTTGAAAACAGTTTAAGACCGCTTAGGTTAGCATGGAATAAGTCAGCAGATCACAAGGCATTCCATATTAAGCTTGCAAAAGAACTTATGGAATCTCTTAAGAAGTCTGTTGTTAGCTCTAATGCAATAGACATTGTAAGAACTACTCTTGAATCTGCAATTGCCAATGCTGCAGGTAAAGGTGAATTTATACAATTACCATACAGCTCTCCTGAAATATTTAACAAAATAACTTCTGACTTTATTAGTAATCTTAACTCAAGTTCTTTAAGACAAAAGTTTGCTGGTATTGCAATTATTCAAAACCCGTCTCATGGAATTATTGGTATTTATGAAGACAGTTTTGGTAATCGTTACACAAGAACAGATTTGCTTGAATTAGGAAGAGAAAATAAATATATAGGCAATGAGAAAAGTATTATTAGTTAGGTGTTGTCTAGGCCAGAGTTCTAGGACAAGTTAATTACATCAGCTAATGATATTACAATAGGTGATTGGGTAAATATTGAGGATGGAAATAAAGAGTCTTGGTATAAAATAGAGATAAGAACTCCGCAAGATTTAATAAAAGTAGATAAGCTAATAAAAACGAAGAACATTACTGTATATTAGCATTTCCAAGAACAGAGAGATTTGAAGCCAACTTCAGTTACATTTGTAGATGCTAATGGCGAAAAGAAATCTCTTTGGATGCTTGATTCTACTTTAAGAAAACTTCAAGATCCGAAGAGTAAACAAAACGTTCTATATTATAGAGCAAATCTTAAGGCCATTGGTAATAAAGAAAATCCTGGATACTATCCTACATACAAAGATTATTTGGCTGGGCGGCTAGTTTCTATATCAAAAGTAGAATATAAACCAGGCGAACAGATTTTACCAAAAGTAAATAAGTCTTCATAGCATCTATATGATTCGCTAAGTAAAATAAGAAGAGTAGGTCCTCAATATTTTGTTGAGAAAATAAAGAAAGATATACAAATCGAAGAAATCGTAAAAGCAGAAGATTAGGATGGTTTTGCATTAAATATTGTAACTAAAGATAATGAGATTTGTTACACAACAAATAATATTCCGGACGACGCAACTTTTGCATCCCAGGAGAATGCTTTAATAACGGAAGATGACGGAAAATACTACTTAAATAATTATATAGGAGAAAAAATAGTAGAAATTCCTACATCTTCGTGTTATTTTACAACTAAAATATTAGAAAACGGAAAGACTCAAATTGTAATATATAGCAAAGATTTCAAAAAGTCTGATGTTGCAAAAATTGCTGCAAATAATAAGGAAGCTACTGCTTATTATGATGGTGGACAATTTAGACGTTTCTGCGAAAGATATAATGAGTTAGACTTAAACTCAAGAAATATTGATAAGAGTATATATGAACAAGCAGTAAAAGTATATAACAGCTTTTTGGTTTCTAATTATACTATTTCTGCACGTATTCCTTCACAGGCATTCTAGAGCTTTATGGCTAACGAAACTGTAGCATTCATAGATGGTGATACAAATAATGGTTATGTAAATGTGTATGAAATAATATTTCAAGGATCTGACTTTGACATTAAACTTTAATTGATGTCATTAAAGTGTGTTAATTGCTGGAAAACCCTTAGAGCTTTTATAGCTACAGCGCAGGTTGAAAAATCAAACGCGAATGCTTAAAAATATAAAAGATTGGGCGATCAGCAGCCAAGTTCATTAAAAGGAAAAGGTTCAACGACTAATTTTTAATTATAACATTCCAATAGGATATGAAAACAAAAATAAATAAAGAAAGTAGAAATTTGTTAATTGCCTTATGTTTAGGCGATGGTACTATTTGTTCTAACAATGTAATGAAATTAAGTCATGGAGTAGAACAAGAAGATTATTTGAAATGGAAAATAAATCTTCTAAATCAACACGGCTTAAGAAATAATGGGATTAAATATTATACAAGTACAAAAGGGTATAATATAGGGAAGAGAGTATGTTATACTTAGTTAAATATAATTCCATTTATAAAAATGTTGAGAAAAATAATGTATAAACCAGTGAAATCATATACAAAATTAATAAATCGTATTGACGAACAAGGTTTAGCGATTTGGTATATGGATGATGGGCATTTAAATAATAGAAAGTGCCAAAATGGACAATACCATGGGTTTTATGTTAAAATTTCAACATGTCTTCCAAAAGAACAATGTAACGAAATTATACAAAAAATTTATGATAAATTTGGAGTTAAATTTTACACATTTCACGAAGGAAGAAAAGATGATAGTTATTCATTATGTTGTGGAACGAAAGAGGGGAGAAAATTTATAAAAATTGTAAAACCTTATGTAGAACAAATTCCTTCTATGCTTTATAAAGTAAGTCCTATAAACGACGGGACTGAAATGCACACCACTCGAAAGAGTGAAGATATAGTCTGATCTTTATCGAAAGATAAAGTTAACATAAATGGATAAAGCATATACAATGATGTACGAAACTGATGCAACTGGTAAGATAGCAGGATCGTCACCATTATTCCAATATGATTCTCAGCAAGCAATCTTAGATTCGTTTAAATTAAAAAATCCAAATCCAGAATTATATATAGCTTATAGGGAAATTAGCAAAAAAGAAAACGGAAAAATTAATTCCGGATCTGAATTGTCAGAAAATGAAATAGCACTCCCAGTGTTATTAAATAGAGACTAGATATTTGCTGAGTTCTTATAGCAATTTGGGATAAATACTGATGATGGCGGAGATTTATTAAAAGCTACAACTTTTGACACACTATTTGAGTTTTCTAAGACGTTAAGTGGTGTTTAGAAAGTTAAGTTTTATAATGGGTTATTAGATGTGTTAGATAATTATAGACAAGGCAAGCGTCTGGTATATTTGTCAGAGTATGTTGAGTCAAGTTATGAATAGTTCTTTAGACTATTAGAGACAGCAACAACTCCTACATCTAATAAATTGATAGACTTATTAAATCGTCACAATTCATCCCGCGCTTCTACTCCAGCATTAAAAAATAGAATAATGCACGGTGTTTATGCTATTTCTTCTGATATTCATAACTTGGAGTCTTCACAACAACTCATGGAGATGGATACTATGATGTCCACAATAGAGCGCGTTGAAAAAACAAGTCCTGGTAAATCACATAGTGTTGTATACAGCTATTTATCTCCTATCACAAAGTATAAAATTTAGCAAGAAAACTCTGTTGGAAAAGATAACGTTGGTATAGCAGCAAATGGTGTTAAAGCAGATGGTGCTATTTAGCAATATTTTAACTATGCATTATTACATGATCCTGTAGTTAGTGAAAAGCTATTAACAGACATTGATTTACATTTTAATTCTAAATACAATAAAGATAACGAATCATAGAGCTATAAACCAATATTTGGAAAAAGATTTGTTAGATTTGCCAATGTTAAAATGAATTATGGACAATTTAGCCAACTATGTTTTGATAAAGACTTTAGTCAAGATGAAGATTTTAAAGCTATTAATCTGTTATAGGTAAACGGCAGTTGGTCAAAAGAATTAAATCCTGACTTTTATGATGATTATGATACAAAAGAAGGAAAAGTAGATCATTCTTAGACTATACTGAATCCTTATTATCAGTCATTATATGACGAATGGACGCTATATAATAAAACGGCAAAAATCAAAGGAGAGATAAATCACGAACAGTATAAAGATTTCTTGTGGTTTAGAACTCAGTTTGAAGAAAATGCTGCAGACTAGTTAAGTGTTTATATATCATTAGCGACTGATAATGCTAAAGTGTTAGCATTAGCAAGATTAAATGCAACTCCAGAGTTGATGTCATTACCATTAGCAATGACTTCCCTTGGAATGGATTAGTATTCTGTAGTTAAAGTCTGTGTTAACCTGTTGGACGCTATTGCAGATAGAATGTCAGCTAATAGATTCGTAAGCGGAACAAAGAAGCTTAATGTGAGAGATGTAATACAATAGCTAGGTAAGGATAAAGTGTATGATGAAATAACAACACAATCTTTACTAAAGTTATATGATTTCGCACAAGAGTTAAGAGCAATTACAAGTTTCTATAAGGTAAATCAGGGCGTTGATGCTAAATATGAAAAATTACTTGCATGGGTTAGTTCTCTGTCGAGGCTGAAATTGGAAAGAGATTAGTTGTTAAGTGAAAGTAAAGGAATTGATGGCGTTTCTATTATAAGCACAATTGCAAATATTACTGATGAAAATGGAAATAAACGCTATTCTGACATAGTGAATTAGCCTATTGATTTTGACAGAATGTTTACTGACAGTGATTATGCACAAAGACTTTCTGAATATTGTGATATGACTAAAGTTGGAATAAACTACATAGACATCATCCTAAATAGTCCAAGCTTTAGAGCTCAGCTTAGCGGAGTAAACTTTTCATTAAAATCTATATAGAATGTTGCATTCGTTGCCGGTCTTACTCAATAGCTTATGGGCGATTTTAACGAAGAAGAAAACTCTGAAGAGTTTAGTACAGAAGATTAGCCAGACGTTCCTAATAATTTAACAAAAAGTGATTATAATATATATATAAAGATAAAAGACATTGCCAGACATATAGTTATATCTGATATGCTAAAAAATAAACTACAGTATGCATTTAAAGTTAGTGATATAGAATCCGAATTTGGAAAGACTACGCTTAATCTTGGCATGAATACTGTGTTTGATTTTAAAACATATCAAGGGACAAATACTTTTATTAGAATTCTAAACGACACAATTATTCCGAAGCTAATGCAATAGTATAAAGATAATTTCTTTATGCAGTCTTTGGAATAGAAGGAAGATTGGAACACTAAACAAAAGATCTGGACAATTAAATATAATGCATTTAACACAGAAGATAAGAGTGAAATAGCAAATGTAAATCAAGCAAAGGTTTAGTTTGAAACAATAATGAAAAATTCTTCTGGGTTAAAGACAATAGATGGCAAAGTTATTTCAATAGGAGAATTATTCTTCTTATATGATTTAATCACAAGAAAGGGAGCGGTTTCGTCGTTAAATACTGCAGTTAGATCTGGAGTACAGCAATATTTAGATCTTCCTAGTATGCTAGACAAGGCATATAGAGAATATGATTAGAAAACTCAATCTGGGCAGATTAATAGTGTAATTGAACAAGTTGGAATAGAAAAGTTAAGAGCTATAATAGAAGCTCTAAAGAGTGATTCAAAATCAGCCGTGTTTAACGGTAAACAAATTAATTTAAAAGATAGTTGGTTCTATGTTGATGCTCCATTTGTTTAGGCTACATCTGTAAAGGGATTTGATCTAAATATCAAGCAACTATTTAAAGATCTTAATTGCGGTACTATTAAAACGTCATATAAATTAACAGATGGTAATTTATATATTTCTGTCGATGTATAGTCTGGAAATAGGACTTTTAGATATAAAACAAGTATAGAAGGAGTTGAAACTTCATCTACAGATCCAATGACAGTTGGGATGTCTGCAGAACAGGTAAAAATAATAACTGATGAAATTTTAGCAAACACGAAATCTGTAACCGAAATCTTAGCAGAATTACCATTAAGTTCTTCTAGCACATTTGCTAAAATTTCTGAGTTAAAAGATTACTATCATGGAAAATCTGGAAACACCTTGTTTAATAAGCTTTTAAATGCATTGCCTGATGATTCTGACTTGATCGTTACAGACGATGGAGAATAGTTGCCACGTAGAGTTAACAGATCGTTTGTTGTTAAGCAAGGAGATCAATCATTTGCAATAATCAGAGAAGGAGCTCTAGCTACTGAAATTAATGAAGTATATGACGCATTGCTTGAACTGAATTTAATTTAGAGAAATAGTTCTACTACAGAAAATGCAAAAATTAATTTACTTATTTCAATTCTAAATCCAAAAATAGGAATTGAGCCTAATTATCAAAGAAACATAGAAAAATTGAGTTCTGCTGATTAGAAAAAAGTAAATTAGTATATTTCTTATTTGAAATAGCTGTAGATAGATGATCATTTTAAGAAATTATGTTTAGCAGAGTTAACGTTGTATCAAAATAGATTAACTGCTGATCCTAAATTGTATTATTATTCGTCTTATAAAGATGATACATTTAGTATCGGAGATAAGTACCAAAAAGATGGAGTAACTTATTTATATTTAGGAAAAAAGAAAGGAAACGATCATACATTTGTATCAATAAATGAAAAAGAGCCACATGTTCTTTAGCTGTCCGATCAAGAGATTTCTAAATATAAAAAGACTGCACAGATAAAAAGATCTCCATTATATACGCTTGTGCAACTCAATCCAAATAAATACAAATATTCAGGTTTTTCTCTTACGAAAATAGAGAATATAAATATAACTGACAAAGTAAAGATTGGACTTGATGATTGGATTGTGTCTGATATAGTATATGATAGAGACGAAAGTGGTAACTATAAAAAACAGTTAATAGTATCTAAAGACGGAATAAACAAAATCGTTGATAGAGCTGAGGTTAAATCTGCAAAGAGTAATTATTAGTTTGACTCTGTATCAAGCTCTAAAAACTCTATTGTAGATGTTACGAAAGATTTGTTTGATTACTATAATCCTGGTGAAGATTTACAAATCGGAGATCAAATAGTATATAATGATACTACGTATAGCTTCTACAGAAAGCAAAGTGATTCTGTTTTACTGGTAAAAGATAATAATAATAATATTTCTGCTGTTGATATTAAAAATGTATCTAAGATAATATTTAAACATCCTATAAATCCTGACAAGTCATTCAAATTAATGATGGAAAAATTACAAGTAATTGTTTCAAGCTCTGAAAAGAAACAATCATTTGCGATTTATCCTGAAACATTTGGTTTTACTAAAAGTAATCCAATTGAAATGAGTAACTCATCATTAATTAAATATGAATATATGGATGGTGACTGGGCTGTTAGAAATATATACGATCATACATTATTAAATACAACAACTTCTATTAAGCCTGGAAACATTATTATAGAAAGAACTGGCGATATTGAGAATTGCTATAAAGTTTTATCAGATAACAATGGAACATTACTTCTGTTGGAGATAACAGATTCTGGAGATTATAATGTGAAAAAAGTCGATAGACACTTCTTTGATAACAAACAGTTACGAGTATATAGTAATGACCCAAATCAAATCAAGCTTAATATATCTTATATATCTCCAAAGTTAGACATGCTTGACACAATGACGCAAAAAGGTCTAAAGATAGTAGACTAGCTCGAGGAAATGTTTGGCGTAGATATACAAATAATAGATGATTCTAGTGACACGAATTTTGCTTATATTAAAGATGGTATAATATATATAAATACTAGTCAAAAGCCACCAACAATGACTGATGGCGAATACATAGCAAAACAATCATTGCATGAGTTTACACATATAGCATTAGCTAATATGTAGGCACAATAGCCAGAAGCTTATTTTGGATTGATTGATAGTGTTAGAAATTATATGCAATCTGAAGAAGGAAAGCAAAACAGTCTCGTTAAAGAAATATTAAGTTAGAAGTCTGTTTATGAGTCAACAACTGAATAGGCAGAGGAATTTATAGTAAGATATATTGAAAACACAGCTAACTTTAATGAAAAAACTAATGAATTAGAGTTCATAAAGTTAGCAATGAATAATGGATTTAGATAGTTGTTTAAGTTAAATTCTAATCCAGTTTCTTTAGATAACACAGTTGCTTCTATTTTAGGAAGATATAACTCCGATTTCTTTAAAGAAACCACAAGTGATCTTAATATAAACTTTATACTAAATGAATCTGTTCTTCTTAAAATGTATGATAATATAAAAGAAATTTGTTAATATGGCATGCTTTTATGTATATTCTGAATCTTCTGAGGACTTGAAAAAGTCCTCGGAAGATTTAAAAAAATTAAGCTACGGCGATAATGATGGTATTATAAAATGGCCTACTTTGCAGGGCATAAAATAGGCTGTATGGGATAATAATAGAGGAAAATTTGTTCGGTATCACGCAAGCTATACTGAAGAAATGAATAGCAAATTAAATGAAATCAGAAAAACAGCTGAAAAGAAATCAGGATAGTCTGTAACATCTATTGTTGAGGGGAAAAAATCAAACCAAGACAGCGATAGTAAAATAACAAAATTTATGAATGATTTTGTTAAAGACTTCGGAACTGATATTCATGCTATTCTTCAGTATAGGCTATCTAAAGATTTAGATAAGGAGACCGCTGCAAGAGTATAGCTTAAAAATAATCTTAAAAACTATTTAAATAAATATGAGCAGCTTTCAGATTCTGATAAAAATTTTATAAACAGTAATGTTCAAGGATTTTAGAAAGGAGTTGTTGATTTTATAAAATGGGCTAATTCTGAGGAATCTGGAGTTTATAATCAAATAGAAGCCTTAATAGAAGACATTGTAAACAACGAAAATTTAAGAGGCAAATCTTTACAATGTGAGCTTCCAATAGTAAGTAATCCTAATGCAAATAATCCTATAAAAGGAAAAATAGATTTGCTTGTTTATGATAATGAAGGCAATGTTATAATAGTAGATTTCAAGACTAGTTCTAAGGCGGTAAGCTCAAAGTCAAAAAGAGCACACTATATGCAGTTAGAGTGTTATAGAAGAATGCTATAGTTAAATGGAGTTAACTGGAAAACTTGTAAGCTTATGAACATCAACATTCATTATTCAGAAGGGAAAATAAAGTTTAATGGAATGGTTGATGCTGAGTCAGAATTAGAATTTAATCAAAAGAGTTCTGCAAATATTGAGTTAAAAGATATATTTCCAAGGGTTGTAAAGAATATAATGTCGTCTGATGAATAGAATCGTTTAGATTAGGCTGGAAAGATGACGTCTACATTATATAGAAGTAAGTTCTTTAATAAGTTAGAAAAGGAAAACTATAAATTATATATTGAGGAACAATGCCGCAAAAACAAGCCATTTAAATTACACAAAGAAAACGAAATAGTTTCAGGAACAATTACAGATGGTAAGATACAAATAACGTATGCTGACGGAACTAAGAAAGACGAAGCTATTTCATTAGAATCATTTATTAATGATGAAATTCAAGCAATAAAAGATAAGAAGGACGAAATTATTGGACAATATATTAGAGTACTAACTTCTGGAGATAAAGACGCATTGTCGTATTTATTATCAAGAGAGCAAGCACAAAATAAGCGTATTGCATAGAATTTACACAAATATCTTTCTCCTACGTGGGAAGTAATACGCAATAATGCACTTGAAGGAAAGGGTATACTTACGATGTATAATAAAGGATTAAATAGGGTAGAATATTTAATTCTAACGGACAGTAAATCTCTATATCAAAATCCTGACTGGGATAAAGAAAACAAAGAAAAAGGCGACAAGATTATAAGTGATATCGTTCCAGATTCCATCAAATCTAAATACTTTGGATATAAGGATTTACCAGTAATGAACATGGCAAATGCAAAATTAATGGAAGGATTAATTTATATTAGCCAATTCAATGACCTTATTCCTGAGGGAGCCGAGGTTTAGGATATAAAAGTATTTTCTTATACTGACGGTTCTTCTTCGTTCAACTTAAATTTTGATGGGTTCTTAAACTCATTAAGATTATTAGAAGCTGAATCAAGAGATTCTAAATCGCCAGTAGAAAACGTTGGCGTATTCTCAAATGCTTATACAAAGGCCAAGGAAATTAAATTTGTAAGTATGGAGTAGAGGTTGGAGGACTTAGTAATTACGTCTGTAATGGATGTTGACATTGAATTTCCTGATCATTTCTCAACTCTTTCTTTACAACAAAAAATTTCTAAACTTGAGACTATTTAGTCAGAGCTGAAAAGATCATACCCAGCAGAGTTTAATCAACAGAAAAAGACACATTAGGAAGTAGAAACTCCAGTCCAAAGAGCATATGCATATTGTGCTGCGCTTACAGCATAGTTGCAAGGAATATTGTCTGACAAGATCCCAAATATAACAAAACAGGGTTATTCATTCTAGGATTCTCTTGTTGCTGGTATATATCTTTTAGCTAGAGGACAGATAAAAGCGTATACTTCTGATGGATATCTGATTACTGGACTTGCTAATGGATTAGAAAGTTCTGTTTCATATAAGAATCCAGATGAAATGGGACGAAGAATTAACTTGGCTATCGACTCGTATTTTACTTAGGTTCGTAAATAGTTTATAGACGAAATAAAAGAAGTAAACGATGCTGCTAGAAAGTACTTCAATTATATACAAGACAATATAATGCCTGGAGGAAGAATCCAAGATGCTGTATTTGGAAGACATAGTCCATATTATAAAGCGCTAATTGAAAAAGACCCAAAAGACCAAAGTAAACTCGCTGGAGGATTTAGATTCATAAATCCATATAGCTCGGGGCAACTTGCTGAACACGAAAAAGAATATCTTGAGGTAATTCTTTGGTCAATAAATAGGAAAAGGATTCACAACTCTCAATTAGATGAAGAATATAAATCTCTAACATATAAGTAGTTAAAAGAAAACAAAGTTGCTTTTGACAAATATGTGAAAGCTGTTAATTCTGATATATCATTATTAAATATTCCTTTAAAACCAGCAAGTGGCGCACGAGGATTAGCGTTAGGTGTAACTGCATTTTTGTCTGGAGACAAGAGCTTTGAGCAATTATATAATGAATAGTTAGATCGATTAAGAGAATTTATCAATCCGCAAAGACTAACATCCTATCAAAGACAAGAAAAGTTAAATAAAGAAAATTCTTTAGAGGCGTTCAATCAGTTCCTAGAAGATTCGGAATCTAGAGTTCAAAGACTAGAAAAGAAACTTCCGACTGATTTTGAATGGAACTTTACTGAACTAACAAATGACTTTACACTTGCATACATTCAATATAACGTTCAAAAGAAACTTTTAAAAACAATTGATAATCAGATATTTGTTTTAAAAGCAATTGAAAACATGACTGGCCAAGACATGTCTGATAGGATTGAGGCTATGTTTAAAAGAGTAAAAATTTCTGTATATAATGACTCTCTAGTTGATAAAGAATATACAGATCTTATGGCATTACTTGGGCTTGCAAAATCATTTGGCAGCTATACAAAGATTGCTTTAAGACCAATGTTATATTTCAAGGAAATGACATTAGGAACTCTTAAAAACATAAGCGCTATAATGTCAGGATTTATACAAAATGGTAAAGAAATAACGCTTCCTATTTTGTTAGAAGCTGCATCATATGTTTATGGAAAAAGTTTAATAACTGAAAAAGTAGACAAGTTAACTGGCAAATTAGACTTGGGAGAAAAAGATCTGCTTGGATTAATTAATGATGAGTATGCTATTACAGATAGAGATGCTAATGCATTAAGTGCTAAACTATCTGCTGATAACTATGGAATATTTAATACTGGTAGTAGAACATTATTCTACAACACCGTAAGACCTGACTGGTTTGTAAGAATGACAATTTTTGTCGCTAAGATGATAGCTGATGGAACATGGAATGCGCACTCAAAAGGAGATGATGGAACATTACATTATGACATAGCTAAAGATGAGCGCTTTAATGAATTTTGGGCACATAGAAATGATAAAAGTTATTCGACAAAGAACTTCGAAAAGCAAAAAGCTTTATATATGACGCTGATGAAGCAATTTGAATCAGAGGGCTTTGTAAATCTGCACTATGGTCAAGACGGAAAATACGATCCTCTACCAATGGCTTATACAACGCAAGAACGTAATTCTATCAAAGAGCAAATAGGTCTGTTGTATGGATATTATGATCACGAAGAAAAGTCAATATTCTAGAACGAAACATGGTATAACATGTTTACACAATTCTTAACATATTTGCCAGGCGATGTACAGAAATGGTTGCAAATAGGATTAGACGGCAGCGCAGGGCATTATGTTCAAGAGGTTGATCCAATAGAGAAAGATAAAGACGGTAATCCTTTGCCATTATATTGGGAAGAAGATTCTCTAGGAAATAAAATAAAAACAACTAACGAGAAGAATGCCGAAGGAAAATATAACACACCAGTAATGTCATGGAAATCTACTCCAATGGATGGATTGTTGGTTTCTTTAGTTAAAACAGGAAGAGATCTTTTGGTTGACAGAAAACACTTAAAAGATAATCCTCAGCAATGGAAGCTGGCGTTATTAGCATTATTTAATCTATTGTTTGGCTCATTATTCGGAACAATTATGTTAATGCTAATGACAGAAGGTTCTATGGACAAAAAAGAGCTTTCCACTATAGAACACCAAGCATACGACTTGGCAATAAAAATAGGCGGAGACCTAGATTTTAAACAGTCTGTTGTTGATCCAGTAGTTGACTTTGATTTTGCTGGCACAGAGTACATTAGCTAGATATATGGAGACTCTGTAAAAGTGTTACAAAAGGATAATTATCGTTTTTGGAATGCAATAAACAATAATTTATCAATAGTAAAAGATGCACATTTAGCATAACAAGAAAAAAAAATACCCCTACCTGGATTTCTCCAGATAGGGGTTGTTTTTTATACATATTCTTTTAATACTTGACTAACTAGTTTTCCAATTACTGGAAAATTATATTTTTGTTTTGCTAAATCAATTATTGTTTTAGTGTCTTTTAGAGAAACTGTTGAATTATTTTCTTTAAAAGCATCTATACATTTTCTAATATGATTCTTTAAAACTTCTTCGTTTGGTTGTTCTGGAAGATAGCTTTTAATAATATCAATTTCAATTTTTTCATTATTAGCAAGTTCTGATCTTCCAGCTTTTATATATTGATCTATAGAATCCTGTCTTTGAGTAATCATCTTAGACAGGATTTTTTGTTCTACAGAGTCGGTTATTGTAATATTGTTTTTTTCAGCAAGTAAAAATTCTGATTTAATTAGTCGTAAAGTATTAAGTTTATTTTTATCTCCTACCTTTAATGCAGAAGACATTAATTTTTGAATTTCTTTATACATAATTAATTATGTGTACTTGTGTCATTTGTAAATGAGGATGTATTGTGCGTAGTAGTAAAATATGGATATCCCCACGACCAATAACTAGGTATATAACTTGGCACATAGATAGTATTAGTTTTTTCTGGTAAAGATAATTTCAAAAGTTCAATTGCTTCTTTTGATGTTATTGCTTTACTGTCTAATAATCTAGTTACCAAACTTTGTAATTCTTCTTGATTCATATTACTTCTTATTTTTGCCTATAAAATATCCAGCAACACCACCTAAAGCTGCGGTACAAAGAGATACTACTTCAAGCCATGCATAAGAAACTGCAGGTTGAACTAAATGACATACTACTGCAGCAATTACAATAGCACAAATTATACCAAAAGCAGTCCATTGTTTCCAATTCCAATTTTTCATATTATTATTTTTTTAAAGGTTTATTCCAATATCTAGCGACAAAAGTTCCATTTTTGTCATAAATTTCAGCCCAATTATACCCTTTTATTATTCCGACGTATTTTAGAATTTTACACATTATTCTATAATAATCTGTCTGTATAACATGTAATAAAGATATAACTTCTTGTGGAGTTCCCTTGCCATCTCCAAATGTTTGATTCCATTCAAGAAATAAGGGGACGATATCATTTTCAGATAGTTGCCCGGTATTGATCCATCTTTTAAAAATTTCATCAAACATGGCGACTATCAATTGTTAATTTTTGTCTTCCTGTTGGAGTTTTCACAGAAATTAATATATAACTATTATAATATCCATAATATTCAACTTCTCTAATTCTATCTGTTTCCCATCCTTCGTTCCAATCGTAACAGTTTAAATAACAAACATCAATAGAATCTCTTTTTGATGCTCTTAATAATTCATTATATATTCTGCGAATACGTTCATCATTTATAGGAGTTGGAGAAGACCATGTTTTTCTATCTCTCTTACCACAAGCAACAGCTATAAAACATTTAGAAAAATCAATTTCTAAATTCCAATTTCTTTTAAGTCTATTATTTAATTTTTTAGCCCAAGTTAGTCTTGCCATATTATTGTTTATTTAATTTTGTAATTAATTCGTCTCTAATACTTTTTAAAGATTTTACTTGTTTTTCTAAATCTTTAATAGTATCTCTATACTTTTGAACTCCAAGTTCTGGATTCTCTAAAACAGCTTGATATTTTTTGTTAAGTTGAGAATACTGATTTTTAAGATTTTCAAACTCTTTAAGCTGATTTATTAATTTAGCATTATCTTCTTTTAATTCTTGACGTGTTTTTTTACAATAAGGATCTTCAAGTTCTTTAATATACTCTTCATTAGCTGCAACTTTTTGTCTTAATTCAGAAATGATTTTGTCTTTTGTGTTATTGTGATATCTTTCTGTTACTTTAATTTTAGGACGATTAGCTGCTTTAATTTTAGCATATTTTGCTTTTAATTCTTGTTGCTCTTCCATAGAAAAACCATCGTCATACCATTCTATGTCTACTGGAGGTTTTTGTACCATACTATTAAAGATTTAAAATTAAACAATAGCCTTATTCTCCGTCAGGCCTAACGTGCTGGAAGATCGGTTGACTAGGAATACCATCAGAGGTATAATTAAAAAACGTACATGTTGCTTTTTTACCAATAAAATTTCCAGCATTATATAAATATTCGAGCCTTGCTTCAACAGAACCTATAGGTTTTGCAGCAAAGCGTTTGCCTTTATTTGTTTCTAAAATAAAACACATGTCTTCAGGGCGTAAACCGTCTTTTACATCAACAATTGTAAACTCTTCGGATTTACGTTCTTTCATTTTGATCATATATTTAGAAGAACGTTTATTTACTCCATATTCTTTATCAGGATTTCTCATTACTAATCCTTCAAATCCTTCTCTAATATACTGATCGTGTCTTCTTTTTATTTTATAAAGACCACAAATATATTCATGATCAACAATTTTTATTTTAGAATTTTCTCCAAATAAAGGTTTTAATCCTAATAAAAATTTAGCCCTTTCTGAAAAAGGCTCATTAGAAACGTAATCATATATCCAATATTCTAATTCTCCACATTCTTCATTCCATTTATCTAATCTCGCAAGACCAGAAATTTTTTGAAGAGGATAATTAATATCATGTTTATATAATTCTCCATCTAATATTAAATTAGGATTAGATTTAAAAAGCTCAACTAGTTCTGGGCACATTCTTAAGTGTGTTGTTGCAGGATCGTACGTATTTCCTCCTCTTGATGCAGTATGTACTTCTCCGTTTTTAAAATAAAACAATGCACGTACGCCGTCAATTTTTCTTGATACATACCAGCACTTCTCTGTTATTCCTGTAGTACAAGTGTCAAGTAATTTACACAACATTGGTTTAGGAATACCAGAAGTATCTGTAGTATAAGTTTCTCCAAGTAATGCTTTTATTCCATTTTCTGATAGTTGGTCATAAGGGATAGAAGTTAAATCACAAAGTCTCTTATATCCTTTATTTAAATAATTTTTTAATAATGCATTAAATTGAAGACTTGATTGCTCAGACACTGTTCGTTTTCCTTTTCCAAATTCTATAGTAATAGCAGGCTGATAAACTTCTTTACCACCGTATTGCCCAGTTGTTCTATAAATACAAAACGTATTACCCAACTCTTTTTGTTCAAGTTGGAGTAATACGTGTTGTACTCTATTTTTGTTATTTAAAATAACTAAATGTTCAGTTCTGATTATCATGAAGTTTCATTGATTCTACACCAATAGCATAACAAGTTGTATATTTATCTTCCTTATCCCATTGTTTAAAAAACTCACATACAACGTCTTTATAATCAGGAACATGGTCTATACTAATAACACACTTTTGTAGTACTGCCTTGTATGTTACTGGGCTTATTATGCATATCTGTACGTCGTATGTCATAACCATATTGCAATGCCATTAACCAGTCTTTTGTTTTACTCATGTAAAAAAGAATCTAATTTGTCTTTAATTCTTGTTAACATATCATAAAAATCATCAGCATATCCCATGAGCAGATCTGTATTATCTGCTACATGGGTGCGATCTCTACTAAAATCTTCTAATAGAGTTTGTAATTCGTGATATAAATTATCCATAATTACCAACGAGCTACAATTTTATGCTCTCTGACTCCATTAGGAGTATGAATAAAGCGAACATCATATCCAAGAGCCTTAAGCTCAGAAACAATCTTGCTGGCTTTTGCTTTATAATCTGTAGTATAGGTATACTCAGTTTTTCCTTCCAAAGCAGCTGCTCTAATGTTTTTGTCAATAAAATTCATTGCTTTCTCATAGTTCATCATTCCACGTGCATCATTTGCTGTAATCATAATCATAAAAATTTAAATAAAAAATAAAAGTACATCTTAATTAAGACCAGAAGCACCAAAGCCACTATCGCCTCTATCTGATTCGTCTAATTTATCAACTACATCCCAAGTGAATCGTTCTATAGGAATGAGCGCTGCTTGTGCTATTCTGTCTCCCTCATAAATCATAAAAGGTCTTTCAGACAGATTAGACAAACTTATTTTTATTTCTCCAGTATACCCAGAATCAATATTTCCAGCATTTACTTTTATACCTTTTGACCCTATACCACTTCTTTCCATAATTTTGAATAAGAAATTTTTGTCAAAAGAAATATGTAAACCGGTACCAACTAAAACTCTTCCATGAGGATAAACCATTATGCTTCTTGAGTCAGAATTATAAGTATAATTATATCCAGCAGGAACACTTTCCTCAAATGAAACTCTTAAATCAACACAGGCATCTCCTTCTTTAGCAAATGTTGGAAGGGGGTTAGTACTGTTATTAACAACTTTTATTACTTGATTCATTTTTTTATTTTTTAATATATAAACCACAATAACAAAGATCTCTTTTCATATAGCTATCACAAGGACAATGAATACATCCATCATTTTCAGGATGTGTACAAGGACAATCTCCCCCGTTCTTTTCTATTCGTTTAAGAATATTATGAACAATTTTAGGAGTATTAAGTTTAAATCCTTCTTTAATTACTATTTGTGTCATTTCTCCAAAATTTATAAGTTATGTCTTCCCAGCACCAGAATAAATCATTATTTATTTCATTGAAATTTGATTTAAACAGTCGTTGATTTGTTGTTGGAACATCCAAACTACCACATTCTTTTTTATACGAACCTATTTTAACATAATCAAAAATATTATAAATTTTATTTTGGCCAGAATACCAAGCAACTGCTAAGTCTTCACCATATGTATTTTTAATAAGAGTTGTTAATTTTATAAGTTCATTAATATCAGAATCCCCTCCCATAAAACAAACGCATGTTATACCCTTATTTTCTTCGATTAGACGCAATAAAGTATCTGGGTAAAGGATTTCTCCAATATCTTGCCAAAGTTCTTTAGAATGACAATCTGGACAATGTATAGGGCATCCTGAGATATTTATACAAAGAGTAATTTCATCAGGAATTTCTCTAAATGTAACTTCTGTTGTTGTATATTTTAACATAAACACATTAATAAATAAATACTTTATTCTCAGAATTTCTATAATCCACTGTATTATAAGGTTTGAATTCAATATAATCTGAAAACCTTGTTTCTTTGTTTACATATTCTCCAACAATAGCGTTTGAAGGAATTTGCTTTAATTTATCAATTAATTCTTGTACTGTCATACTAATTGCCCTCCTTCAATCCAAACCATATCTTCAGGGTACATTGGATCTTTTTCGTTTACATAAATTGATCCAATTTGCTGAGCTGTACCAGCATATCCGTCCCAAAGGGCAATCTCTAGGTCTTGATCAAAATATGATAATTCTTCAATTAGTTCTTTTACTGTCATGACAATTTTTCTTCTAATTGTTTTTTAGTCATAAGACCTATATGTCTCCAAAGAACATCATCTAATGTGGTATATATTAATGTTGGTAAATTTATAACATTAAATGTTTCTGTAAAATCCGGTTGCTCGTCAACATTAATTTTATATATTATAAGATCTGGGTGTTCTTCACAATATTCTTCAAGGTGCTTTTTTGTTAATTTGCACGGTCCGCACCATTCTGCATAAAAATCCAATAGTACTGGATTTTTTCCAAGTACTATCGGATTGTCTTTAGTTACTTCTATTATCATTTTGTTGAATTCCTAATTTTAAATAGAATACATCATCTAAACAATCATTATGAAGATCTACTAACCAACATTTGTAGTCAGAATTTAAAATTGTAACTACTTCAGTAATTGCTGTTAAGTAGTTTGCCCAATTTCCCAAACCATTGATACCTCCATAAAATTCAGCAACTACGTAATTATCATGATCTTCAACAAAATCATGAAATTTTAAATTTACAGTATCTTCTGTTTTTAAAAATACTTCTGATAAACCTTCATTTATATATTCTATTAATTCTTCTGCTAATATACTCATACTTCTTTAGAATGAATCTTTGCTTTTATGATTTTAATTTCATCTACGGAATAAGAATCTCCAAGAAATTTAATCCAATCTTCAATTGGCCTATCTTTTATGCACACCCCTATTTTATTTACAAATTTAGCATCTATCATACTTCTTTTGAATAAATTCTAGTTTTTTGTTCTATCTGTCTTCCTTCAGACCAATTCTTAATCTTGGTAAGATAACCAATAATACGATCCCATAGGCTTACATGTGTACTGCCACATTTAGGACATACTGTAAATGGTTGTTTTGCTATATAACCACAATCATCACACTCACAGTTAGGAATATTAAATGTGAAGTATTGGCACCCTTCTTTAGCAGCATATTCAAGAAGCATCTGATATTGTTTCTTAGACAAGTGTTCAGAAAGATTTATATGAGCTGCACTTCCCGTGCAATCGTATATTTCTATACGCACTGACTATATCTTAGTGGTATTAATACCACAATACCCATTTCGATTTGCGTATCAATAGCAAACCTACTCTCCCGATTCGGAGATAGTCGATACAGGTTTATAATCATTTATGTTAATTTCTTTTCCTTTGAAAATCCACTTTTTCTCATTCTTTAAGTACCTTGGAATAGTTTGATACCCTCTATCAATTAAGTTTCTAAAAGAAGCTTTTGATTTACAGTTCTAGCCAAACTTTTTATAGCACTCAGTAAGCGAATGATTTACGTAGTATTTTCTTATTTCTAAAACTTCCAAATCTTTATATAATGCAAACGGATTATTCTCTCCACATAATTGCGTTTGCTTTTGATGCCAACTTTTGTTTTCTTCTGTATAAACTTCAAAGTTAATATCTTTCCATGTTGTTCCTTCCCATATTTTCTAGAATGCAGAGAAAGATATTTTTGATTTATATATCTACCAACATTGTTTACAAGTAATTTCACAACTAGAATATATTTCTCTTATTTGAATTACTTCATCAACAGTTAGCGTAGCACGAGGATTGGCATCTAATTGATTTTTTTCTCCTCCTGCTGTATTGTTATACCCTTTATCTGGGTTTTGAGAATCATAAAGTTTAATGTAGTACCTTTCTAATTCTCCAAGTTTTACAATATCGTTGGTAGTGTCTATTTCTTCTATGATGAAATTTTCAATACCATATTTTCTCATAGCTTTATATAGATGCTTCTAGTTACCTCTATTACAATTAGCTTTATGAGATATCCATCGTTTATTTAAAGAGAGAGTTGTAAGGCCGATGTATACCTTACTGTTGATAAGATTTGTAATTTTATAAATTAACATAATATAATTATTTTCCCACGGTATTACCATGCTGTTTCCAGTTTAGGCTCCACCGTTAGCATTATTAAATAAATAATACCCGCTTGATTAAGCGAAAAGGTATAACAGGCAGAAATGTCTACCATCCAAAAAATCGCCTATGAATCTAGATCCGTGCATTCTAATTTTTTCCAATACAGATGTAGTAGGATCATTTGGTTTATAGATATAAGATGCATAAAGATTAGTATCAGAGGGAACCCAGTAATTATCTGCTTTATCCCAATTGTAATTTTTAATAGCAAGACTTTCAGCTGGAACACATTCGGTATTAAAAGTCAACTGATGCCCATTAAATTTACATTTACTGTTTTCGTTGCTTTGTTTAATAATTCCAAATATAAATTGACAAAATTCTTCATATTCTTTATTATCAGAACATCTAATTCCTAAGAATTCGGCAGCTTGATTTAAACCATTAATTCCAATTGTAAGATATTGTTTATTTAAATCAATAAATCCAGCTTTATATACAGGAAGAAGATTAGAATCGTACATGTCCCATAAGAGTTCATTATAAGCTGTATGATATTTATAAACTCGTTCAAGGATTGGTTTGAGATGAGTAGTAAGCATATTATAGTCTTTTTTGAATGCCTCTTTTAGTTCATCAGGGGCTCCATTAGAGAATTTCATGATCCACTCGTTGTAACTGTCTTGTACAATCCTATTTAGGTTAAGAGTAATAACTGATTTAGAACCTGTCTCGACTCCTATGTTTCCATTTGTAAAATTAAATTCTTTAGTTTGAACTTTATTTTTTAAACGACAACATGACGAAAGACTGTCTACAGTATCGCTAATATATGTAAAGAAACTATGTCCTCTTGCATATTCTTCTGCTACAAAATCTGCAGATTCTTGATCTACAAATTTTCCATCTTTATAAACAAGAGCAAAAGATTCTACAGGAAATGTTAATAAGCAGCGCAATCTTTCATTATTAAACCACATCATGAATTCTTTTTGAATCCAATTTAACGAGTCCCAGTCTGGTTGTGTTCCATCAGGAAAATAGAAATTACCAAACATTCCTTCGAAAAATGGTTTATCGAAATACGAGAAGTTTACAAAAGCACTTTGCATTCCTCTTGCTGCGGCAGGTTGATTTATACTGTAAATAACCTGTTGAAAATACTGATGAATTTGTTTCTTAATAGTCTTCTCTCTGTTGCAGACAAGACTATTAGTAACTACTTCATCAGAATGGGTATAATAATTATTTCCCCACTCTTTTCTTGCGAAGTAATCAAAGTACAAAAGAAACTCAGAAGTGGCAACTGCACCAGCAAACTGTGATGCTGTAGCAAATATAAGATTTACATACATACCGCAGAAAGAATCAATATTCTTAGGAGCAGCAGACAATCCTCCAATACCTTCTATACCACTTGTTAAGAAAGGATACATTGATATAGAACAACAATAAGGAGCAATAGCACCAGAGAAAGAACTCTCATCGTGTTTATAAATTATATGACTTTCAAGATCCCGAATATATTGTTTATTATCAAAATCAGGATACAATTCTTTTAGCTTATGCATTACCATCCCTCGATTAATTTCAATATTATCAGGTTTGTGAATTTCAGCGTTAATTACAGCAACATTCCGATTACTAACATTAGAATTATCATCAACAGTAGCATTAGCGGTGTTAGAAGCTTTCTTATATTTAGAAATGAAATCGATTTTATTTTGAACATAGTCTCGAATTGTTTTATGTCTTTCTCTATAAAGAATGAAAGCTTTAGCTGCTTCATATTCATCAAGACTCATTAAAACATCTTCAGCAAGATCTTGAATTTCTTCTACTGTAACGGCGTCTCTTTGCCAAGAATTTAATTCATTTACAACAATTTCTTCTACTTCAAAAGCTAGATGATTTGTTTCTATCTGTTGAAAACAATTTTCAATTGCTTTCTTTATTTTTTCAGGTTGGAAATCAACTATTTTTCCATCTCTTTTAACTACTTTCATATAATATCATTTTTAAATTAGCGAAATAAAGTACAAAGATAATAAATTTTTTTCATAAAAACAAATAAAAATGAAATTTTTATAAAAAAAGTTTTAAGTGTCTTTATATTTTATAAAAGAGTGGAACATTATAACTTTAATAACATATCTACTAGAAATGTTTTCTCAAATCTATTAATTATGTCTTTATCGTCATCTCTGATTAAAGTCAAAAAAGCATTATAGACATCAAATATACTTATATCAAAATCATCATGAATATAAAAATCAGAAGAAGAATCTTTAATAATCATTTTATAAACATCAATTGGCATAGTAGATGCAAGCTTAACTTTGCCACAAGGATTTATATAACAAGCATCAATAGTAAAATCAATCCATTCTCCTAAATACTTTTGAAATAAATCTTTATGAATATATACATTTTGTAAAGAAGTAATCATAGTATTGATATTATCAGATTTTTCTAATAATGTTCTAATAGGAGAATAATTAATTGGAGTATCAGGTTCTAATTCTTGAATACTTATAGCTTCTTTATCAAAGGCAACAAATGAATTATCATCTAATAAAGCGCCAACATAAAATTTTACAAGAGGTACTTTAATATCCAATCCATAAGACATGGTTAAGATTTTTCTGTATTGTCTATCTGGTTCTTTGGGGAATATTGCACTAATGCTTACTCTAGTATAAGTTATATTTGCTTCTGAGGAATCATTTATTGTAATAACATCTGGAAGTTTGACATTACATGAAAACTCAACATTAAATGGCTTTAAACGGTCTATAAAAGGCTGTAGATAAGCAGCAGTAGATAAAAAATGTTTTCCTTTTATATCTACAGCCTTTCCGAACAATACAGTTTGTAAATTTTCTATCATATTAATTAAACTGTATATTTGAAGTGTACGTATTATTATCTCTTACTGATCCATGTAAAATATTATTATTATCAAATATACTGAAATTAATTTCCCATCCTCTACATGGAAAATTAGACTGTGCCCACTCACTACTTCCAAATAAACTACCTACAGATATATATGTATAATCAGCACACCCAGAAATATTATATTGATGTGAGTCTCCTTTTACAACAAGAATTTTTCCAAAATAACTAGAAAGGCCTTTAGCTCTTATCAAAGAATCTACATAATTTTTAGTTCTTGTATCAAGACGCTCACTTAATGGTCTCATTTGGTAATGATTATCCTTACCATGGCCATATACTATAGGGGTTCCTTTAATAGTACATATATCGAAAGCTGTTTCAGCCATATATGAATTTATTCCTTTATGACGTAATTGTTCAACAAGAAATTCACTAGCTTGAGCCTCGAAATCTCCACCATGATTAGATTGACTTACAGTTCTAAAATAATACCTATTAGCCATATTATTACTAATCATAGTATCGAAAAGATAATTAATATCTTGTCTATAATTTCTTGCCATTTCGGAATTATTCATATTTTGAGGAAGGTGTACGTCTCTTCTAGATGTTGTTCCATCCATACCATCAATGGCATCTCCTAAATTAAATACCCAAATTTCATCAAAATGTCCTAATTGAGATATTGTTGATAAAAGAATATTTAATCTTTCTATTACCATATCATTATTCCAACCTATATTTTCATTAAGAACAGCCCCTGGATATGTAACTTGACATCCTATATGCATATCAGCTAACCATATAGCAAGTGAACGATTACTAGGGGTAGAAATAATTTGTGGTACAGTGAAAGGAACATCTTGAAACCCCTCTAAAATGATTGATTTATAATCTTTTAATGCTAAAATTTCTTCTTGTTGTTCTTCAATTATTTTTGTAAGAACTTCTGGAAGATTATTTTTAACATCAAGAAGTTTTTTATTTTTAACAAATTCAGCAATAATATACTCTAAATCCTCTGTAGAATATTCTTCTACTTCATGAGGAGTAATTATTGTATCTTCCTTTCTTAATCCAAATGTATTTGTAAAAGCTTGTCTTATTCTTGCTAAATCTGAAGCAGAAAATAATGAAAAATAAGACGCAATATCTCTTATACTTAAATCATATCCATCACGTACATAATATCTATATAACAATTCTACTTGTTCTCTAGACATTGTAAAAGTATTCGTATCAGTGATGATTCTATATTCAGATATTTTATTACTATCAAGATGAGTTAATTGGCTTACGAAAGGAGCACCATTTCTAACTAATTCTACTATATTCATATAATATTAGTCTCTATCAATACCAAATGCTATATATATTCCCTCTTTTGTTTTACTAGCAGGGGTATATAAACTAAATGCAGATATAGGAGTTTTATCTGGTACTTTAATTGGTATAATAGAATAATTTTTATGTGTTTCAGTAGTCTTTTGCTTTGCCTTTGCAAGAGCTTCAGATTTACTATCACATATATCAATAACAGATCCTATCTTTGATACACTAATATCTAATACATCTCCATCAGAAATTAGTGTTCCGTCATAATCTATACTTTTATTAGGAAGAGAATTAATGAATATATCATCTTGTCTAATTTGATATTTTAATACCCAATTTCTCTTTCCTTTATTTATCATATTTATTAACGTATAAGGTCTTTTACGAGTATCTTGTATAGGTTGCTCTAAAACAATATGTAATCCTAATCCTGGAACACATTTTGTTTTTTCCATTAACTGCTGAGAAACAAATCTGTTAAAAGCTGCAGTTCCTGGAATAGGCTTACCATATTTAACCCATGCTTGAGTTGCATTATTTCCTCTTATAGCAGCACACGCAGGGTCAAACTTTAAATCCTTAAAGGCCTCTTCACGAGAATACCCATGACATTCAATAATTTTTAATTTATCCATTAATATCCTAAATTTTTAGAAGTTGTTAAATAATCTTTATTACTTAATGGATTTTTTAATCTATTGATTACTTGTTTTAATGGTTTACCAAGAATTTGAGTACCAATAAATACTTCTTTTAATTCAGCAAAAGATAGTCCTTTTGAAGCAGCAACAAAACCATCAATTTTACTTTCTTCAACTCCTTTTTTTTGAAAATATTCTTTTCTAACATTTTCGTCTGGGGGTGTAATTTCAAAATGCATGTCAATTCTTGATGGTCTTAATAACGCTTCTGACAGACCACTAGTATTATTTGACGTCATTATTACAACATGATGATTAATAGAATTCTTTCCATCAAGAAAATTTAATAATTCTGCATCATTCTCACCATTTTCTTGTAACATTTTATCAACGTCTTCAATAATTGTAATAATAGGTCTATCTGGTTCTATTTTTCTAATTACAGGATTAAGGCAATCATTTAAAATAGTAAAATCTTTATAATTATTAACTAAAAAAACAATTCCGTCTTGTTCCTGTAATTGTTGGATCAATAATGTAACCAATGATGTTTTACCACATCCTGGCCCCCCCATTAATAGCATTCCTCTTTTGTGAATTATATTATTTTGTTTATAAAGTTCGGCTTTTGACCAAAATGATTTTAATTCTTCTAATATTTTGCTAGTAAAATTAGTAGTAAATGTAAATATTTCGTCACCATTTATAGTTATTTTTGTAACAACATAATTATCATTTTGATATCCTACTTTATAAACACCGCTAGGCAGTTTATCTGCTTTTGTAATACTAACGGCTGGCGAATATTTATCCCCATCTGCTATCCAAATAGAGAAAGGAGTACTTTCTAAATAATCAGAATGCTCCATAGAAGCATCTTCAAATGCTTGGTCTACTATAAAATCTATATTTTGTTCGTTAAACATTTATTAAAAAGGCATCCATTGACTAACTAGATCTTTAATTCTAGCACAAATTTCACTCATATTAGTGAAACCATCAGGCTTTTTAATATCTTTAATACCATATAACAAATCATCGCAAATAATTGAAAGACTAATAAGATAATAGTCTTCTCCTGTTTTTTCTACGAAGTTTCTGCCATATAAATGCTGAAGAACACTTAATGTTGTTTTGAATTTTAAAGGATCTTTCTCTTTCATTTTATATGAAAGAAAACAAATTAACTTCAATAGTTCAAATTTATCATCAATACTTTGATTTAAATTTGTACCAAGTGAAAATAATTGCATAAAAATTGTGTTTTTGCCTTCAGCATCTAAATCTTTAAACGGGTTCTGAGTTGTAGCCATAAACTTCACAATATGCCACGCGGCAAATTAATTCTTTAAATTCCTTTATTCCATATTGAATATAGGAATTATTTATTCTAAATAACTGAGATCTATTATTTCCTGTGGTTTCGATGGCAAAAATATTACATTTAATATTATAGTCAGCTTTATATAATACATGATCTAAATACATTTGTAATAGTAATGTATATAAAGCCAGTTGTCTATAATATGATTTACTTTCGAAAACACCGTTATATGATTCTTCTATACCATCGTCATTTGTCAGCACAGTTCCCATGAAATATTCAAGAGGTTTTGATGTAGTTTTAATATCGTTTAAATAAACTGTTTTTGTTTCAGGATCTATTACAACGCTATCAAATTTTCCTTTTATTTTCAAAGAAACAGTTTTGTTGTCCGGTAATACAACTTCAATATCACTAAATAAAGCTATTTCATTTAAAAATTCTTTTGGATCAAATATATTATCTTTTAATATATTTTGAATATTATAATTATTATTAAATGAATTTAAACATTTAACACATGTATCTAGTTGTTGCTTTGGAAGAACTATTACCTCTTTTCCAAGACTAATAAAATTATTATTTAACTTTTTTAAATAATAATCTAATCCAGACGAAATAATAGTTTTTAGTCTATTATGTGTTATGTTATTTTTATAATAATCACTTTGTTCAGAAGCGATTTGAATAGCTTTCTCTAAGGACATTCCTTTTTGTCTATATTCAAATAATCGATCAATAAAAGCACCACATTTTCCTGAAGGTTTTTTGTCATAAAGACTTAATTCATACTCATTTGGTTGTAAAATAAGTTGATGTATAGCGCTACCTAATAATAATGATGGATTAAAATCTTGTTTAGGAGGATCTAAATATAATTGTGGAGAACCTCCTTCTTTTGGATTAATATATTTTAATCTAGAATTACTAATTCCAGGGCGCATAAAATAATCCTTATCAGAAAGATCTTCTCCAGAAATATTTAGAAATTTTACTTTATAATTACTTACGTTCATAAAATTGTTTTATTAAATCATAAAAAAATGATTTTGGAATTATACAGTATTCTCCCTTAGATATTTGTTTTGTAGTTCTAGATTCTTGAGCATTCCAAAAAATACAAAGAGGAAGATCTTGTTTACCTACTTCATCAAATATTTTTTTAATTGTTGGAACTGCTTTTGTAGCTTTTGCTTGAACATAAAAAGGTAAAACCTTATCAGGATCAGCAATGTCTATTTTCATATTATCTAAATTTTTAGATTCAGATCTAGAAGTACATAAGTTATTATTCCCAGTTATTTCTTTTAATTCATTTACTAATTTGCGCTCATACTCTTGCCCTCTTGTTCTATTACGTGCACCTATTGAGCGTAATTTACTTTTCTTCATACAAGAAATAATGTTTTAATTGTTCCGCACATTCTTTTGTTTTCTCAAATCCATACAATTTACAAAAATCTGAAGCATCTTTTGCTTTATATTTTCGTGGAATTATAAAATAACTTAATTCAGGATGTGCTTTTTTTATTCTTTGTAATCCTTTAATACCAGGAAGATCATTATCATAAAAACAAACAATCTTTTTAAAACGCAATTTAATTCTTTCTAATTGAGCATCTGATAAAAATAGCAGTTCACTATTTGGAGCAATTGCAGGAATTCCTAATTCATGCATTAATAAACAATCTTTTAATGATTTTGTGATACATAATAAATCTCCATACTCAGGCAATTGTTTTGCTCCTTGTATTAATCGTTTATCCCAATTTGAAATGAATCTATAAGAGTGCTTTTGCGGAAAATAAATTCTCCATAACTGTATACCATTTCTTGTTCCGCCATAATATCCAAAAGCAAAACTTCTAGAAGAAGAGGAACAAAAATAATTACCATTTAAAAATACAGTATTACAAGCATGTACTTGATATTTATGTAATGTTTTTTCTGTTATTCCAAAATCTTTCCACCATTGTAATTCTTTTTCAGAAAAAGGACGATCTTCTATTTGTATTAAAGTATCAGTTTTTTCTTCTATTTTAGCAGAAGTATGCTTAATTTTAATCTGTGGTCTTTCTGAAATTCTGTCAATATAATGAAAATCTTCTGCTATTATTTGCAAAGCTTTCCAATATGTACATTTATTTAATTCAGCAACAACAGATATAAAATTTCCGTGAAATCCTGTACCAAAATCATGAAAAATCAATTCTCCTGTTTTCTTACTTCTATAGAAACTAGCAGTGGGTCTATGATCATTTCTTAATGGACTTACAAGGAGTCCCTTTTTTACAGGAACTCCAAGATAAGTACTCATATATGTTTCTTCACTATTTTTAGATAATAGATACTCTTTAGTTATTCTAGGCTCGGTACGAGGAATTTCAAAAGTCATTAGATATCAAAAGAATAATCTGAAGGAACTGTAGTTGCAGTTGTTCCAAACGAATCAACAACTTCAGTTGGCTTAGCTTCAGTATACTTTGCTATACGATCTAATTCCTTATTTGTAAAGAATATATTATTACCAATAAAGTTAGTTTGCATTCCTAATCTACCATCTTTTGTATAAGTAGCAAAGAATGGGAATGTAGCAACACCTTTATTATTCTTAAACAGTTTAATCTTTGTTGAAGTTCCCTTTCCAGGCTCAGTTGCCTGTACCATTAATTGACGAAGAGCATCCCAACTTGTGGTGTTAAGATTCTTTTCCTTTTTATCAATAGCTTGACCTAATGTAGGATTAACAGCATCAATAAGATGCTTAAATAACAACATCATTGCTTTTACATTAGAAGGCTGTGGTCCAAAAGGTCCTTGGCGATCTGTAGCGTCCTCAGGATTAGGTTCAAAAATTGTATGTGTATAATATCCAGTAGGATTAGAAAATTTAATATCTAAAACATGAAATACTTTTGTGGGATCTTGAACTCCTTGAATATCACGAGCTTCACACCCATCAAATGTTACATCATAAATTGCATTTCCATCAAAAAGTTTACGAGCACTGTTTTGGCTATTACCAGCAGTTTCATCAAAACTATAATTCATACGTTTCAAATTTTTGTATATTATAATTTGTATCTAAAATTATAGATTTATCTAAAGAGTCCTTAATAATAGATTTAACAGGAGTATAAATAATAGTTCCTTTATTCCCAAGGAGATAAATATTACTTTCTTTTAATACCTCTTGAAATTCAGTTCCAAATTGTAATAGAGATTCTTTTTGCTTTCCTCTAAAAGATATGGTATTAGAGTTACTTAAGACATTCCCTCTATCACTTTTAAGAATTACAGGAGTTATTTTATTGTCCTCTGTTAAATATTCAATTATAATTTTATCTCCTGGAGTAGCTTGTAATAAATTAACTAATTCAGGAGATAAAATTAGTTTATTATTTTCTATTTTAAGCATTTTTTAAACTTGGATAAATATTATCCCAATGTGTAATAATATTCCCATCCTTATCCATTTCAGATAAAAGAATAGTTTTTCCATTCAAATGTGGTGGTCTAGCACTACAAATAATAGAAGTATTTGCACCAAAATTCAAATATACTTTATTTTCTTCTGTATTACGAAAAGCATATCCTATGCCATCAGATTTTGCTGAAAGAATATTACCAATTTTACCACTTAAATCAATAGCTTTAACAGTCATTTCTTCAGAAGCAGAATCAGTAATAAGCTTATCTTTCACATGACAAACTAAAATCAAATTAAGACCTGTTTTTTCAAACCAGCCAATAATAGTTTGCATTGCTTCTCTTAAATATAAATAACCACCACCACTAGGTAATTTTAAAATATCAGTAGGATTTTTATAATCCCAAGATTTTCCCATTGGAGTATTCTGATATAGTTTACAAGCAAGATCTTGTGCAATTTCTTCAAGAGCTGTTAAAGTGTCTAATGCAACAAATTTAAATTTATGTTCAGTAGAACATAACTCTTTTGCAATGTCTCTTAAATCCATCCAAGTATTTGCTTTTACAATATAACCAGAAACATAATCACTACCATTTTCAAGATCAACTATAAGACAATTTGGAAGTTGAGCTATTGAACTTGTTTTACCAGTTTTTGGAAGTGAAAATATAATTAAATTTCTTGGATCATCTGTTTTCTTAACAGATTTTGTTGTAGGAAGTAATCCCATATAAAATAATAATATAAATTAATTTATATTATCTAAAATAGCAATATCTTATAAACTTTTAAACTTTTCATAGTCATTTATTTCTGATGGAAGTGGAAGTTCTCTCCAAACAGAATTTTCACCAAAGAATGTAACACCAACAGATTTATCGGCCATTCCAAATCTATGTTTTAGAATTTGGCAAATTCTTATTCTGTCTCCTAATTGTCTCACATCATATCCTTCACATTTTGCCATCTTTTCTCTGTAAGGATGAAAAATTCCAATTACAGTTTCAGCAGCTTGCGCAGGACCAGAAGAATCTGATAAATCATCTAGTTGTAATAATTGAAATCCATTTTGTCTTCTTTCCATGGATTTAAAGTTTCTATTTAATTGTTGAACAATATTAATAGTAAATCCACATTTATTTCTAAAATGAATTAAATAATCACAAGCTTTATCAATTTCTTGTTTAGATGTATTTCCTGGAGATGTAGATAATAATTTAATATGATCAACACACACAATTAAATATTGTCTATCATTTTTTGGAATATATTCTTCTTTTGTATATTCTCCAGTTTGCCCTAGTTCTTTATAATTACCAAATTTTCTAGACCACTCTTTACAAATAGCATATAATCCTCCTGAAGTAACAGGTTTATCAATAATTTCACATTTACTTTCAAATTCAGATAACCATTCTTTAGAAGCAAGTAAATATTTGTAATGTTCTTCTGTTAATTTAGTAGATAAAGAAAGAATTTCATCATATGAAATCACCTGATTAAATTCTTCATATACATAAGTAGATAAAAGTTTAGCTAATAAAACTTCAGCACTCATCTCAAATGAAAATAATAGGAAATGAATATCTATAGTTTTATCTTTCATATACTGTTGAAAAGGACTAAATACTTGAGTATAAAGCATATAGCTGGATTTGCCACTCAAATTGTTATCGTAAGGCTTTTTATCCTTACCTCTAGTAATTTAATTCTTACTAGTTCGGCGTACGTATTCATCCTATTAATAGGAGCAGGACACTCTTGGAGAGATTATATTTATTCACTCTCTACGCTCTACACTACTAATTAACCTTTCGTAATTTAATTAGTTAGCACGACATTAACATCTCAGTCTTCGCCGTTTTTGCCCTGTAATAATCTATACAATTACTCATATAGACGGCAGTAATATAAATATCTATCATATTTTCTATCTAGATAAATATTTGATATGTATTTATATGTATTATTAACACTACCACTGTCTCCAGCTATTACATTTAACCATTTTCTTTGAACACCATATGTAACAGAATCAAATTTAGGCAATCCTGTAGATAACCCTTTATTTAACCCTTCTCGGCCTTTTTCAATACTTTGAAATAAACTATCAACAATCATAATAATTCATTAGTATTAAAAAATCCATTACCTTTATCTCTTAGATGTTCTAAATATTCCCACTGATGACAAATAATGAAAGAACTTATATTATTTGTAATAAGATTATTTTCTTTACCCCATTCAACTAATTCTAATATTTCTTGATGTTTTTTAGGATTAAATTTAATTTCTTTACCATAAGCAAAGCACATCTCATCAAAAGATTTATATACTTTAGCAAAGTTTCGCATATCAAATTGTCTCCCTTCTACAACAATTTCAACAGGATAAATTTCAAATAATTCAAATCCTAATTCTAGACTATGTTTTAAAAAAGTTTTTATAACATTTTGATTAAAATCCACATCTCGTGGATTTAAAATTTCTCCGTCCTCTGGAACTTCGTATGTGCTATTAATAATACCTTTTTTCTGAAGAGAAAGCATCGTACTACGAAGTCCCAAAGTTAATGTGTTTTCTGAAAAATATTCAGAAAAATACTCATCATGCCCATCTTGAGCATACCAAATTAATTTCATTAAAAATAACTCATCAGGAGTTAAATTATAATGAATAAGAAAATCAATTTCTCTTTCAATACTTAATTCTAAATTTCTCATAGGTATAAGTAAATTCCATTACTCATACTAATTAATGCTTGTATAGCTGTTAGTAAGTTACCTGTAATTTAGAATCGTAACATATTACTAAATGTTGTTGTTTCTTGTAAAATCTTTCTTTTATTTTTTAGCGGTATTCCTTGTAATACGCTATCTAACTCTTGTTCATTAATCTCGATATATTCGAGACTTTCTCCAGATTTAGAATACCATTTTTCTTCAACAGTTCCTTTTAAAACTAATGTAAATATTTCAGCAGTTTTTCCTGGTTCAAATCTAATACAGCGCCCGATTCGTTGTCGTTTAGAAATTTTAGAAGAATTAAATCCAGTTATAATTGCTACATTTAGTCCTTGAATATCAAGTCCTTCATCAGCCATTTTTGAAGTATGCAATGCCCCTTCTTTACATAACGAAAATTCTTCAACAGTCATTTGATTCTTTTTCTTAGTATTTCCAGAATGTAATACATACCCCATATCATAAGCCTCACATTGTTTTATACTACCATTAAAAGTAATTATTTTAGAATGTTGGCGTGCTTCTATAATCTTTTTTGCTATTTCTAACTTTTTAGGATGATTAGCAATAAAAGATTTTCTTGTTTTTAAGGATTTAATAAAGCCATAAGCACAAGATTGAACTTCTTTTAATGTACAATTAATATGTTTTGCATATTGTTGCGCTTTAAAAACATTAGTAGCAACAGTCATTGCTAAATCCCAATCAAAATTAAAGAAGCTAAAACATTTAAGAAAAAGCTGATTAGCATTATCATACTCTTTTAGATCTACATCTAATAAAACTTTATATTCTACATATGGGGCAACCCATCCATTAGATAAAGCTTCATTAATAGTAATCTCGTCACATACAGGAGCGTAATGATCTAATATTTGTTTTTCTCTTCCATCTAATCTTTCGTACGTAGCTGTTAATCCTAAAATAAATGTAGGCGAACAATTTTTAAACACTTTACTCATTCCTTCTGCAGATATATGTTGACATTCGTCAATAATTAAAAAAACACAATTAAATGGTTTTTTTGCTGCTGTATTAATTATTAATACATTTACAGGATAATCAAAATTTCGTTTAAAAATTGCTTCTTCCCATTGATTTTTAAGAACTTTTGTAGGAACAACAACTGTAACTGGAATATTTGGATTTTTTGCAAAAACTCTTTCTATAGCATCAAGAGCAGTTCTAGTTTTGCCAAATCCTGTGCCGGCAACTATACTTCCTCTGCATTTCGCTTGTTTCCATCTCTCAATTGCTAGTTGTTGTCTTTGTGTTCTTGTCATTGTAAATTTTGAAAACATTATGTCCTCTGTCATGATATGCTAAGACATAATAATTTCCCATAGCTGATTGTATAACAATATAATCTTTAATATCTGGAGTTAATATCTGATTAAAAGCTTCAAATAAAGATAATATTTTAGGTTTTAAAGTATGACGTTCATTGTCTATATAAACAGTTCCAGTAACTTTTACTATATTGTCCTCTCCAGTATTATAAATGAAGAAAAATAATTCATTTTCTCTTTTTGATATAGCCCAAGATTTATACATGCAATGAAATAAATCATAAGAAAAACTATGTAATTTACAATATTCTTTAAATTCTTCAGAATAATCGTCTATTCTTTTTATTATCTTTACCATAACTTATTCATGTATCCAATATTTTCCTACTGTTGCTTCTGCTGGTATAGGAAGAGATCTACAATATATTGCTGCGGCTCTTTCCATACACTTAGAAACTATATTAGGAAAATCAATTAATTCTTCAGGGTATTCCCAATTACATTCATCATGTACTAAAGTACATAATTTTATTTTATTAAAATACCCATTTTTAATAATCCATTTAAATAATAAAATTTGACTATGTTTTAATATACAAGCTCCAGTACCCTGTGTTGGGGCATTACGGGCCATTCTATCCCATTTTGATGCTGCTTTAAAATGCATCTTTACTTCTTGTTCTACAATGTCTCCAGAACCTTTATGATATAATTTATAATCTTTCCAACTCCAAGAATCAGAATTAAATTTTTCTTCTTCTTCTAACCAGTGTTTCCAATCCCACCAATACATTTTATGCCCAGTAATCGGAGATATTAAAACATATCCATTTTCTCTTACAAATTTACTTCCCATTCTCGCAAATTCAGCAGTACCTTTAAAGCCCTCTTCATAATTTTTGATAATTTGCTCTGCTTCTTCTCTAGAACACTGAAGAGCAGACATAATAGAAGGGAGTCCACCACCGAAGTTAAGAGCAAATTCTGGACTTTTTGCACGAGACCTTAAGTCTGGCCTTAATTCTTTAACATCATTCACATCTATATCTTTTAATTCATCCTTAAAAAATATTTTTGCATACATGCTATGAGAATCAATTCCTTTTAAGAAAATATCCTTAACAGCCTGATCATTATAAATATCTCCAGCAAGTCGTGCTTCCATTGCAGAATAATCACAAGAAACCCAATTATTTCCTTCTTCAGCAACAAAACAAGATCTTGTTTCAGCATCATGCGGAAGTTGTTGTAAATTTGGATAAGAACACTCTGAACTTGGTATATGTTTATATGCGGCAAGATCTGTGTTAGGTTGTGTAGAACCACAGGACATGCGTCCCGATGCCGCTCCTAGCTGCCTCCAGCTAGTATATAATCTTCCAGTAATTGGATTAACAACATTTAAATGACCTTGACCAAATGAAGAAACAAGTTTTGAAGCCTCTTGATATTTAAAATATGCATTAAGAAACTCATCACAAATTCCTTTTTGTACAGCAAGAGTTTTTTCAAGAACAGAATCTTTACTTTCTCCTGTCTTTTTATCTTTAACTTCAGTATTGAAACCTAATATTTTAACTACTTTAATTACTTGTTGAGAAGAAGACCAATTAATATTTACTTTTGGAGTGAGATTAAATCCAGAAAACAAATCTCCTTGCGTATCAAAATAAACAAATTCTTTTAAATCTGGACGAGAAGCGACAAATTCATTAAGTTGTTCTTCAAACTTCTTTAAATTTAATTCGTCTTTATCCATTTTTACTTTCCATTTCTTTTGATCAAGCTTTACACCACACCATTCTAAATATGAAATAACAGGTACAAACTTGTTTTCAAGATCTGCTCCTACTACACAAGATTTTTTCTCACATTCAAGCAGCTGTAATCTACGTATTTGTTCTAGATATGTGACATCCCCAGCAGCATATAATATGACTGAAGGATCTAATCCTCTCCATATTATCTCGCCTCTAACAGTTTTGTCAATATCAATGTTTAAATATCTATATGCAATAGATTGTAAACTATAGCTTATTCCTCCTGGTTTGCCAGCTGGTGGATATCCAAGATATAAAAGTTGTTCAACAATCATTGTATCATAAACATTTAATGGAATAATACCAAAATTATATAAAAATTGTATATCAAATTTTAAATTCTGCCCAATTATTAGTTTATTTTCAAGAAATTCTTTATAAAGACAAATATCTACGCAAGAACAATCTATAATAATTCTTTCATCAAACTCGTCATTACCAAATTGAGCACATAACAATTTACATAAATGTGGATCTCTTCCAGTAGTTTCAGTATCAAACTGTATACAAGACCATCGAGAAATTTTATTTAAAGATTCTTCAATAGATATAATTTTATAATGTGGATTATTAAATAATTCTTTCTGATTACTTACTAGATAAATCATTATTTCTTAACCATATAACAGTCATAATAGCATAATTTGCCATATCTAATAAAGTATCTTCAATACTCTCTTTAACTAATTGTGGTCTTTTTAATAATGACTTAAGTCTATTTAATTTATCAGAAATTCTTATCACTGGAGCAACAAGTCCGAACTCATTAGCTGTCTCCTCAAAACTATTCCCATAATCATTATTCTTTTTAGAATAGAGTTCGGACATGTCATTCACAATTTGATTAAATAAATCAACGTTATTTATCATTTTTTCTTTTTAAGTACGCCACTTGTAGTTTTACCACAAACAGTGCAAATATAATCCTTACCTTGATCTTTTCCTTTACCAATAGGATTAAATACTCTCATTCCCTTTCCATAAACAGAATCTTGGAAATCAGACGTACAAGTACATTTCATTATTTTACATTCTGCCATATCATTCAATTAATGTATAATTTTTATAATCAGCGACTTCTTTAATTTGTTTCATTAAAGTAGTCCAAATACGAATTTGAAATAATACTTCATCCTCAAGACTATAAAGTACTTTTTTTCGTAAAGTTTCCAATTGCCCAGTAGTAAGCTCTGAATATTTACACTTAGTAAAACCTTTTTGTTTTTTTAGATGAATCATATCTCTAAATTGTTGTTCAGTTAATCCATTAGGATTAGCATGTAAAACAACATCATCTTTCAAACCAAGTTGATACTTTAAAATATCAAATTTCTCTTGCAGACCATGCCCATATGTGTAAGCATTCATTTCTTTTAACTCATCTGGAGTAAAATAAAGACCAAGTCTATAAATAAAAGAAAATGAAATTTTAGATAAATCAATGAATCCAAGAGAATCTCTACACGCTTTAATTAAAGATTCAATAGGCACTCCTTTATAATCTGGATGCACCTTTACAAAATCCTGTAGTCTATATACAACACCTGTTTCCTCAGGAGCTGTAGATAACCAATTTCTAATGTCTGTCAATAAACTATCATTAGAATATAAAGGATTATTATCTTTATCTACTAAAGATTTAAACCATCGTAACGCTAATTCAGCACCACAATATTCTAATTGTTCAGAAATCATGTCTAACACTAGTGTTCTACCAGGATTAGTTGGATCATTATTATATAACATATGTTTACAATGATTATATGCTTGCTGAAGTTCATAATCAGCCATATCAATCATTTTATATTCTGCTGCTTTTTCAGTACGATCATCTGTTAATCGTCTATCTTTCCATGTATAAGATTCAATCTTCAAATTACTCATTTTCTATATTCTTTTTCATAATCTTATCTCTTTAACTAGTTCTTTATCTTTAATAAACTCTTTGAAATATATGTTAGAAAACATATATTTAACAGTTTCTCCAGACAACCTGTCAAAATACTCTTCTCCTGCAGTTACATAATCTACAGTAAAAAATCCAGAATCTCCTATATTAATTATATATGGCCCCCAATTTGGCAGTTTTGTACACATTAAATACTCACCATTATCCTTTTGGAAAACATATATTGTATACATTCCTTCTTTTTTCTGTACTAAAGCTCCATGAAAAGTTTCTTCAGTCATTATCTGTATATCCTATCTCTTGTAATTTATACTTAGGAAACGTTTTTTGATAATTTTTAGATTCATCACGAGTCATTGTTAAAATATCTAAAAATGTTCCCTTTTCATCATAAATTTCCCAATTAAATCGTTTTTTAGTTTTTGGCATAATACCAAACTTTTATTCATATTTTTTAAATTCCAAAAAATACTTTTTTTCTTCTGGAATCCAACAAATATTAACTAATTTAAAACCATTAATTGTAAAAACATTTTTTTCCATATAAGGCCCTCCAGAAGGATCTAAAGCATCTGGATAATTAATATCACCGATTACTCTAAAAGGCAAAATTGAATTAAAATAACATAGAAAAAAAGTTTTATCAAAGTTGTAAAGTTTTAAATATGTATGATTATTAATTATAAATTTTCCACTCATATTATATTTTTCCTGCAATAGAAAAAGTATAAAAAGGATTTTTAAATAATTTATTTATACTTTTATTACAAATATTAACTTGATGTTTGTTAGTAAATCTATTTATAGGATATAAAAAAGAAAATTTACAACATAAATATATAGAATTTAAAATTTTTAAGAAATTATTCTTTTCCATTTCTATATATTTTTAAATCTTCTTGAAATTTTAGTGTCTTAGAATAACCACAAGAATTTAATTCGGGACAAAAACCTCTATAAATACAAAAGGGAACCATATGTTTTGCCATTATTGGGTCAACTTTTTCCATTTCTTTTTTTACAGCAGACCAAGCTTCTTTAGTTTCTTTACTTGCACAATTACATAATCTTCTATGAGAAATATTTATAATTGCTTGAGCATTAGCAACAAAATCAGCATCATTTTCCGTGCCTTGTGGTAATTGATCTCTTGGAACATCCAACTTTCGTCTGTCTTCTCGTTGAGAGTGAACAAAAGGAATAAACCCAAGCCAATGTCTAACTAAATGAGTAGTTACCCATTGACGAATCCCCTCAAAAGAAATTCTATATTCAACAAGACGTATAGGAGAATGTTCAGCATAAAGAATACTATCTTTCCATTGATCAGAAGGTTCTTTATCTAGCGGAGATTTACCTATAGTACGTCTTGCAGCATTAAGAGCTCTCTTCCAAGAAGTTTCTTGAATAACATTAACTAGCATTATGTTTTATATATTTAATATGTTCAGTAAGCAATTCTTCAATAAGAGATCTCTCAAAAGATTCTAAAAAATTTCTGTTTAATTTAGAAAGTCCACACTTCTTATTTATAAGATCGTGATAAACTTCATCTAAAGTCTTTTTTGTGAATATCAAATATTTATAAAGATCAACTACTCTTGGATGAAGTCTTTTCTTAATTAAAGCATCAACAAATTCTTGTGCTTTCTTTTTCTGTTCATCTGTTAATTCTTCCTTAACGTCCGAAGAAGACTGTTCCTGTGATATTTCTTCAACAGGAACAACTTCTTCTACTTCTATTTTCTTTTTTCTTGGCATTTTTTTACTTTATTTATTTTCTATATGCAGCATCTCCAGAACCACCAAGAATAATTACTTGTGAGTTTTCTCGAAGTTCTTTAATATTGTGTGAATTTGTATAAGTCATACAACTACGAAGATATGATTCCATATTTTCAGTCCATTTTGATACAGGATATTTAACTTCAACAGGACAATCAATACCTTCAGCAGTTTTATTACCAGAGCCTCCAGTTTGTTTTTGGGCTCGTTTAGTACTCATACCATAATAATCACGAAAACGTTTCCATCCTAATCCTATAGGAACTGATCCATAAATTCGGCAATCTTTATTTTTAGCGTGCTCGAGATCTTTAGAAAAATAAATTGGATCAGACGCCTCATCACATTCTGCAAAAATTTTGCCGCACATAACTGCGTCTGCCCCAAGGGCTAATGATTTTTGAATATCATCAAACCATCCAATACCACCATCAGCAATAATCTTAGTTGGAGCATTTCCATTATGACTATGAGCATATGCTTTTCTTTCTTCATTTAATTGATCAAGAAGAGATGCCATAGGATAATGAACTGCAACATTACAAGCAGATGTGCAACGACTTCCAGAACCAACTGAAACACGCATCCAATCAATTCCAGCATCAGCATAGAAAGAATATGCATTAGGAGTAGCAACATTTCCAGCCATTAAAACAACATTAGAATACTGTTTAAGACCTTTTGCTGCTCTATACATTTCACTTAATGTTCCATGAGCAATATCAATGCAAATGTAGTATTTAACATCTGGATCTTTCCCAAGATAATCTTGTGGACTAGGAGAGTTTAATTGTGTTACTGCCCACTCATAAATATCTTTTAAAGCTTCGTTAAGTGAAATAGAAACAAATGTTTCTTTTGCAATTTCCATTCGTTCCTCAAAAGTTAATCCATTAGGATTACATTCACTAATTTGAATACTTCTTGGAATTACAGGAGTTAATTTATTATCAATCCAAATATGATAATTATTTTGATCTGTTACCGAAGCCATTGGAGCAACAAAAATAGGATATACTTCTCTATTACATACATTGATAAATGGATTAACATCACCACGATGATTGGCAAATGAAACAGGCGCTTGCATTACTGCAATATCTCTTAATTCATAACCAATTATTTTTAATTTTCCCATAAAATCATTTAGTAAAATGTGTAAAATAATTTTTAACAACTACTATAGGAGTGCCTTTATCTCCAGATCCAGAAGTAAGATCCATAAGACTAGCTAAAAGGTCATTAACTCGTCTTGGTGTTGTTCCTAAAGCTTGCTGTGGAGCAGATTTAATTGCAGAAATTATTTCATCATCTGTTTTAGTATCAGCAAGCAACTTTAATTTTAATTCAGAAGGGATTAAATCCCAAGAAATAGTACTTCCAGGGCATGTTACAGGATCGGCAAATTCCCATATACCTCCTACAGGATCTTTGAAACAACCATCTCCATAAATTAGACATTCAACATGAACACCAAATGAATTTTGTAATTTTTCTTGCAGTCGTAAGACAAATTCCTGACCATTTCTCGGAAATAATTTAAGTCTTTCTGGTCCAGCAATATTAGAGCCAAGAACACCATAATCAGGATTAAATCCACTCTGAGTATTATCTTCTCTAATAACAGGAATTTTTAGAATTTCTTTTAAAGTATGTTCAAACTCATTTTCTGTTGGATGGCATCTACAATCTAATACATAATTATTTTTATAAGGAGGAACTTCTGTAAACAAAGAAAAAGTTGCACCTTCTTCTTCACATATACCTTTATAAAATTCTCTATAATTTAAACCAGTAAAAGGATGTTCTCCTCTAATATAATTTCCAACTTCATCAAAATTATTGCGCCATACAACATTTACACCTTTAAATGCTCTAGCTACACCTCTTAAAATTAAACTGAATCTATTTCTGCTGGCAATAGGTTCATATAAATAAATTGAAGAAGTTGTTGGGAAAAGAGATTTTACACTTTTAGCAATATCATCTACATTACAATAATTGTTTTGAGAACGAGCTACTAATGATTCAGTAATTCCTACAACATCTCCATTTTCTAATGTAGCGGATTTTGATAAAGCATCACAAATAAAATCTAAAACATTCCTATCTCCTCTATAAATAGGAGCAGGAATTCCAATACTACATGTTCCTAACATACAAAATTCTTTAAATGATTATATATATTATATCTAACTTCAGCCATTTTTAAATTAAGTAAATCTCTTTGAGATGTTTTATATTTTTTACTCTTTGTATATTTATATAATGTCTCTAATTGAGCTATATAATCATATAATATATCTAATTGAATATTGCATGATTGTTTGTACTTAATAAATCTTATAATTTTAGTAAAGAAATTTTTCATATTATATGAAATTTAAATTGAGCATTCTCTCAGAATCGAACTGAGATTTTCGGATTACAAAGCCGAAGTAATAACCGTTATACTAAGAATGCAAACTGATGTTATTAAATAACACCAGTAATTAATTCTACTGAATTATTATGTTCTACAATGTCTATAATTTTAAAATTATAAACATGTGTTGGCAAATGTCCAGCAATTACTAATTCTTTATCATTAGAAAAAGAATTTAACCAGTCTTTAAAGTCTTTAATTGTCATACTATAGAATCAATTATATTATATTTTATAGCTTCTTCTGGACTCATATAAAAATCAAGATACTTACTTTTTTCGATAAGTTCTGGACAAGCCATTTCTATAGTCAATTGATCAAGCACTTTTTGTAATGCTTTACATTCTTCTACATCAATGATCATATCAGCAATCTTACCATAAGTACCTGAAGATAACGTATGAGCCATAATACGACAATACTTTAATGATTTTCTATACCCAGGAGAACCGGCCATTAAAAGCCAACAAGCAGCACTATAAGCCATTCCTACGTTAATAGTAGAAATAATATATCCAACTTCTTGCATACTTTTAATGGTAGAAATTAAACCTAACATAGAACATATTTCTCCTCCAGGAGAATTGATATGAATCTGAATTGGTTTAGACTGAGTTTCTTCTGGAGATAGTTTTGAACGTAAAAATAATAATGCGTTTCTCCAAGAAGATACTGTCTCTGGAGAAAACGCATCATTAATTTCTATTACTCCTTCTTGTAATAATTTAGAATCTAAATCTATTACAGACATTCTAGAAGAAGTACTTGTTTCTACAATTTGATAATTACTCATATATTAAGCGTCTACAGGGGCACCAATAGGACGATCATAAGAAAACTTAACAATTTCTGAATCTTGATCTTCATACCATAGCCCATTCAATATTTTAGAAGAAGCAATAGTAGTTTTCTTTCTTTTAGCGTGTTTCTCGCTAATCTCTTGAAATTTATCTAATGTAAGTTTTGAACAATAATTTAGATATTTATCTTCAAACTTACAATTAAATGTTTGAAAGAAAGTAATGATTATCTCATCTATCCAACTGTCATTTTTCGCACAATCATAGAATTTTTTCAATACTATTCCAACCAATCTTTCAGCATCAGATGGAGTATCAGTAAATAAATAAGATCTTATTCCTATTTCACTCCAAATTGGCTGCAATTGTTCAGAAAAACGAGAATCATTGAAAATTAAACCATGCGATTTAAAACAAACAAGTTGGTCTTTAAAATAGAGACAACGATCATTACAAGACCAACTATAGCACTTTTTAATCTTCGTATTCCCAGTTGTAATAAGGTGGATAGGAATTATTGTTTCCTCCTGTTTTGGAATTATTATTGTAGGATCCGTAATTTGTATTTGAACCCATTGTTGAATAAAATCTTTTATCTTCATGTTGTACTAAGGGAGTAATACGTACTATTTCACGTACAAAATTTAAACAATTAATTAATTCTTTAATATTAGTAAATTCGTTTGAAGAATGTGGGTTATAATAACCACAACTAAGATTACAACAAGCTACCTTTAATCCATTATGTTTAAGAGTAGCTACATCTGTTACCAATCCATATTGGTCCTTATATCCATATTTTTCTTTTAATTCTTTGCTTACAAAAGAAGAATCACATAGTTGTGATCCACTAGCATAATTAATAAAATCTCCTCCATTGCGTCTATCACATTGAATGACATATTTAACATCATTAAAGAAAGACATATCACATTTAGAAGAGCCTACACAACCAACTTCCTCTCCAACAAAGAATACACATTTCATAGCTTTTACATATTTTAACATTTGTAAAGCTATCCATAGACCATTTTTATCATCCGCTCCTAAACCGACTTGTTGGCCATTTTCTCCAACACCAATCATAAAGTGATTATGGCGAAATATATATATTTTACCCGTATAAGTTTGCACTTGATCCATATGTGAGGCCAAACAAGGATAAAAATCAGTTTTTCCTTTTGTTATATAAATATTACCAAGACTGTCAACCTTAATTTTAAGTCCTGTATAATGTTTCTTTAAGTAAGATAATAAAAATCTTCTAATTTTTTCTTCTTTACCTGATTGACTATTAATCTTGTAAAGATCTTTAAGTAAATTTAAATCGATCATGTATGAAATCTTTCATTAGTGGTTGCTAAATTATAACAATGCTCTTTATCAGAAGAATTTTTAGGAGGTCTATTTTTTGCAACATTTTGTCTATCATAATACCATTTAAATGAATCTTGATAAGAAATATAGTCTCCACTCTTTAAAGTAAGAGGAATAACAAGAGTATAATCTATTTGTTTATCAGTTTTTGCATCAATAACTTTTTCATATTCATGACAAGATGCTTCAAGACTCTTATATAAATCAAATACTCCTTCTTGTTTAGCTTTATCAAATAAGAAATCTTTATACATTCTCTTATTACAATAAATTCTTTCAAGATATTTATGTTCATTTCCTTTTTCATCTTTACAATGAACAAGAATTGCACGAGCATAAATTAAATTATCATCATCTTGTAAAGAAACAGCATCAAATAGATCTGGATGATTAACATAAAAATTATAATTCTGATCATCATCCATACAAGAACTAAAATCACGACTGTCAAAAGGTCTACGAGCTCTCCTATAAATACCTTCAAAATCCTTATTTACAACAACTTTTAAAGTTTTATCTTTAAGACGTTTATTTTTCCAAAGCTCTGTTAATTCTTCTATAAAGAAAATACGCAAAGTAGGATTATTAATCCAACCTATAACAGCACCTTGTTTTATTAAGAAATCTAAAGCTTTGCCAGTAAATTTTCCTATTTTCATTTTATAGATTTTTCCAGTATTAGTATCTTTATATCTGACAGAATTTACATCTCCATCAAAACAAATACCATAGTTTTGAATTTCATAATTACCAAAACTAATAACTGGGCAAATATCGTTACTGGTTTTTTTAAAGACTTCTCTAAGCATTAAATTAAATACATCTTTCGCAGTATTTAATTTAATACCACAATCAAAAGATTTACTTAAAGACATTCCTTTTTTATGTTCCTCTATACTGGTTTCTTTCCAGAATAAATAAGGAATATTATTTTTACGTTGTCTTACTCCATTAGAATTAACTAAGTAATTCCCATCTTGCCCAGTTTTATAACCAAACCGAGCTCTAAAATCTTCATAATTATTTATCTGACTACAATATAACATATATATTTAATCTTTTAAGAATAAATCTAAGTCTTTACAAAAGTTTATTTGTCTTCCAAAATTATCATATTGAATAATTCTTTCATTATGCCCACTAGAACTTAAAACAAGTCCTATTAGTGGAGCACGATTATGAGAATCTTTTCTATTATAACAAATAATTCTTACATCATGACCATCTCTCGTGCATAATGCAGCTCCATTAAAAGCTTTTTCTAATTCAAATGGCTTCATTGTAAATTAGCTTCTAATTGCTTTACCAATTCACAAGTTTTATTCACACAATATTCTTCCCAATTTTCTTTAGTAGTAGAATATTGCTTAATTAAAGCAGCAAGAATTGGGCCAGCATAAATTAATTTTAATACTTTCTCTTCCATTATATTTCCAATATTAATGAATTTGGCTTATAAGCCATACAATCAATACATATTAAATTCCAATTAGATTTATTAGGAGAATATTTAAACTCAGGATCAACAGTATGTCCAACAATTTGTTTATAAGAGGTTTTCTTAAAAACATTATGTTTACAAAGTTGTTTCCATCTAATCCACATTGGACCATGACGTTCTGTTTCTCCATAATAATCAAAATAAGAAGCATTGTCTTGAAAATTAAAAGCAGAATATTTACCATTTAACCATAATTGATTAATACCTTCTGCTAAACTTTGTGGAGTTATTTCTACATAAGGAAGTCTTTTCTCTTTCCATTCCTGTGTAACTCCAGCGTGAGTAACAAGATAATCACCAACGGCAAAAGCAACTTGAAATTTGTCTTTATTAGATTCAAATAAAGAAGATATTTTTTCTACATTATAAAAATCAAATCTAGAATATCCTTCTCTAATATGCCAATGATCTTCATCATGATTTCCTATTAATAAAATAGTTTCAGGTTTACTTTCTTTAAGATTTATAATTTCAAGAAAATTATTTTTACATTGTTCATAAGATTGTTCTCTATATGGACTAAAATAATCTCCTAAAAATACTTGAATAGCTTCAGGATCTAATAAAGTTTTCCAATAAGTTTCACCATGTGTGTCTCCAAAGAATTGATATTTCATTATATGATATTACGTTCTTTTAAATAACAATAACATTTAAATATAAATGTATCAATTAAACTATCATTATAAAAACAATCTACACCATCAACAAATTGAACATGTCTTGCAACTTCTCCATAATGTTCTTCTATTACATTAAAAACAGATTGACCTCGTCTCCAACAATTAGGAGCATTATCAACTAATTTATAAATTTGCTTCTTAAAATCATTGATGTTCATATTTTAAAATTCCAATAATATTAGATTGATTTATATAAAAATAAATTTTTTCCCCTTTATTAAGATTGGGACATACTTTTTTAGATGTTTTATTATAATACACCATGTATCCTTTACAATAAGTATCAGAAATTTGAGTTACTTTAATACCTATCATAGAAATACCTTGTACTGTACTATATGTAGTAGGAAAATATCTGTCAAAATGTAGTAGTTTTAATTGATCTTTATTACAAATTACTTTACAAACATCTCCAAGAGAGATCTTTTTTTGAGTGAATAAATAATTCATTGTTCTTTCCAATTTGTTAATTTTGTTCCACATTTACCACAGGCATCAAAAACTACTATTTTATTAAAATAGGATATAGATAATGCAGTATATATAGAACCACATTTAGGACATTTTATAGATGCAATCATATTAAATTTATAAATAAGTGACCCCTCTGCGGGTCGAACGCAGAACCTACAGATTAGAAATCTGTTGCTCTAATCCATTGAGCTAAGGGGCCTTTATTAATACTTAATATATAAGAGCTAATACTTGTTGTATTTCTTTACGAAATCCTCTTTTTCTTTTATATTTTAGTTTTTTATATTTTGTCCAAGAAGTGTAAGAAGTATGTACTATATGAGCTCTATCGTAATCCTTCTTACATTCCTCAAATATTTTTATAATACTATCAGAATATGTAATAGTCATGATTTTTGTTAATTTTTACACAAATATAAATAACAGAAAAAATTAAAAACATGAGCACACAATATCAAATGTGGAACATGGGATAAAAAGAATCTTCTTCTATAAGAGAATACTTATCTTCTAAAGATTTCATTTTAGATGCTGTTCTAGTATTTTTTTAATTTTATCAAAAGAAATAGGAGAACAATATAAATGTTTTATACTTCATTGATAGTACTTTTAAATGTATATTCTGAAAGTTGAGACTATTCCGCACAATATGCATTTAAAAGAATAATGCTTAAAAATTAGAGAAGAAATCTTCAGTAAAAGAACAAAACCAGTCATCTACTCTAAAATAATTTGAATGATTATTTATATGATCTTCTAAATCAATAATAGTATTTTTATATTTATCTTTATTATAATAATATGTTATTTGATTAAGTATTCCATCCATATCTAAATTTTTTCCTTAATTTTTAAAAATGTATAAGTGGGATTATAAGCATTATTTACAGAAATAAACCCATCTTCATAATGGCCTATTGCTTCTAATTCACTTAATCCATTAATATTAATTCTATTTTCAACTTCATGGGTTTGTAAATTAATAATATGCAGATACGTAGGATATTCTTTAGTATCAAGACCACTGAATGCATATAGTTTACCATTTATAATCTTAGTTCCTTGATATGTAAAACAATTTTGCACTGTAAAAGAATCAAGAACATCCTTATCTGTAAAAGTACGCTTTTTTAAATTAAATACTGGAA